GATATCTCCTCCTTGGAATAATAATATCAACGTCCATTCCTGTTGTCAACCAGTTCAATATCGCTCGGTTCAACATAACCCGATACATTTACTGAAATTGGATACTTGCCAATGCGGCTTTCAAGATTTGTCACTCGATAACGACCATTGACTAGTTTTCCATCATATATAAACCATTCTCCCCGGCGGCGCATACCGCAGTGAGTCTGGCTGTTTGAAAATAATACTCCATCTAATTTAATTTTATCTCCTGCATGAAATGTATTCTGGTTGTCTGCCATCAAAACGAACTCCATGTTGCCATTCCGCAGATGCCGTCAGCAGCCAATCCATGTGCTTTCTGCCATTCTACCAGCTTAGCTTTTGTACCAGCACCAAAGATGCCATCTGTCTTCAAGCCTAAATGCCGCTGCAATACGGTCACAGCATAAGACACGCCGCCAGTGCAGTCCTTAGATCCCTGACGAATCGTGGGCATGATTTTACTCACGACCTGATATGCAGTACCACTTTTACTGACCCAGCGACTATGAGTCTCACGCACATCAACATGAACAAAGCCGCCAGTCACCTGTGCTCGACTATAATAGCCAATACCGCCATGCTTCTGGAAGTAGGGGAGGGAGGCTACGTACAGTGCAATACGAATTGGGTCAACGCCATTGATGTGAATATCCGCTGCTGTGCCTAGGCAATGTTGACTACGAGAACTGCCACCGATTGAAATGTTATATGCAGGAGTACGGTAGGCAGAGCTGATTAGAACCGGCTTTCCAAAGTGATCACGAATCTGCTGCAGAGTCTCTACCAGCTCAGTTGCCACCTTAAACTCATCGCTCCGGTCATTGCAGGCAAATTCATAGGCGCAGAAGTTCTTGGACAGCTTCTTGTTCCAATCCTTCTTCATAGAATATGTAATAATGCTCATAGAGCCACACCTTCAATCCTTCTTGAGTTCTGCATTGATCTTCTCGTTCTGGATATCCATCTCCTTGACTGCAGCCTCAATCATCATCTCGATAGTAGGAGTAATCTTGATATTCATCTTCTCCAATGCGGCAATAACATACTTCTTCTTGTCGGCCTTCTTGATTGCGCCGGTAACACCCAACTTCTCGGCGGCACGCACAGCCATCTGGACGATCTTGTACATACCGATCTGCTTCAGGTAGGGGATGCCATAGGTCATAAATGCGGTGCCAGCAACAGTGATAACCAGCTTCACAATAACAGAGACGATCTCATTAACAATACTTGCCATAGTAATACCTCCTGTTTTTGAATAAAAAAATAAAGCCCGGCACACACGTACCGAGCTATGTATTAAATGTCTTTTAAATTTTGTCCGTCAATCAGGTAGCTTTCAAGAGCAGCCTTAGCTTCCTTCATGGGGTCGATAGCATTACCATCAATGCCGTGACTAAGCAGAGCCAGTAGGGCTTTCATCATAACATTGATACCATGTTCACTCTTATTTACACGCTGCTCTACGCCAGCGATTTTTCGTCCATGGTCTTCAACTACGATATCTTGTTCCTTCTGGTGCTCTTCAATAGACAAAAGCTTGGAGCGATATAAATCTAAAACCTCTTTATCATTCTTGAGCTTACGGTCGATATCTTCCAAACGCTTGTCGTGTTCAGTAAGCTTCAGGTTCTGTTTCGTGTCGGGCTCTTTTGCCTTCTTGATTGCATTTACAATAACGACAACAGCAGCTGAAATAGCCGTAATGCCACCAGCAATACTTAGAATTATTTGCCAAAGCTGTTCTATTGTAAAGCTGATAACACCCGGAGCATGAGTTGGTGCGGCAGTCAACAAACCAATCATTTCATCACCTCGATTCTGTATTGACAAAAAATTCACACTATGATAAAATAGGTATGTCAAAAATTCATCGAGCGAATTTGTGACGTCCTATCTTTGTATAGGTGTGTGACGGGAGAGCTCTGGGTGTAACAGCCCGGGGCTCTTTCTGTTTTTACATATACTTTTAGTTTGTTTACTGCTTCGGCTTACATACCTTACTCCAGTGATAGTGCGGCTTGTCCTCGTGAAACATGATATAGCGCATCCAGTCATCTACATAAATGCACAACAAAGCAAGGAAAAACCATAGTACAGTAAATGGCAGACAGATTTGACCAAGCAGATTGAATGGCATGGAAGAGTAGTCCCAGATGTGTAATCCCATCATCAGATTCAATGGAATGCCGACAACAAGCTCCATACCGGTCACAAATAACGCACCGACAAGACCCTGTTCCCACATGGGCATTTCCCACGGAATATAATTGTTCAACCCACCAATGACCACAAAGCAAATGCCGCCTACTACAGCCATAGTCCAGTGTGAGTGACCACGCCATAAAATCTCGATGCAATAATAAAGCGCTCCTCCTATCAAAAAGAGAAGCGCACATTTCAATAATTCTTTATACTTCTTTACGATTTTGCTCATTCAGCGGCCTCCTTCTGCCCGGCGGTCTCAAGATATTGCTTCAGAACAGGGTCGTAGTTGATTTCAATTGCGTTCAGCTCTTCCATTGTAGTACAAGCCTTGATAGCAATTTCTAATTCCTGCTGACGCGATACAAAGGGTTTTACATATGTACCGATTGCCAATGCAAGTGCAGCCAGTTCTTCATAAGTCCATTCTACACATTCGTCGCCGGTTGAGTTCCATGTCAGCTTGAACGGTTGCCCGGCGGATGCAGAAATTTGATACAGCGCCAAATTCGAAGTCAACAATGCCTGTTTTTCACTGGTAACACTGTAGTACTTTCCATCGGACCATTGAAGCGGATGCGAGGCTAGATATGCAGAGAGAGCAGTCTTAGACTCAGAAATTTTATTGTTTTTGATTGGTTCCAAACTTTGTTCTTCACTTGGAACAGTTCCGTCCGATACGACTTCGTAGCAATCTTCTTGTTCCTTAACAGTCCACAATTCTTCACCCGGTTTTGCTGCGGCATTGTGATTACTCAGTTCTTCAACCATTGATGAATACAACTCACACTCTTCTGTCGTAATTATTGGTTTAGATATCTGATATCCAATTTTTATTTTTTGATTCAATTGTATTCACCTCATTTCCATCGACCAATTGCAATATAAGAGTTTTCATATCCACTCCATTCAACACCAACTGTAAAACCAGTAGTCGTTCTATTATTTATGTTCAACCAACAATAGCCGCCACTAAAGGCTATAGCATAATTTATATCAGCAAACGGAAGTAAGAAAGTTCTGTTTCGAGTGCTTTTCATTGTAAACCAGCAAATCTGTACTCCGTTACCAAAACGAACTGCACCAAAATAACCATCGGTAGTAACCTTTGTTTGGAAATCGACAGTACCATTTCCAGCCGTCGTAGCATAATTCACATTAAAATTGCTCGGATTATATACATACATATCACCAGAGTCATTGCCGCCCCATAGCCATGTGGGTTGACCTTTCTGACCAGACCAGTGGAACTTCATATATTTATCATCATTATTCAAACACTGGGCATTTGTAGCCAATCTCGCACTCGTAGCATAATTCACACTTTTATTTTTGTCCGCAGTATTATCTACGTTACCAAGCCCAACCTCAGCCTTGGTGTAGCTTGGTTTTGTAGCTGCTTTAGCCCATGCATATACATCACTTGCAGGCATAGAACTTGGGAAATCCGTTATTTGGGACTTTGTATGCTTATGTGAAGTAGGTGCTTTACCATCAACTAATGCTTTCAAAGCTTTACCCTGTGCAGCACTAAGGCTCTGATCTGTACTATCACTTGTCAAATTGTTTTGAACTCCGCGCCATGTATTTGTATCTGTGAATTTAGCATCCGCTGGAACACTCTTAGCAATTGTGTATCCGATTGCAACGGGCTTACCACCAGAGAAGTAGACAGGTTGATTATTGGAGCCAGCATTAGAGGAAAGCTTTGTAGCTGTTGTAGCGTTTGCTGCATTCGTTGCGTTCGTGGCATTTGTAGCGTTCGTGGCGTTGCCCGCACTATTAGCATAATTAACAGACTGACTGCCGATAGTAGCGCTTGTAATGATAGTACCGGCTTGAGCGGGGAGATAGACTTGAGAAGTCTCGTTTTTGCCAGCATTGTACTTCGCGTCAGTTGAATAATTGAAAATTAGACTCTCATTGCCGCCAAGGTTACCCATAGTCCAGTAACCGTTCTTTGTCGCCATAGCAGCAACGGCACCATAAGAACTATCACCTGCATAGCTACTTTTTATTGCAGCGCGATCCCTATCACCAATCCAAGAACCGCCAGTGGATTTTGTAATTTGGCCGCTCATCGTGCCACCGATAAGAGGTAGATAATTCCCCAATCCAATCCAACTCTTCAGAACATCCTTAGACACATCTTTGATTTTTGTACCATTGTCTGTATAGCCTGCAATATAATTTAAATTTTCTGAAGTCAAGTCAGCGCCAGCGAAACCAATCTTGATAGTTCTATTAGCGTCGTTGTAGTCTTTTACACCGTTGGAGGTTGTCGCGCTATCTGCAGTACCATTCACATTGCCGTGGAAATTGCCATCATCTGGACTGAAGTAACTCTTGAACGCGCCATTTTTTGCAATACGCAAATAACAATTTGAGTCGTCACGCAGGTTTATAACAAGATTACCTTGGTCGCTGGCAGTTGTTTGATAATAAATATCTGCACCGTCAGTAGAACCATTCCAGCTGATTTTGTTTGAAGTATTTGTATTGCCAATATCAGAGAATGAAATATTACCACTCATTGTTCCGCCGCCAGTGGGAAGATAGGCATGAGTATGATCTGCGATAGCAAACTGGTTTTTATTGACAGCCCTCAGCTCATATCCATTCCAGCCTGCAAGCCAACTGTAATCTCCATAATTCATACCGCTTTTTGAGTAGGCAAATGTAGTAGGTTTATTACTTCCAATATCATTCACATTTTTATGCGTATGGTCTGTATTGCTTTTCCCGGAGAGTTTTGTGTTCATCTCACTTTCAGTATAATACCTGTCGTCATGAGTATGTCCACTCGCAGCATAACTGCCTTTAGGCTGATATACGCCATCTGTCTTGCCTTTGATGTAGTTCCATATTGAACTCATAGGACGACGTACATATTGATTTTTGTTGGCTGCTGCTGCTGTTGTGTGATTTGCCCATTGTGTAATAATCAAATCATCGTCTACAGGAGCAGCCGTCCCTGAGTTGAGCTTATTGATCAAATCGTTTGCGCCTGCCCGTGTATTATCTGCTTTCCCGCTAAGCTTGCCGTCCATTTCAGCTTCAGTATAGTATCTATCATCGTGGCTGTGACTTTTCGGAGCGAACTTTTCTTTCAGCTTGCCCCACAGATACTGTAAGCCAGCATAATCTAAATATCCCATAATCGACCTCCTGTCTCAGTAAAAACTGAAATCAGCTTGCCAAAACAGTGTCGATTTCAGTATTTGTGATCTTTGTAATAGTAAAAATTTCGCCCAGAGCATCCCACTTAGAGCCATTCCATGCATAGTTCATTCCATTGCCAACGTCATACACATCACCAACTGTCTGACCGCTCGTGGGTAGCTTGTCCGTAGAAGCAACGGAACCCTTGTAACGATACATCGCCGTGATATCGCTCTTCAGTGCATAAGTGCTTGCCGCGCCAAATCCATCCAGCTTTTGTTTATCGGCAGTACTCATCAGGCCGTGGACGCTCTGTGTTGCGTCATTGTATGTTGTATTGGTTGGAGTAGCCCAAATACCATCGCCACGCAGATATTGACCCTGCTTGCCAGCCGCCGGGGCAGGAACCAAACCAGAACCACCAGCAGCCGAAACGGTAGCAGCTTTAAAATCAGAATAGGTGGTATTATAATCGGGTCCCCAAGTAGCAGAACCATCACCACTCCATCTTAGAATTTGACCAGCAGAACCACCGGACGGAATATGCTTATTACCAGAACTTGTTGGGTGAGAATAATTGTTTGCGCCAGCCTCGATACCAGCCAGCTTATTCTTTTCAGCGGTGGTAAAATCATTGGAGGACAGCCCTTTGCCTTCGGCTTTATCAACCTTGTCATTTAGCTTTGCCTTTATCTTTTGCCAGAAGTAAAGCAGGCCGTCATAATCTAACCAAGCCATGTGTTTCCTCCTTTATGTTGATAAAATTTTATCTATATCTGAATTAGTCAGCGCTTCCATGTACATAGATGGATCGCCAGTATTCACAACCAACTCGCCATTCTCATCTGTCATAACGGTGGTGATGCCCGTGCCCTTGATGGATACAGAGCTTTGTTTTGCGCCATCCAGCGTGATTTTTGCCTTACCATTAAGTGCGCTCTTATTTGCACCCAGTGAGAAATTGTTGTCGTTTAACAGTGTCCAATTGCCGCCCAAGTACGCATACAGCTTATCAGGTTTCAGATAATAGATTTTTTCGGCTAGAGGAGCCAATGGTAAGTCGCTCACAACCTCTAAATCGCTTCCGATTTTTACGTGAGCCGTAGCAGTATCTCGATAGGCGTTTCCGGTGTCAAGGCAGACAATAAGCTGTCCGTCGATCACTGGAGTCTTGTCGAGTTGAGATTGTGCAATCTCTAAAAGTGATAATTTTGACATCATGAAACTCCTTTTCGATAAAAATAACCCCACACTCCATTACAGAGTGCAGGGATTTATGTTAGATTATTATGTCTCAGCGTTCGCGCCGGAATCATCAAGAGCCTTCCAAGTCAGAGCCCCTTCGACACTCTTGACGCGATTGTCCATAGCAGTATTCAAGCCATCCGCATAGGTTTTTGCAGCATCGCGAGCGGCATCCGCCTTTTTAGTAGCATCCGCAGCAGCAGTCGCAATTACTTCTGATTTCGCAGCAGTCAGTTCATCCTGAGACACCTTTGCATTCCAAGCCTTGCGCTCTTCGGCGGTAATGTGCACCACAGCATCCTTGGAATGACCGTCTAGCTGGTCTTGCACCTTCTTGATTTTTGCGTCAGTCTCAGCCTTGGTATAAGCATCAGGCACAGCCACATACAAGCCATCATCTTCAATTGTGATAGAGTTATTGGCTTTTGCAGACACGCGCACAGCAACACTGATTTTATTGTCGTCAGAAACGGTCACGGTTGCAGTAGAAGTTGCCACACCGATATAAATATCAATCAGAGAACCAACAGGAATTTTGATGACCTCGCCAGTAGTGATAGTCAGTTCGATTTCATGGGTCTCAGTATTATAGACGCCGCTCTTTACAACCAAATCCTTGCCCAACGCAATCGTCAGAGTGTCACCGCCAAATACGGGCATCTTGATGGTGCGGGTCTCTGCATCGTAAGTGGGCTCATGAACAATACCAGTCAGAGTAGTGGTAACAGGTTCGTCACCCTTTGCCACACTCAACACGCCAGCATTATAAGTAACATCTGTAACGAACTTACCTTTAATACCTTCCACCGCTGCAACCTTGGCATTAACATAGTCGGCAACAGCCTTGGTGGTCGGGATATCGTCATTGGTGGCATCCGCCGGGATCTGAGTAACGGTTGTTTTGTTCAGCTGCACAAACTCCACGCCATTCCAAATATGCATGGTGTAGTCTGTCATGCGGAAATAAATAATGCCCTGAACCTGACCAGCTGCGGGCAGGGAAGACACCATCTTAGTGCTCTTGGTGTACTCAGTTGTACCCTTAAACAGTTGCAACGTATCGGTCGTAAAATACAGTGTGTCCATGTCTTTTGGAGCAAGGGCATCGTACCGTGCTTTCGTACCATACGCAAATTTTACTTGTGCCATATTTTTCCTCCTTATTAGAATTCAGTCCATTGGAAATTTGTAGATTGAGTTTGAAAAGGCTCGACGAAGAACCGACCTGACTCCGCGCTTTGCTGCACGACCCACGGTTCATATTTGTCGTCTTTGCCTCGTATCATTACGGTCTGACCTGCATAAGTCGCGTCATTCTGGTTGATTGCCTCATTTGCCGCCGGAATACTATCAAAACAAAGCGTCCGAGGCGCTACCTTTTGAATAGATAAATCGTCCCGGACGTATATGAATTCTGATGTATCTTTTGTGATAATAATGTCTTTGCCATCAATCAACCCAAGCGCAATCGCGGCTTCTACGTCTTCTGCGTTACCGTAACCAAGCTTCGAGTATTTGTATGCCATTCTTTTCACCTCGCTTTAAACGATGGTTAGAATGGGACAACACGCATACTACCATCTTCAGTTTCCACAGTTTCAGTCGTGATTTTAATAGCGTTACCAATGGGTTTGCCCTCGGAGGTAAGCTGAATACGATGCTCTTCATCGTAAGTGATGTTATCAGCCTTGTTAGCCAAACTAGTGTTGAAGCGGTCGGTCATTGCCTTGTTCAGAGCCTCAAGCGCAATAATACGCTGGTCGAGTGTGCTCAGTGCTTCATCAGGGATCAAATCAGACCACTTGCTGATAGGAATAATATGTACAACGCCGGGGCCAGCCTTACGCACACGCTGAATCGTATGTCCTTCAGAGTCCATCTCGACATGAACGAAGGTCAGTTGAAATTCAATGTCTCCAGCCTCACTAGTCAGACCCGTGTCAAAGGGCAGAAGATATTCCAAACGGTTCTTGTACAAGTCTTTTGACTTTTGTAGAATCTCAGTTTTATAGCGTTTGCTCACAGGTAAAACGTACTCCAGCATAACTGTATAGTCACTAATATCTACACCTTTATAGGTCTGATCGGCAAGAAAGTGCAAATTATCCACCAGCTTGCTCCGCTGCATGATACGTTCAGTCAGACTCGCTGTGACACTGTTATCCTCGTTAATTAAAAAGGTATACATATCACACCTCCTTTCCGTTCACAATGTACAGGTAATCATCCAATGAGATCTTCTTGCCCTCAAGCAAGTTCTCCACAAATTTGTCCTGTACCATTCCATTCTTATAGAGTCTGTGCATACTCTCGACGAACTCAGTGAAAATCTTCTCCATCACAGTAGACCTCCTTGAATTAGCGTCAGTGTATAGGCATCAATAATGGCCTCAGGAGTTGTACCTCCCAAGGCCTTGATTTGGTCATATTCGTATTTGTCAATCGGCTCAATCGTTACAGTGTCATATTCCGGGGATGGAATCAGGTAATAGCCTTCAACGTGCCAGATATACTTGCCGTTGCTGCTGATAATACCCTGTGCGTCATCTTCGGTGCAATTCACCATGATATCGTGCTTGGGCTGATACTTTACAAATTGAAGGCGGTCAAGAGCATCGATCACTCGACCGTCTTTAAGTACCTTATAATACACTCTCAACACCTCCTTAAATGCTGAACATCACGGTTACCCCTAACTGCTCAGAGGGATAATGGAAGCCATACAGCTCACCCGTCTCCTCAATTGCATAGAAGTATCCATCATAGGTCGCAAACGGGCTGCGCAGCCAATACTTTGTTGCCTTGCCCTCTGCGTTGTGCTTGATGCGTGATTCATTGCCGGTCATGTAGCTGATTGTTTGACCTTCGTAAACGTAAGGCTCGTCAATCATCGAAGAGCTTACTTCAATCGCAGATGGAATGAAGAAATAACAATCCGAGGTCACAATTTCCTTGCTCTTATTTCCGGCAGAACTCGGCACTTTGACCTTCTTAATCAGCTGTTTCCAACCAATCGGCAAAGCATCAACCAGACGAGAGTCAAGATATTCACGCAGAGAAGTGCTGCCCCAACCGCCAGCATTATTTGCAGCAGAACTCAGTACCATGTCCTGACCTAAAGTGTCTTTCTGCAAGAATGTCATGGAACAACGCTTGTTGGAATTATCGCTTAGGTAGTAGTTCTTAAAGCTTGCCACCTCAACAATCAAATCATCGTGTGTCCATGCGGCCAATTCGCGACAAGCAGCATCACCAAGGTCTGCGTACCAAAGCTTAGACCAATAAACCGTACCTTTAGCATGGCGCTCGTAAGCACCATCGTCTGCTTTTGCACATCCAAATACCAGAGTGGCATTCGTCTTTGTGGAACGGGTGCGAGTAATCTTTGTGTAATTCAGTGCAGAGCCATAGATATTAGAGGAATAGACATACAGACCGTTATCACCCTTAATGTGCCGGATAACAGTCATATCGCGAGAACCGGCAGCAACGCCATTTGCAGAGTCGATACCCCAAGTCATCTTGACGCCAGTTGAGTTCCACAGACGGATACCATTCATACCGTTCTGCTCAAAGCACTGCATCAAAACAGTGTTATTTGCATTTGTGACATCCATCTTGTAGTCAACAGCCAACACAAAATCTCTGTCCTCTTCAAACAGCTTGAGGTCGGTATCAATATAGTTCTTGCCATCAAACACCTGCGGTTTACTAATAAGAACCTTTTCAGTGATGTCCTCATAAGAGAAATCGTTGCCAAGCTTGATGGAAACTTCATCCTTTGGCGTGGCAACATTCTGCTCAACGCCAACCTTGTTCATCGCATAAATTTCAACAGGGCGAAGCTGACCGATTTCCTTACCGTCAAAGTAGGTAGAAGAATACTCGCAGCTATCATAAACAGCATTGATATCCTTATCGCCGGTGACGTAACCGCCTTTATCCCAGCCACTGAACAGGTAATACTTAAAAGCAGTTTCCTCAGAGGTATAAGTCGGAGTATCGCCGTCATACAGCACCATAGAGCCATACGGAGCAACAGTTTCCTTCAACACAGCGCCACGATTCATATAGCGGACAGTGTATTTGCGCACAGATTCGGTATAAGTTGCGGTAACAGTCTGATTGCTGAAAACAGTCGTAAACTCGGTGTCCCAGCCACTGAAAGTAAAATCTGTAGAAATTGTGCTTTTAGCAGTAGGTGTCGGAATTGGATTCTCCTTGCGGGTAACAGGGTCAACAGCTTTATCGCCCTTATCAATGTACTGGACATCCAACACCGTGCCATCCTTGTTCACGAACGTCCAGACAAACTGCTGAACAAGCGTGTTGTAAGTAATGTTCAAATCAGGCCATTGTGCTGTAAATTCCTCCAGCTGACGCTCGCGCATGATGGGCACATGAACACTACCCTCAATAACAGAATGGTCGGTATTATATCCGTTTTCATCCAAGCCAGTCATCTTCAACAGACGATCCAGCAGGGAAGTATCATCCAACTGCCAATCAACGCCAGTCAAACGCACACGGTTCAGGTTTGTGCACTTAGCCAGCATATCAGTCAGGTCAATTGTCGGGCACTTCTCGACAGTCAGTGTGGTGATATTCTTATAATCTGTAACCTTCAGGTCGGTCAGATAATTCAGGTTCTTAGCACTCAAACTTGCGATCGCAGGCAATTCGGCTTTTCGAATCTTGCCGCCCTTAGCAAACGCGACACCAGTAATACCAGAGCCGCCAGCATAGAACTCTTCCAGATTCGTACAGCCGGTCAGACTGATGGACTTCTTCAGGTTCGGCACATTCTGCAGGTTCAAATGCTCAAGCAGTGTGTTGTTACCAACCGCAAAATCAGTCATGTTTGTATTCTTGTAACCATCGGCGGCAGAACCAATCTTCAGGTCAGTCAACTTTACACCGTGGCTGAAATCAACATAGCCGGGGTAGAAACCAGAAATATCGCCAATGCTCTGGATGATAGAAGCGTTGTAAACATAAACTTCTGTATCATTCATAGCTGCAATCGGGCACTGAATCTCGTAAGTTTGACCGCGCTTACCACGCACCTTTACAGGGTTAGAACCATACCGCACAGAGACATAAGTGTCGGCATAGGGGACAATATGGAAAGTGCCATCGGGTTTCACACCTGTCCAGTTGGTCGGAGTATAACCACGAATGGTCATATCGTCAGAGGTACAAGCAGCACCCGTATACTTAGATGCCATGTATTTTTCCTGATACCGCTGGAACTGGCGTCTTTGGTGGCGTTTGTTACCGTGCATCATTGGCAGATAGCTGGTTGTGCCATTATCCTCATAAGTGCGGAAATACTTACGCCGCATATCCATGATCCACAACTTCTCTGGCTTTACGTCCTGATAGTCTTCGAACTTTTTCAAAATACGAGTAGCACTCCATGCTAAAGCACTCTCGCGGTTCAGGAACATCTTTGCGAGATCATCTGCAAACAGGTCACGAATCTTGCACCACAGCTTAGAGTCGTGTGCGTTGAACACACTCTTTGTACCGATAGTGTCCATATCTTCGTAGCCGTAACTCAGGGTCAGACCGCCCTCGTTATCGTTGCCCATTGCAGTGTCGTTATCGTAGTCAAAACAGAAATCCCAGTGCACAAGGTCAGTCGTGTGCGGGAATACGTTCTTTGCACGGTTATCGACCATAGTATGACGCTCAGTAAACAGATAGTGGAACAGGGTAGAATCTTTAATAAAGTAGTTCTCAAAGTTCTTCTTGAACTCTGCATCATCTGCATTCACAACCCAGTTCTGTACGCGAATCCACGCATTTTTAGCTGCCTGAATCTCTTCATCGGTACAATTCTTATTGATGTAACGGAACTCAAAGCTGTGGTCGCCATCCCAAGTTTCCTCAGAGAAGTCGCCGCTCAGGAAACGTGTCTGTGCATCGGTGTTATTATCAATCTCAATAATAACTTCCTTGTGATTGTTCGGGTCCATACCCATTGTGTCACTATTCTTCTTTGAGTTGCCAAAATCGCCGCAAGCATAGAAATGCCACTGACCATCCTTGAAGACAGTTGCGTTTGTGGTGTCGGTCTCCTGAATAAAAACGACACAGGGGTAGAATGCCATGGTGTCGCGTACCTTCGGGTTGTCCTTGCGAGCTTGACGAATGTACGGGTTGAACTCGTTAAACTCGTCTGCCAGTAGAGCATTATTTGCATTCTCAGAAGAAGCAACATTGACTTTGATGTTAAAATACTTCTCACCAACGCTGTTTTCTGTAAACGCATACTTGCTGCCAGTGCTCTCATCACCAAAGGTGAAACCACCAGAGCAGTTGATATCAATATTACGACCAGATTCACCGTATGCATTAGAACTAGTGCCCTGCCCCTTATGTGAACCAATGGCAATCCAGTTATCTTCCACGGCGCGGCCATTCTTATAAATGTGCTGAATGGTCGTGTTTGACACTTCGTTCTTCTTGCCGGTCGTAAAGGTCGGAGCAGAGATTTTGATAATGCGCAGGTCTGGGCACTTCTCAGCCAGTAGGTCAGGATTCAGTTCGCCGCTCACATCCGTAATATCATTGCGGGTGTAGCGCTCAATCATTTCCTCTGCATTCTTTGCGTCTGCAATAAAGTTGTCGAGGATCTCGTCGTCCGTCAGGTTCATCATGTAGGACTTCATGCGGTAAACAAGCACGTCACAATCAGGAGAACCAATCGTAATGCCTACCGGAGAAGCCTGTGTAAAGTTGTCGCTTGCGTCATACAGCTCAACACGACAGGGAATACCATCCAACCATAGAACCATTTCCTTGTACTGACTGTCTGGCAGAATATTAAATTCAAATTCCATAAAGTCGTCTTCACAAGTTGGTAGGTCGATGCTATTCTGCTCACTGGTCAATGTGACCTTCTGCGCCTGAATATTCAAACCGATACCACCGTTCAAGCAGGTCAGTGCCGTAGCATCGTAGTTCTTGACATTCGTAGTCTTAAACACAAGTTTAAAGTTCTTACCCAACTTCTTTGCGTCATCACCAAACAACTTATAACTGATATTTGCAGTTGTACCAGCCTTCACACAGAAGTAGGTATCACCATCTTCGTCCAGCTGATAGCCACCGTTAGACCAGTCAAAATTATCGCTTACAGTCAGCCTTGTATTGCCATCAGACCACAAGCGGGTCTCGTCAGCGTTAGTCTTGCCAGCAGGGTTAAAATCAAAAGCCAGATTTGTCTTAACGGGCTCAATCGTAATACCAAGCTCTTTAATCTCGACACTGATCTCCTTGCTTACGGAGCCGCATACGATTTTCAGCGTATGAGTGCCAATATCAGCGGATTTCCATGTCCATGTCTGCATAGTGCGTCCGACAGTCAGAGTTGCAGTTTTAGCGCCGTCAACCTCCAGTGTTACAGTGGTCGTAGAGCTGGAAGGGTCATAAACGGTATAGTTGATTGCAACATTGCTATACTGTTTTGCACTTGCTGTCTTTGTGGCACAACTGATGATAGGAGTTGTATTGCCTTCAGTTGCCCACATGATATCTTTGACAACCTTATTACTGGTGACCTGTTTTCCATTGATTTCAGCAGTCATGGAAACTTCTACCAAATGTGCGCCGTGGGTCTGTGCAGGAATAGCATAAGTCAGCTGTCTGCCAGTAACGCTGCTTGTGGTAGAGCCAAGAATCTTTCCATCAATCGTAAAGTTGATAGTTTTTGCAATATTGCCATACGGAGTGTAGCGGAAGGTGACCTCACCACTGTATACCAGCGTATCATCAAAAGTACTCTCCAGATAGAACTCAACAACATTGACGGTCCAAGTCTTTGTGCCAACACTGCCCACACTATCAGTCACCTGCAGCTTAACAGTATTGTCACCGCTGTGCAGATACTGGGTTGCGTCAAAGCTGTTCTTTCCCTGGATAACGGTCTGCGTGCCAACTTTTGTATTGCCGACATACCAGACGCCAGTAGCAGAACCAGTGTCATCGCCAGAATTGTCCACAGAAGAGAACTTGAAATTGATAATAGCTGAGTCACCAGCAATCACAGTTAGCGCAGAGCCATCCAGACGCTCGATCTTGATAACACTTGTACTGCCGCCAGTGCCACCGCCTCCACCACCTTGGATGACAACTTGTGTTTTCACAGTGCCATTTTCCAACAGGCTCAGCTTTGAATCCTCGTAAGTAATATCATACTCACGCCCAGAATTCGGGTCAGGCTTCACATTTTTCAACTGCTCCTGAATTTCAGAAATATCGCTATTGATAGTATCAATGCTATTCTGCAGACCGGAAGCAGTGTTCTTTACCACGGTCAAATCATTTGCCACGGTCTCAACGCTGGTCTTTTCAGCCTTTGCTTCTAACAGCTTGTTGGTTGCCTGTTTGTTGTAATAATCACTTTGCAACGTCTCAGGCAAGCTACCAACACTATCCTGCAGATTCTTTACGGCAGCATCGTTGCTGGTTTTATACTCGGTCAGTTCGGTTTTAACAGGCGCAATCTTTTCGTCGATTTTTGCTTCAACGGTTTTATTAAAAGCGGTTACCCAATCAGCACTCGGGTCAGTATTCAGTGTAATGGTTTTAATAACCTTTTCGCCATTCAGGAACTTGATCGTCTGTGTTTCAGCATCATACTGCACATCAAACTTTGCCAGACCGTCAACCTTGGCGATATCATCCCGAAGCAGGGTAACAAAACCGTCAACCTCTTCCTTAGTGTAATAGTTTGCCAGTGTGTCAGCCAGACCATCTACAACAGCCTGTGCTTCTTGTGCGCTCTGTGCAGCCTGAGTTGCAGCAGTCTGTGCCTCACCAACCTTCTGACTCATGGTAGACAAGAACTGTGTATACCAATCGTCATCGGTCGGGTTATTCATTGCGGTGCCGGTAAGCGCTTTCAAAACATTCAGCTTTTCGTTCGGCTTTGTACGCCACAGATAATTCTTCGATTCGCCGCTACTCGGTACAGTAATTGCACCAGTCGCCATAATTTCAAACTTCAGCACACCCTCTTTGATGGTGGCATAGTTGCTGACCATCCAGTAAAACCGGATCTTATCAGTACTATAGCTCACGTTGATGGGTGCGGTATAGTTCTCAGCATTATTAGCGTTAACATAGTGGATCTGAATTGTCATGCTCATCAGGTCAACACCATCATAATAACGCGGCATCTCAAACGGAATAACCTGACTGTTATTTTCCTGTGTGATATTTACCTGAGTCGGACTCAATGTGATTTCTTTGTTGGTATCAACCGTAGAAAAATCACTGTCCGAGAAGGTATCAAACCACGTATAGTTGCCACTTCTGGTGAAATTCTGGTCTTCCACAGAGAAGGTTGCCACATCCTCATCACAATCAACTACTGGACGAGCATCTTCTATGGAAGTCTCCAGCGTCATTGCGGGGCTTGCAGCGACCATACGTTTGGATTCTTCAAATGATAATGCCATCTACTCACTCCTCTCATTAAGTATCTTTCTTATTATCGATATATTTTTCTTTGAGGACATTCTCATAAGTGATATAAGGATAATACGGATAATAGCGGCTCAATGTAACATTCATTGTGCCTTCTCCAATGTTTTTATCTATCTTTTTAATAATCCACTCAACTGCAATATCAGACTTCAGGTACTTCGCTGCGTATTTTACCTTTTCATTCACATCAAGCCACGGGATCATGTGCATACTCAACGTGATGGAATCCGTTAGTCTGCAATTTTTCCATAGCGTGTATTTGCATACTGTCATGGCTGATTCGTCTGATGTATATCCGTCAAACTCGCTACCCGAGCACACAAGGTTTCTTCGCCCGATTTTATCAATTGTCAACCGACTGTTGTACAAGTCATCAATGCGGTTTGGGTCATTTACGACAACGTACTCAAGGTTGTCACATGCCTCCGCAATTTTGTCTGCCTCAATTTGTTTTGCGGTCGGCATCGCATCCACAAACTTCGTCATAGCATGAGACTGAGATTGACCAATAAAATAGACCCGGCTCTCAATAAGAAGAGCAGGGTCTGATATCTGGATCTCTGTATTCGTTGCTGGATTATACTTCACATACACGGTGTCATAATTTTTCGTGGATGGATTATAGATTTGTTTCGGGTAATAGCGTACCTGTGGATCACGCTGTTCTTTTTCGTATTTGCCTGTAAGTGCGTTGAACTTATATGTGAATGCACCATCAGTTGCCTGATTTAACCAATGCTCACCATATTTTATGACGTAATAACGCCCTTTCCTTAGTAGAGAGGTATCTTCTGGTTCGTCCTCTCCTTTTTCGTTGGTAACAGCCTTAAATAACATCATAGGTCCATACACTGCGCGCGTTGTTTCCCGATACTGTCCTGCCCCAGTCGGATTCGTTTTGATTGTCGTAACAAGGTTCTCAACACAGATTCTTGCATTTATCGCAATATCTTCTGGGCAAATAAACGAAAATCTTGTACCGTCCTGAATACTTGCTTGTTTTAATTTTAACAATAAAATAGACGCGCCGGTATCATTTGGGTTCATGTTGTAGCTCATATTCAATTTATTATCTTTAAGCAGCGTAACAACATCATTCCATTCTTTTGTTCCTTTTTTACAATACACGACCTCGCCAGTACCGTCTGGGTCATTTTTTTCAAGTTTATCCTTACAGAAATAGTCGCTGGAGTTTGATGCACCCCATACCTCTACACAGTTATGGATCTGACCGTAATCGACGCTGGCATCTTCGCTGATAACCATACTCTTAAATGTATCCTCGTCCAGAACAACGGGGTCGTCGTAGCCAGATGGAATTTCTTTGCACACAAAAGTATCGTCGTCAAAATACATCTCGAAAGGAAAGTAGAGGTCTCTCAACTCCGTCAAAATGTTCCAGATGGTCGTGCCAGTATTATATTCTAGGTCGTGCGGAATTCGCCGCACCCAGTAATCTACCATACTCTTTGTCAGTCCTGAAAGTTCAAATGTCTCCTTAATGGAATCGCGAACATAGTGCGGCTTCTTTTTGTCATCTTCGTAATAGTTGACCCCATCCTTAACCACGAGCTTGCGGTCATACATCGGAATGCGCGTTGCGTATCCGGTCAGTGTTCCACCAAGCGTGCCGTCAAGCAAACAGGTCATATCAAGGCAAGAAAGGCTTAGTTTGTTCGTTGTGGCATCATAACTGTATCCATTTTGCTGTATTGCATATACGCCAGCGCCATACCAGTGTACACCATCTGTATCCACAAAGTTCGTGCCAGTTCGTATTTCAGCCTCACCAGAGTATAAAGCGTGATAGAAGTTATATATCTGAGTTAAACCATCTTTCAATTCCCATATCGTTCCTTGAATATCGTGCATTGAATAGCCAACAAATACACTTGTGTCATGGAAATATTTATCAAGCTCTTCTTTGGTACAGCCAGCAATCGCTGCAACATCGGCTGCAGATAATATCCTTCCTGCTGCGATACCACCCTCTACAGCAGCAATCATATTTTTTACACGTACTGTTTTCCCATAAATCATACAGTCAACACCAAAACTATCAAGTTCAAGTATTTTACTTTGTAAAGTTGAACCATCTCTTTGAACTGCATCACAAGCTGCATTGAAAATCACTTCAATATAAGACCTGATATCTGCATTCAGCAGCGGAATAACAACATCTCCTCCGCCTATCAGTAGTGGAGTGTATGCAATCTCATACGTCTTGCCATTTGTTGTATAACCATCTGAAGATGCAACAACGGTCGAATATGTTCCAACATCTCCTTGCTCTTTCACAAAAGATGCATATTTCTCTTTATTTTCATCTGTCCAAATAATACGCTTACGGTTTATATTTTCGATATTGCCATACTGTTCATAACCGCCAACCTTATATCTCCACTTTGCTTGCCTTAACTCTGTGTCCTTTTCTTTGTATATCGCACTATTTTTGATTTTTGCATCGATCTCTTCTTCTGGTATTCTTACCGCGTCCGCCCCAACAAGCGGCATACTTGTTGGAGCTTTCATACCAATCTGTAAGCGCAGCATCTTGCTCGTCCACTCCTCTGTGGAGAACTGAGAAATAGAGAATCCACTCTTCGGGAAGATATCAAGATTAAAAGTGCGCCGTGTATCTGAGTCTGCGTCAATCGAGTTAGAACCACTTAACGCAAGTCCTTCGATCGTATCAATAATCTGGTAGTCTTTATTCAGCAGTTCAATACGACAATATAATCTTTTTGACCGGCTTTTCAGTAAGGCCAGATCTTCTTCTGTAGGTAAGTAAGTCATGGCCCACCTCCTTAAATCAAACCAGCGTTCTTCATGTCATCGCTGCTATTCAAATCGCCAGTCTCTACAAAATCAAATGAGATTTCTACCTTATCCGGATGCTCATCATCTGAGTAAGAAACATTTCCATTCACATTCATCAGCCATGCGCGGCCATCGTACATCTTCAATGCTTTTGGCTTTTTGTTCGTTAGCCAATTGATAAAAGTCTCCCGATAGTCAATAGACCCATCAAAATCAAACTCATCATTGTTGCGATCCCACTTGATAATAACACCAGAGAAGTTGCCGCTATAATAATTTGCCTCACTACCATAGAATACGATGGGATACTTGCTTCCCAATGTCGTCTCCACAGACGCTTCTTGATTGCGCGTAATATTCGTGACAGCTGGCTCAAGACCAACATAATATGATATGTCTTTATCCATTAGCCATGCTCCGTCAAAATCGCTTACGGCACTTGTAGATGTGTACACTTGTTCAATTTCATCCACAACAGGAACTGCCATATACTGATACTTCGTTTTCCTGCCACGTGCGAATTTGTCATAGCATACAATCAAAATAGGCTCAACGGAACTTGTGATCTTCTTTTCATAAATCGTAATCCAGTCGTACTTGCCAACCTCTCTACGCTTTACGCGAATAGAATCAAAATTATTAGGCTCGTCCTCGTTTTTTGTAATGGTAAGCTTAATTCTGCCTTCTCTTTTTTCATTCTCTGCCACAATTTCAAGTTTCTGCAGTTGTCCGTCATACTCAATTCTGAATGCGCAAAAATCCGTGTCCAGAACATATCCGTTCACAGTTTCTCCAACTGCTCGCACATAGTACACCTTATTATTATCAAGGCTTTCTACGTTAAACGCATGTGAAATAGAGCCGTGGTATATCTCCTCATGTAACAAAGTCTTGTCTGAATCATAAAGCTGATATTTATAAAGATTCAGTGTCTCGCCCTCTTCTTCGATGTTTTTATACTCGACAGTAAATGAAAAAGCGGGGAAGGGAATCGTCTTTTCAGCGCGTGCTTCCACATCAACAAACGTTAACACCGGTTTTTCATGGCAATAAAAAAGAACGGCATCGCTTAAATCACTTGTATTGCCGTTCTGATTTGTTACTGCAATTTTAAGATAGTAGGGGAGTAGTCTGTTATGTATAAGGTTCGCTGGCAACATAAACATACGCACAGAAGATGAACCACTGGTTTTCACTGTCTGGTTAACAATAATATTGCCGGAGGCGTTGTCATAGATAATATACTTCACTTCATTGATCGTGTCATCGTAACATGTGTACCGCACAATATTTTCCCGCGTAGCGTCTATCACGGAAAATTTTGAAATTATCGGTTTCGCCAATTTAACACCTCCTTATTTTACGCCATATATCTCACATGGAATAATCAAATCGTTATTTGTTGTAATGGCCGTCTCACCAGAGCTTTGTGCGTCAAAGAATGTAATTTCAGTGCAATATTTATTATTCTTTTCATATGCTTTTACATAGAACGGACGGAAAGCACTTTTTATACTTGTGTCAGAATTGTATGATACATTTGGAGTAGAATTGTCGCCAGCGCTCAAATCATAAATCATACACAGCTTCGGCGTATTCATAGTGGCGCAATGATATTCTGCACCACTCCATTCACCTGCGACTGGTTTCGACACAATAACAGAAACTTTGCTCAAATATTCGAGCACCCGTTTTGTTGCAGCACTCTCTGGATCAATCTCAACAACTTCTCTCTCTTTGTAGCCACGGAAAATAAAAATATATTCTGAATAATCGCTGTCCGCTTCAAAAGTCAACTTGTTCTCTTCGCCAACAGCAGAGTATGCATCTTTTGAATCGTTCTTCCATAATAGCTGGAAAATCTGCCCAGCCTTCAACTTGTCCACAGTAATAGTATCAGTGGTGATTTTATCCCCAGAAACTTGCGTAAGGCTGTTGTTTACAGAGGTGGAATCAAGCGCCACTTTACCATTTTTGTCAACAGATATAGCACCAGTCAAGTTAAGCTTTGTCGCCTTGATTTTTACAGTATTTGTACTCTGGTTTATCAAAGTAGCAATGTTTTTTCCAGTATAATCTGTCTTAGCCACCTTTGAATCAATGCTTTCAGTTGCTGTTTTGATGTGCTCTTCGAGCTTTTTATTTGCGTTCAGTTCTGCAGTATCCGCATACTTTTGAGCTTCAGTTTTTGTGGCACACAGTACGATGGCATTCTCGTTTTTTGAAATTTTAGATTCTGTCAGCGAAATTCTTGTATTTAGCCCGCTCATGTCCTCGTTGTATTTTTTAGTGGTTACGCGGGCTTCAATCTGCTGCTTTGTACTCTCCAAATCAGAATTATATTCCGTTTTAAAGCTTACAAGGTCACCATCTATTTTGCCAGCGGCATCCAGTGCCTCGTTTGCTTTTGTATCATCCGTGTATTTTAGCGCCACAGCCCAGTCAGTCCGACTAAAGCTTTCAGTTGTAGGACGCGCTGTCTGACATACAAGAACTTTATTATCACCAGAACTACTTGCCCAGATATCACCACGGCTATATGGGGTTGAAGGCGTTGTGAAAAAAACACGTCTTGATCCATTTGCTGTATCGTTTTCAAGGCTCGCAGCTCTCAAAACTTTCAATAAATTCTTGTCACTAAGAGCCTCCCATATAAAAGTGTCCGTCCACCTATACGCATCATCAGCCTTCATGTCATAATAAAGGTCGCCAATGTGCAGTCTCTTTGCATCCTCCGTTACCCAATTTACTGTCGGAGCTGTATCAGTAGATGGTACACCACTGTAGAACCATAAGCTGAGTTGTCCGTCTACCTGATCTTTCAGCGTTAAAAATTCACTGACATCCGTGTATTTAACAATAGTGTCAGCAAAATCTGTATCAATAATGGACAGCTGACTGCCAACCACGTTGACTTTGCTGTCCACTGTTTTCATTGTACCAATATTATCGGGGGAACATACCAGTCGCTTCATATCACCCTGCAATGCAGTCACAACCACACTCTGTCCAACCGTGTAAATCTGGTCAGAGGTAATGTTATACTGGCTTCCAAACACGGATATTGTGTATGTATTCCCACTCACCGCAGTTACCACGCCAGTCTGCGATTTGTCAAATTTTGCGTCATTGAGTTTCTTTTCAATCGTGTCTACGATGACTTTGCTCAACACGTCGATTGCATCTTGACTATTTTGTGACATCTCGTCCCTCCTTTATAAATGTATACTCGATCTCAACCTACCCAACCCACCCTGAGCCAAGTATACTTCGTATTTATTTTTGCTTATTGTACTGCTTAACGTCTATTCAGTTCCTGTACAACCTTGTTCGGCAGACGATTTACCAGCTCACGAGCCAGTGCATCGCTATCACCAACGGGATTGTTCACATTCACATCACCAATAGACAGGGAAATACCACCAGCGTCACGGCTTTGCACCATAGAAGCAGAACTATGTTTTGCCAATTGATCGCTGAACCACTTGTCTGGATTGCCGCCCATCTCAAACAGGCGAGAGGTAATATCAGCAGGAACAACACCATCGCCAGTCTCAAGATATGTATAACGTCCAGAAGCTGGCTTACGAACAATAAGTTCTGAACCTCTTTCGTCAACGTTTGCAAAATGATTCGTTTTAGAAGATTTAAGACCATTCGCATGACCACCCAAAAAGAAACCAGCAAAACCTCCCAAAAGAGTACCAATCAATGCTCCTACAGGTCCACCTACTGCCATACCCGCAGCTGCGCCCAGACCAGCACCAGTAAGAGTTGTAGCAGCCGTTTTGACTGTTTTATCTTCATTGGCGGTTGCGTCATTCTTTTTGTCTGTTTCGTCAGTTGCTTTATTCTCTTCTTTAGATACGATCTGTGTAGCGTTAATTGTGAGATTTGTTGCGCTCTTTTGTGTGTTTTCGGCAGTTTCAGAACTACTATTCGCAGTGTCTTTTGTATTCTCGGCAGTTTCTTTACTCTTACCGAAAATGTCCTTACACAGATTTACGATTCCACCAATAGGACTTATGTCCCAGAAGAACGAAGCAACGGACTTTATTGCCTTCTTACCAAAGCCATCTTCTTTATTGGACCAGATTTTCTTCTGATTCTTCATGGCCTTTGTGCCGCCATAAATACCAAGCCCGCCAGCTGCAAGAATCGGAATCGCAGCGGGCCCAGCAGCAGCCAAGGCGCTTCCAGCTGTACCAATAAGTTTTCCAGCACCAGCAAGCAACTTACCTCCGCCACTAAGTAATGTAGTTCCAACCTTACCAATCCCGCCAAGAATCGTGGAACCAATCTTGCTCTTACTAACAGCATTACCGACAGCCTTAAATCCGTTTACAACTGTGGAAACAATGCCGCCGCCTTCGCCGGAACCGCCGAATAGGCTTTGAGCGCCACCTTTGATCGTGTTCCAAATATTTGTAAACGCATTGATAATTCCATTGCCAGAACTTACAACCTGTTTTGTAATATTGTTATTCGCGGTTGTTAATATGTTCTTTAATGCGGTTCCCGTTTCTGTTGCAGTATCAACGAGCGTGGTTTTGACAGCGTTGACTGCCTGCTTGGCTGCATTAACATAAGATGTGCCAGAACTTGCAGCCTTTTCGCCACCATTATTTAAGAATCCTTTTATCGTATTCCACAGACCTTTTGTGCCGAGATCTTTGTACTCACCAGTCTTAAACATGGAATACAGATTATTTAGTTTTGTTAGCGTATTTATCAGTGATTCAAGGTTTGTAATCAAATTCTGGATGCCGGTGATCGCGCTGCCAGTATTTAGACTTGCAATGATCTTATTGTGATATCCGTCCAGTGAGCCTTCCATCTGAGATAGACTCATCTTCTGGATCTGCGCAGTGTACTCAAGCTCCTTCTGGTAATCCTTCCAGCTCTTGCCGATATCATCCATGACCTCAGACAACTTGTCCTTGAACTCATTGTACTTCTTGATCTGGTCGTCAATAGCCTTTTCAGCGTCTTTATTATTCCATTCACGCTGCTTGTCGGCAAGGTCTTCGCGTGCAGTACGCACATCTTCGGCGTTTGCCTGCCACTCGTAACCATTCTCAGTGTACACACGGGTCGTGCGCTGTTGCTGGGCACGGGCGAGAGCATCTTGTGCCTTGGAAAGTTCAATGGCGCGTTCAGTAGCCTCATTATTTTCTTCCAGAGCTTCCTTCTGCTTATTCAGGGCTTCAATCCGCTTGTCGATGACTTTGCCCATAGCATCGCCCCAAATCTTGAGGTCGTTATTAGATTTGTCATTTGCGGACGAAAGGAGAGAGAGGAAAGAAGAAAGGATGTCTTTTGCATCAGATAGAGCAGACTTGAAACTTTCGACCGCATTTTTCGCGTCCTCCCAGTGAGCAATCAGTTTCGCCATCACTTGGGCATCGGTTTCTTGAACATCTTGATATTTCTGATTATAAACAGCAGTCAGTTCATCTAAAGCTGCTTTCTTGGCAGCTTCTTTATCCTCATCAGATGCGTCAGAAGAATCAATACGACCAACTGCACGGTCATATTTTTCTTTTGCAACCTTATATTCTAAAGTCGCCTTAACCAATACGTCGTACTCTTCTTCGGTAGGAGCACGTACAGCATCGTACATCTTCTTGAGATAATCACCGTATACAGTTCCATCAAATTCCTTCATTAGTGGTTCAAGCTGCTTCACATACATATCACGCAAACCAGTTGCGTTGATTTTATATGTTCCATCATCTTGTATGAACTGATCGAGGAAAGACTGGTCAATTTGACCGAGCTCTTGAAGAGTATCTTGACTTTTAAGACTTCCGGTTTCCTGAATCTCTTCCAAAGCGCTACGGAAAGCACTAAATGTACTCTGGAATTTATCAATTTTAGTGTTTGCATCTTCGATGTCCGTGCCAAAACCGTTCCAGAAATCAGTCATGGAGATATCGCCTTTATTCAGTTGTTCAAGGCGATTTGACCACAGCTTAGCCAGACCGGTTTGCCCACTATCATTGGCAGCATTGATAATTTTCCCAACAAGAATTTCAGCGGCCTTCTTGATCTTGTCATCATCGACATTGAGATTTCCGTTCTCATCAAGGAAAATGCCATCGAGTTCTGGGTGCTTGGTAACTAGTTCGGTGACTTTCTTTAGTGTATCGTAATCCGCAATCTGTTCTCCATTTGCATTATCAATTTTAGACAGATCATGAAGGATCTCCATGCCAGACTGGAATTCGTCTGTTTTACCAGTTGCTTCATCCAGCGCGGTATTTACACCTTCAATTGCATCCTTCAGTTGATTGAGCGAAATAGTCCCGTTCTTAGCGTGAGTGTCAAGATATTCAAGGACTTGATTGTACTGTCCGATCTTACCCGTGCCATCATTTGTAGCGGCAGCATGTTTTAGTTCTGCCTGAATCAGATCTCGACATGCAGTGGCATCTACAACCAATTCATTTCCTTGCTTTTTTAAACAAGAAGTATATTTGGAGTCAAGCCCCATGAGGGATTTCATCGTGTTAAGACTTATGCTACCCCACTTGTTGTACTCCTCCATAGCAGAAGTCAGAGTGGACCATGCGTCAAGAAGTGTTTTAGAAGAATCCGCTGCCTTGTTCGAAGAATCAGCGGCCTTTTTCGAAGAATTGCTAAACCCATCGAGCTGATTGCGTAAACCGGCAGCACCATTCATTGCGGCAGACATATTATTTCCAATAAGCGTTAATCTGGTGTTCAATGCGTTCATAACACCGTCAATTTTAGCTTGAACAGCGTCAGCATCTTCTCCATTGGCTGCTCCCTGTGCAGCGGCTAATGCGGCAGCAAGTTCGCCTGTTCCGACAGTGGCATCTTTCAAAGCTGGGCATAAAGCAGTAAGCTTATTCTTTTCATCTTCAGTTGCTTCAGTAAATGTCTCGGCTTTTTCTGCAGCGTCTCCCTTTGCAATCGCATTTAGTTCTGATATCGCCTGAGAAATAGCTTCCATTTGAGCTTCTGCATATTGAGTTGCCAACAAATCTGCATACGCACTTTGATTGACTTGGAGCTTTCCATTAACAAGTTCAAGAGTATTAAGATACTGGTCATCCATTTGTAAAAGAGCCTGCAACGAATCAACGCTCATGTACCCATACTGGTTGTATTCTTCAACAGCGCTAGAACAGGCTTTGTATGCTGATTGAATATTATCGATGACGCCCATTGTTTTTTCGAGTTTATCGGCGTAATCGTCAGCAGCTGCAGAGTTACTAATTTGCACAAGACCGAAACTTTCAAACACACCAATTAGAGACTCAAATGATATTTTATTCTCGTCTGCAGTTTTATGGAGTTTTTCAAGCGCAGCTGTTTCGGTCTCAGTTTGATGAGAAGAGTCCTTATCAATGTTGATTATTGCCTCGCCACTCATTCCACTAAATGCATCAAGCCCATTGAATGTTTTCCAATCGCTTTGCTGAGAATCACCATTATCGATATCATTCTTGATTTGTTTTATTTTTTCTGAGAATATATCAAGATTGGTAGTATCAATGCCTGTATTATCTTGTGCATTCGCCAGAGCTTTAGTGGCTGCGGTCATGGCGTTCGTACCGGCAACATACTCGTCCTTATACTGAGCAAAACTGTCAGCATCTGTCTTGTAATTGCCCATCTGCTCGGAAACAGCAGTAGACAATTCTTCAACTTTGGTTTTCTGGGATTCAAAAGTTTCATTCAGAGCATCGAGTTCTTTCTTTTTATTTGCATACTCTTCAGAATCTTTTCCGCTAGAAGCTTCAATTTGGTCAAGTTCAACCTGAAGATCACGACGTTTTTGAGTAGTATCTTCGAGTGCTGCTGCATACTCATGGAGAGATTCAGTCTTAGAGACCTTCTCTGCAACCTGATGAGTGCCAGCATTTGCACCACCCTCGGCATAAGAAACATTTACTGTGCGGGATTTCACAATACTGTCTTCAGTTTTATCATTTACAACAGCACTTGTGTCAGCATTTGCTTTATCGTTTGCGTCCTTCTCTAGCTGCTTCTTGAGTTCGAGTTGAGCCTGTAACATATCATTGATAGCTTGCAGACGCTCACGCTCGGCAGGGTCAACAATGTCTTCAATCTTTTTAACGCCTGCGTCCTTCAGAGATTTGTTAAGCTCGTCAATCTTGGATTGGATCTCTTCAACATCCTTAGTAGCTTGTTCAGCTGCATCATGAGAATCATTCATTGTAGCGACAAGTTCTTCGGAATGCGTTTTAAGGTTCATCAGATAATCGACAATTTTAGTCGCGATAAAGGCAACAGCAGCTACGCCAAGAGAGAGGAGAAGTTGTTTGCCATATTGAGCTACTACATTCCAAGCCTTTTGAGCCGCAGTAAGAGCTACTGTGGCGACCGTGCTCGCCTGTTTAACACTAATTTCTTTCAAGAATGCTTGAGAAAGTTTATAGACACCATTTTCTTGTTCTAAAATTCCAGCGTTGAACAGTTGTTGCGTTTTACTTGCATCGGAACAATGATTGGCGTAATCTTCCATCAAGGCAATAGCATCTTGTGTGTTTGGAAGTGCGAGTACCCCTTTAGCGTCTTTTAACCCGCCTGCCTTCATGAATTCGTTCAGAACACCAGTTGTAATGCCGTCTTTTTGAGATGCGATTTGTTCAAATAATTGAGAATTGAATTTCTCACCTATTTGAACAGCATTTTTTGTATTTTCAATATAGTCCTCTAAGCCTTCATCAAAAGAAGACAAACTGAGAAATGCTTTTTGTTGAGCTTCGTCAAGATTTACAAATTGTGCAATAAATCCATCAATGCTTCCGATATCGTTAAAAATTGAATGACTATCAAATTTTTTTGCATTTCCGATTTGATAATTTCCCAAGAGCATATATTTCTGAAGGATTTGCGGCAAATCTTTAAGCTGCTCTGACGCTTTTAATGTTTTATCAAGAGATCCATCTAAGGTCGTTAATTCACCTATTGACTTGTTGATTGTCAAACCGTATACTAATCTTAGTGGTCAGCAAAGATTATTTGTGAAATAGGTGATAAGAATTATGAGAATTGGTGAAATCGAAGCAGATATTGACTATAGACACGGCAAAGCGAATAAATGGGGCTTTTGGACAATAGGAGCTTTAACTGCTGAAGGAAAAAAGATTCTGAAAAAATATCCAGACTATAAAATCCTAAAAGATGATTGGAGAGTAAAAAATGATGACGAATTTTTTGCATCAGTTGTTTATGCCTATATGGTTGATTGTATTTTACAAGAATACAGCGACAACGAATATTTAATGAATGAATATGTAAAAGCAACCGAAGATAAACTAGCGACTCGCCCAAGCGGAAGAGGAGAGATGTCTCGCAAAGGTATAAACGAAGCATTCTTAAAATCGTTCGAAGATTATATAAAAGAACAAAATAATCCCGGCATACTTAAAAGAGAACAAGAACAAGAAGAAAAAGAAAGAGCAATAGCGCGAGCGCTTTCAGCCGAATATGAAGCAAAGCATCCGCATGTGACATGTCCCTACTGTAAGTCCACCAATACCGAAAAGATCAGTACTGTGAGCCGCGCTGTGTCTGTGTCCCTCGTGGGCGCTGCCAGCGGGAAAATTGGCAAACAGTGGCATTGCAATAACTGCGGCAGCAATTTCTAAAGGAGAATTAAAATGAAAGTCAATCAAGATATTATGAACCTCATTTGCAAACTTGAATACAGAATTGGTGACACATGTGCAAATAGCGACTCGTACAACGGATGGACTGATGAATGGGGCGCTGATTTTCGGTACCCTGTAACCGTTGACGGCCATGGGAAATTCAGAGGTCGAATTGACGATCTTGGACTTGAACCGGAAGCGCTTGGCGATATCTATTATAAATTCGGTGCGAATGAGATGCATGTTGGGTACGGTATCAAGCATGTCCTCGAAGAGCTTGAAGATTTATATGGACTTGACTTTGTAAAGCTAGAAGCAGAACGGAAAGCAAAAGCGCAGAAGTGATTGTATTGCCAGCAAAACCTAGTAAACAATTCTATCGTAAGAACTGTGGGTATGAATGGTAAGGATGTGAACCAAGTTGTCTTTGGTGATGGCAATTGTATGCACTGATGGTATTGTGGTGTCTGCAGACAAAAGGCTGACGTGCAAAACCATTGATTTGAATACCGAACTTGTTACAAAAACTCAGTTTTTCGATACGGGATTAAAGATTTTTGTTACAAAAACTGGACACGTTATTGCACATACAGGGGAATCTGTGCTTTCCGATGGCAGATTTATTGAAGATGCAATAAAAGATATTGCACAAAAAACCAATAGCCTAAATCTCTGTGTGCGTGATGAACTACTTTATATTAAAAACGAATTATCTTCTTTTGCTGGGCTAAACGACACAAGATTTTTGGCGGCAAGCATTGAAGATGGTATAAACAATATATACACCACTTCTTTAAAATCAGACGATTTCATTAAAGTTGAATCGTCCATATTTGGAATAGGAGACCTTTCTGTAGCGCAAACAATTCATAATACATTTACACCAAACATTAAAGATTTCACAGTAGAAGAAACAATTGATTATCTTCTTTTTTTAAATTATGCAGCCAACAAACTTAATAGGTTTTGCAAAAAAGATGAAACAATAAGTCAACAATGCGATATCTGCGTCATTACGACCACCGGCACACAGTTTGTCCCTTGCGAGGTTCCAAGCGAAATAAAAAGCGAGAGTGACTATTCCCATCGGCATCTATATACCACTCTTCGTAATTGGCTCCGTAGGTTGGTTCACCGGGATGGATTATCTTATTGATTGTAATAGGTTCTTGTTTTACACGCTTTTTTATATCAATAGAAACATCGAAGCCTAGAATGTTGAATTTCACAATATCTCCTCCTTCCATCGAAGTATAGTAAAAGCCCGGCCTCCCAGCAATAGGGAAGTCGGGCTTGTTCATTATGATGACTGCACAGCAGTTATTTCAGAAGTTCAGCGATTTCTTCAGCAGTCACACCATTTGCCAGTGCATTGGCAACAATATCTTCTGCCTTTTTACGATTCAGCTCTGCCGCAATCTTTTCGTCAGCATCAGCCTTTTTCTTTTCGAGCTTTACAATCTCTTTGTTGAGTTTTTTCAACTCTGCTTCTTTTGCTTTACGCTGGGCGTTCAATGCAGCGATATTATCACCAATAGTTGCAATCTCCTGAGCAATAGATTCTGCGGCAGTATTCTTTTCAGCAATCTGTGCTGCGTAATCGATGCCATCGAGAATCTTTGTTTTATTCTTGCTTCCTTTAGGACGTGCCATAATAAAATACCTCCACTACATGCGTTTTGCTTACATGTTGTTTTTGATATTTTTATTATAGCCAGAAATACTAAGATAGTCAACAAAAATATTTTTCCACTTTTGACGGCAGGGGAAAGACTGCCTGTAATTTTTCCTGCGTGCGCTTGATTGCGTAGCAGTGATTTGGAGCACCCCATAGTGAACCTGTGGCGCTATTATGCGCGTAGTTCCACTCCGACATTATGCTCTCTGAAGCGTCTCTGGCAGTGCCTATTATAATAATGTAGGCACATGCAGAGCTTGCCTGCGGATTCCTTTCGGTTCCCGGACGAGAATTACCCAAACTCGCCGTGGCTAGGCCACCATATTCGTCGGTTTTACTAAATACTCCCTCATGCTTCGCAATGATATAATAAAATACCTGCGGAGCACTTGTTCCGTGTCACCACCCGGAGTATTGCTGGGCACAATCATGAAACCCGTCATTTTGGGTTTACCCAGCTGAGTTGCAAATGCTGCGATGCCCAGTCCAGCAGGAAGGGCACCAGTAAGATTAATGATTTTATCAAGAAGTTTAACAATCGATGTGAGGAAAGATACGCCGCCCTTTACGAGACCGGAAGAGAGGACATCGGTAGAAAGAACTTGGAAGCTTGCGTCAAGTTGTCCAAGGCGGCCTTGGATACTGTCGAGCCACTTTTCGTTCTCTTCCCATGCCACGTTGGCGCTGTTAGCAGCGGATTCCATAGCAGATTCAGCAACATCAAAGTTATTTAAGATTGCACTAACTGCGTTAGCATTTCTCTTTCCGCCAATCATTTCAGTGACATTTGCCTGCGTTACATCGGACAGGCCACTCCATACTTGAGACAGCTCTTTCATGATTTGATATGTACTCTTGAAATTTTTGCTATCCAGCATGATGTCAACGCCAGTCAGAGATTTCAGTTCACTGCGGAGCTCAGACACAGAATTGGCCATACCGTCAACTTCAATACCTGCATTCTCTGCGTCACTTTTAGCAGCACGGAGATACATTGATAAACTTTTTAAAGTTGTCAAGCTGTTACTTTTTATGACCATATTTCTATGGCGGGTAGTCATTTCTGGCTACCTCTCACGTTTCATTTTGTTATATCGTGAGTTCGGACTGGATCTTCACCCTGGAAAGAATAACAGGGGATAGCTGAACCATATATGTTACCATATAAGGTATTACAGTCTCTACGCATTTTTAATCAGTAAAGTCATGCCCAAGCAGTTAGGATGCTAAGCATAATTTTTGTTGTAGTTCATCTTTCGATAGCTCACTGTAAGATAAAATGATATCCTCATTTAGAACTATTTTATCGTTGTCAAGATGATAGTTGAATGAATCATAATTTTGAAGCCGTCCGTTTTCATTTATAAATTTCTGTATTAAAGCCTCACACAAGTTCGGATTTTTGTTTATATCGGATTCCCATAAATATAAAATAGGAATATTATATGTTTCCGTTATATATGTATGCTTCGCTTTGTCTCTTCGAATAGCTTCTCGTTGCTGCTGATATTTTATAATTGGATACCGTATTGGACTACAATGCCAATAATCGCCCATAACTTCAATAAATAAATTGCAGTCTACCAAATAATTATCAACGGCATAATACTCTACATTGTATTCGTTTATATATTTAATGCCCATGTTATCAAGCATTTTATTTAATGTGAGTTGAGGTTTGCTTTGAGTTTGAGATATTATACCGCTTTCAATTGTCCTTGCAGCGCGTTTTCGAGATTCTTCTTTCCATTCAGGTTGCTGGCTCCAAACTTTTGCATACCATTCTCTTCTACATTTGGATGAACAAAAATGATTGTTTTGGTTTTTTATTTTATATCCATTTTCAAAATATTTTTCACCACACCAATCGCAAGGAATCAAATCTCCTTCAAATCTTGGATTGTTGAACCCGACTCTTGTTTTTTGCCATTCGTTTTGACACTTATCAGAACAAAATCGTTGAGTTGATTTTTTTGATAAATACATATCTTTTCCACAATTTTCGCATGGACGATGCTCGTAAGCAATATCATGATGCCATGCAATAGAACATTCATTTGAGCAGAAATGATGCTTTGTATTATTATAATGATATGTATTCATATATTTTAATTGTCCGCACCATTCACAGTTATACCATACACCTGTTTTACTTCCTTTTGCTGAAATAACAATCACCTCCATAAAAATAAAAATCGCACAACTCCTAACTGTGCGATTTGATATAACTTTACTGATTAAATCTTTGCTCGGTCTTGTCCACTTCTGGATTTTGACCGATATAGCTAATTTTTCTAGCTACCTATTACTAGGCAGCGTCGGCATATACTTTACCGACCGTATCTGCATCTTGGATAACTGAGTTTGCAGCAGTACCAAGCGCAATAGTTTCTTCCAGCGTATTGTTAGCGGCAGACATAGCAGCAGAACTGCGAGTCAAAATTTCACCAAGGTCTTTTGCGGTAACAGGCTGCGTATTTGCGACGGCGTCAATTTTATTAACGACATCTTCTGCTTGATCGGCTAACAGCCCAAAGCCTTGCAGAGTAGAAATCAAATACGAAGACGAGGTGTTAACGTCATCGATATTATCGCCAACGTTACGAAGTAGGGTAGAGTAGGTTGCTAAATTCTCGGCGTCTTCATCAGAATAACCAAGTCGCTTCCAATCTGCAGTTGAATTAACATAGTCACTTATAGATACGCCTAACTTTTGAGCCTGTTCTGCGGCACGTCCCATATACTCTTCAAGGGATTTTCCTGTATACTCACTGACTTTTCTTAACTCAGTTACTGCCGTATCAATCTCGACCACGTTCTGATACACGATACGCAGAGCGTCTTGCATCTTGTGCAGAGCTGCCATAGTAATCATAGTGCTCAAATGCTGACCAAACAGTTTTTCAAACACATCAAGCAGATTTCTTGATTCGAGACCCAACTTTTTAGATTCGGCTCGGAGCTCTGCATATTTCTTTTTCAGCTCACCAATTTTCTCTGGTGCGTCACTTTGATTCAATGCTTCAAGTAACTCATAGAGAGACTTTCCAACATCTGTTCCTTCAAGCTTTTTATGTTCGGCAATATAATCATGAATAGTTGCCTTCAGATTAGCGACTTCCATTGATGCCTTATTTATAGATTTTTCACGAGAAGCTTCTTTGTTAAAATCTTTTGCCTCTTGTGTTGCCTCTCTATATGCGATATTTAATTGATTTATTGCATCCGTTACAGAATTAATTTTATCTGGTGATATATCAAGATTATTCTTTGCCCATTCTTTAGCACCAGATACTGGATCTGAAGATTCAGTTACTGTATCAAGTAAAGTTTTGAGCTTTGAATCTTTTTCTTGCAGCTTACCATAAAAAGAATAGTCAGTACCATAATTCTTCTGGACGTCCTTCATTGTAGCCCTATTTTGAGATATGGCATTTCCAATAGAGGTTAAATTTCCCGCCTTCGTACTTTCTCGTTTTGCGGCTTGCTTTTCTGACTCTTCGACGGCTTTAACTTTTCTTTCGATTTCTTCCCAAATCTTTTTGACTTCTACAAGTTTTTCTTTATAAGCGTCAGTCTGAGGCTCAAGCTCATTTAACTGCTTGAGAAGATTATCGATACCGTCAAATTTGACATTCTGGAGACTTCCATCGGCCTGCATCTGTCGAGCAACTTCAACGCCCTCGGCAATTTTGATGCCTTCGCGCTCAAGTTTCTTATAATTGCTCTTCCAAATGGTGTATTGCGCATTGGCTTTGTAAGATTCACGCTTTAACTCATTATAATCAACCGCATAATTCTCGTATGTGTTTGGATTTTGAACGCTAAGTGTAGCCGCTTTGGTGATAACTCCATTGATAGAGTTCTTTAATTTCTCGTTAGAACTGCCAGAAACTTCTTCTGCAAGCTGATAGAATTTCTTTTCAATACTATCGACGACTTTCGTAAGATCTTTTTGCTTCTTTTCTACGGTATCTATAATTGCCACAACAGATTTCCAGTTTTCCTCTGCGGTTTGAATTGCGTTGTTGTACTCTTCTGTACCAACCTTTGCTTTAGCAATCTGTGATACAAGTTCTTGCTGCTTTTGAAGCGCAACTTGAATATCCGTCGCTGCTTTATCATCCGCTGCGGCTTCTTCTACTGTTCCGTAAGTTTTTTGAGCGCCTGACAGTTGATTTACAAGATTTTGATATTGATCATTGCGTTTATTTTCTACGATACGATTAGATGAACGGTATTCCTTTTCAGCCAAATCTGCTATACTGCGAACGTCTGCAAACTGATAAGGGTTTACACCAGTGGAATCTTGGAAATTAAACATCAATTCAGAAAGACGAGTTTCTTCTTCTGCCAATTGCTTGTTTACTTCATCCAAATCTTCTTTATCTTTTGCATCGACAAATCTGGTTCTTTGTTTTTGCAGAGATATAATTTTCTGATAACTTGAAACAATATCGTCGATAGCTTTACTTCCATCAGAATTATCTTTCTTCTCTTGTGCAATAATATCGCGGGCAAGAAGTTTATTTTCTGCTTCTTCTTGCTTTTTGGTTGCCTCAGCGGCTTTTTCTTTCGCTTCTGTTTCTTCTTGTAATGCTTTTGTCGCTTCTTGTTGAATCTTTATGGCTGCCTGTTGTTTTGCAATATCAAATTTATTATCAGAACTTGCTTGTGCATAATAATATTTAAGTGCCTGTTTGCGAATACTAGTGACTTTTAATGGATTATATCCAACTTCGCTTGCAGAAAGCATTTTTTCATTAAGCTCTACTTCATCGGCAGAAATTTGATCTTCAATTTGGTGTAAGTCAAATGCCTGTTCAGGCTTCGTATATCTTCCACGTTTGCTTTCTAAACTAGTAAGTTCTCGATAGATAGATTCAATGGCTTTTAAATTATCTAACTCTGCTTGATCATATTTCTTCTGTGCGGCAACCACATCTCGATTAAAAGATCTATTTTCGGCATCGGCCTTTTTTTGAGCAGCATCAGCGATTTTTTGTTGGAGCTGTTCTTCTTGCTGCAACAATCTATTAGCTTCTTGTTGTGCTTTTACGTCTATAATATTTGAATCTATTTTAGATTTTGTTGTGCCTTTCTTCTCGGACTTTTTGCCAGCCGCTTCTTTAACTGCATCAACAATCTTCGCATTCTTCAGAATCAAATTGCCCGCGATATCAAATTCTTTTTTCGAAATCTCAACATCGTCAATCTTAACATCTGCTGCTTTGATTTTTACTGCGCCATTGAGGTTCAAAGGATTAGGTCTCTTGATATCCTCGTCCTTGAGTTCGACCCTGCCCTTCAAATCAATAACTTCAGGCTTTTTAACATCATCCTTGACATTCTTCTTTTTGCCCTTGGCGGAATTGTCAACTGTAACATTAGACACTTTGCCTTCCAATTCGATCGCCGTCTTCGGGGGAATGATATCAGAAACCTCGAGTTCGACCTTGCCGGGAATCTTCACAGAACCCTTCGGAGGTGTCACATCTTCCACTTTAAGAGTTACCTTACCGGGAATATCAACCGGTGCAGTCGGAGCAGCCACGTCTTTTGTGTTCAAAGTGACGGAATTAGCTGTTGTCCCATAGGCATCTGTCTTTTTAGCAATAAGATCCAAGTCTGTGATTTGATTCTCAAGAGACTTGCTGAGATTATCAACTTCCTGTGCGACGTACTGAACAGATGGACCAATAGTTGCTATTTTTGTGCCATAGTCTTCAGCGCTTGTAGAAATTTTATTTAGACTTTGTTTTACAGACGATAGAGCGCTGGCATTTTTCTGAAGGTCGTCAGAATTGCCAAATTGAACAGAAGTCGGATCAACCGTGACAGTACCGGGAATAGACACAGGATTTTTGACATCGACAATAACGTCTGCATCTGTAATGGTGACTTTACCTGATATGGAAGTAGAAAGAGGAGTAGAGTTTTGCCCGCTCTCTTCTTCATCTTTTGTAATGCTGTTGCCTAAAATTACAACATCATTGAACGCTTCTTGTAGCTGCTGCTTTATGTTCGCAATAGCGCCATTAGCAGGTTTGAATCCGATAGGAGCAGAAACTTTAGCAAAAATTGTATCAATAGACTTCTGAAGTTCCTCTTGATTGATATCAAATACTATTGCTTGAATTTTAGCGATTCCGTTATTTAGAGCGTCTTGATTTTCAGCCTTTGGCTCTTCTGCTGGTTTCTGGGCTGGAGTTTTGTCCGGTTCTTTGCTTTTCGGTTTTGGTTTACCTTTCGGATTACCCTCATCTTCGTCTCCCTTTACACCAAAGGATTTCAATAGCTTTTTATACTCTTCGAGTTCTTGTTTGAGAGCCTCTCGATTGGATCTTGTTTTTGTCAATAGATCATTTTCTAATTCGACTGTTCTTTGCTTTTTGGTATTGATTTCTTCCTGCTTTGTTGCAATATTGCTCAAAACTTCATCAAAAGCAGCACCATACGTCTTTATTTCTGCATCACTTAAATAACCGGAATTGTCATCTTTAATAGCTTTATTAAGTGTTTTAGCGAGTTCGCCTGTGACTTCTATAGCAGTTTTTGTCTCAGCCGTGATGTCACCAACTCGCGTTTTCATTCTAGTTAAGTGATCGTTGGACTCGTCAAATAGTTTGTTTGTGTTTTTGTTGTTAAACAGTGCATACAAATTATCGTAGTCTTCTCCTGTTTTTATCGACGTGGTTGAGAGTTTCTTTAAGAAAGAAATAAGAGGAGTAAGAGCTTTTGTTGTAGACTCGGCATCAAAATCCTCATTGTCAAGAAGATCACTGAATTTGTCTTTACTTAAATTCTTTTTTAGAGCAGATAATTTTTCTACTGTTTCGGATGCGTTGTTTTGAAATTTTTCAAACTCACTATTAAATCCATCAAGAAATTTTTCTTCATCTGCATCATAAAAATTATCAAGACTTGCAAATTGGTCTCTAATGTTTTTAACCAATTTTTCAACCCGTCGGATTGTCGTTGTGCTCTCTGTATCTCCAATTTGAAAAAGATCTGTTTCTTTGAATGGTTTTACTTTACTCTTTACGCCTTTTAGTCCTGCAATTAATTCTGCCTGAACTGATTTTAATTCGGACTGAACAGCATTTGAAATGCCACGACTTGGGAATAACCCTTCTACGACACTGTTTAACCCAGCTGTATTTGTCGTGAGATTTTTTAAGTAGTAAGACAGTTTGTCATTAACTGATTTTAATTCTTCTTTGAGTCGTTTGCTGAGTTCGTCACTAAAATCATTAACGTTAACACCAACAGTAACTTTCGGAATATCACCAATGCCGTTAATCTGCTGTTGAATGTCTGTTTTGAGTTTTTCAGTATCGACAACAGGCGTTATATTTGCGGTTGCCTTGATGTTTTTTAATTTATCTTCGACCTTCTTTTTTATGCCATCAACATTAGGGTCAATATCAATCTGTGGCTTTTCACCGCTTTGTTTTACTTTTCGCTCAATGCTTGTCTTTAACTCTGCTGGTTTAATTTGTGGATCTACCTTGACTTTAATACTCAGTTCTGGTTCACGCGCCATATTATATTCCTCCTTTGGAGCCGAATCTAAAAAAAGCAGGCTTTAATAAGTCTGCTCATCTTTTTAATTATTTGTCGTGCTCGATTCGATTTTTTAGTAGCTTTACAATATCAGCGTATCGATAATCGATGTCGTCTTGTGTGTTTTCCATGAATAGACGTGGTTTTGTCCACTTGTATTTTCTATAATTCCACGGATTGTAAGCGCCCTCTTCGATTATACGTGCTAAACTGTCTGGTTTGTTTTTGAAATTTGGAGCGTCTAAGCGCGGTCCATCAATAGGTGCCTCTTCATACACATATAGCGTGCGATCTCGAACTTTGTGTTTTAGATTTTTATCGTCTACTAAGCCACCAGATCCCTCGCGCCGTTCATATTCGACGGGGGAGTAGGTTGAATACACATCTTTCTGCACATGAGTTTTAAGCCGCTCTTTTACAGTGCTTGCAATTTCGTTTTTTAGCGCCAGATTTGCACGTCTCATGATTTCAGTCTGAAGAGCATCCACTGTGGTAGCTGTAAACTTTGCCATAGTTTTACTCCTCGTCTTCGGCGAGCACTGTGGCGTGAATTCCATCAAGTGCACCTTCTGGAGTTTTAACACCATAGCTGTTATCAGTCACAGGCTTCTTCATATTCTCTTCAGAAATAGTTTTGATCATTTCCTTCATATTAAACTGCTCGCCAATACCATTTAGTACCTCGGCTGCCAGCCGCATTAGATCCTCAAACGGCTGATTTTTTGCAGTTGCCTCGAACAGTGCCATATACTGCTGACGCTCAATCTCGATCTTCTCACGGCAAGCTTTGTTCAGCGTGCCAAGAATATACTTGCGAGGAGCCTCGTTCATCATCTTCGTGGTTTCATCAGAAAATGCCAGCTCGCTCAGCGCGTTCTGATCCATGCCGGTTGTATCAGTGTCTGTAAAGTAGACAACAGCAGCGATACGGAAAGCATAATCATACAGTGCGGGGTCATACTTGCCATTACGCTTTGACAGGTCTACAACACCATCAACAAACTGGATGCGCTCTTCTAGGTTCAGATTGTTTTTCATAATTATTAGTCCTCCTGTGTAATTTTATTTCGTTCAAGTCTCATCAGTGCGGCAGTCGCAATACACATCGCGTCCGCTTCATCAGAAGAGACATTTTCACCATAGTGTTCAGCTACATAGTCGATAGCCTGCTGTTTTAGTTCTGGGCGTTTTACTTGCCGCCCCTGTTTGAAATCGAGCATTTTGCGCCATTCAGTCGGCTTTATGATTTCATATGGAATATTGAATAGTTCACACGCTCCAATAATCGCCCCCTGCAACTGCGCAAGCTGAATTACTGTCTTGGCTGATGCCTGTAGCGCTACGTCTTCAATTACGACAAGATCGGGATTGTTGGTTTTGATGCGACTCTGTATCATCTGGCGCATAATAGCTCGTCGTTCAGCTGGGTTTTTGGTTTTACTTAAATCAATCAGCGAGTGATATACAGCACCGTCGTCTAATGTACAAACTCCGGTCTTTATTAACGCTTGGTCAAAAGCTAAGATTTTTATAATAAACACTTCCTTTTTGTTTTGGAATATGGTAAAATTCAAACTTGAAGAACACCTGCACACCCCTTTTGGGGCTTATTTAAATATGTGGATGTTATCGTAGGGGCTTCCCGGAAATCCAGTAGTTAGGCTGCTGGTAGAAAGGAGGGCCCTATGGAGATTGATTTCGAAACGTTTTGTATGATTATCGGTCTTATTGCTAGTGTCATGTCGATTTTGGCATCGGCGAAGACTTTAAGCCAGCCACAGGCGTAATGGGGCCAAACTGCTCGAACGATCACTGAAGCCTCTATGCAAATTAGAGAGCTGGTCCGCTGTGTGGGTGTTCTTCTTATTCGTGAGTTTCCTCATATCAACGCATGACTGCTCCAGCGGTCGTGCGCTCATAAAAGGGGTAGAGCCCCGAAAGACTCTACCTCTGATTTACTATTCGACAATTATTCGCCATCAAAAACCAAGTCGAACATGTTGCCATCAGCATCAGCCAGAACGTCGAAGGTCATGGTTAGGGAAACGGGATCGCCGGTATTCTGCCAGGACAGCTCGAAACCAGCCTGCGGAACAGCCTTATACCAAATCGGATGGGCCTCGATAATGACATCGTCTTCGGTCTTGTAGGGAATAGAACCCTCGACACGATATGCCTTGGGGAAGTGCTTGGAATCGAGGTGCACCACCTGGGGCTTAGCAGACTTCTTGTAGTAATACACAATGTAGTCGACGCCGCTCTCGACAGTGACGGTGACTTCCTTCTCAGCCACGGTAGCTGTCAGCTCGGCACCCAGATCGTCGTCGGCCTTGAAGACCTGCACGTAATCACCTGCAGCAGCCTCGCTCAGAGTCAGCTTGGCAGTGTCGGCAGCGGTAACCTTCTCGCGCTTCAGGAAGTTTGCAGTGGTACCCAGATCGTTACCAGACAGCATCTGGAAGACCTTGACGGGATACACCTGAGCCTCGATGGTCAGAGTGCCGGTACGAGAACCGTCGAACTGCACGCGGTTGGGAGCGCCCTGACCGCCAGTAGCAAACACACGGTCACCTTCGAAAGAAGTAGAGGTGACGTTAGCCCAATCGACATTCAGGAACATCTTCTTAGTGGAATAGTTCTTCAGCATCAGGTCGGCAACTTCGCGGTTGGCAAAATTAGCATTCTTGTTAGCCATAATTGTTATCCTCCTATGTTTTCATCTTTTTTATCGATGCGTTCTATCCACTGTGACGGGTCATACTTTCCGCCCCAAACTGAATAGTTCATCTCTGCGATATTTAATTGTTTTGCCTTCATCAGTTGAGAGAACGTGTCTCGTATCTGACCAATGGTGAGGGCACAAATATTTGAATAATTCAGGCTCTGATGAAATGTACACAACAACGAGATCATATTAGGCAACTCCAAATTGGGGTCGCCTTTTTTTGTTTTTGCGAACTCTTTCTTCTTTTTCTGAAATTTCTCCCAAAACAGCCGGTCTTTCTCGGTTTTAAACTTAGGATTTTCTTCGGGCATATCATCATCCGCAATATCAAGTAGTTGCAAAATTACTTGAATAACTGTTTTGTAATTTGATTTATTAACAAAGCCGCCAATTGACGCATTACCTTTTGAATCGACTTGTTTATCAATCAAAATTGCGTGATATTTTTCATCCCACTCCAAATTGCCGAAAATAAAAAGAGCCAAACCCGAAATCAATTCGGATCTGGCTTCTTCGTTAGCTGTTAGGATATCAAACATTGTCATTTCATTTTTTTGTTCATTTGTGAACTGATTCCACGGATTTTCTATATTGGCATCTGTCGAGAAGTCCGTGAAATATTTTTCTGGTGTATACAAAAATAAAGTCAATACTCGCTGATACTGGTTGTAGCCGAGCTTCAAAATATCTCCAAGAATAGGGGAGTGAATTCGACCTACTTCGCGCAGCATGACCCCATAAGGGCTGATATGGTCTATATAATTTAATCGAATCATCGCCTTGCCCTCCGAAAAGTTCCAACGCGATAAACAAGCATACGACCATAATAGGGCTGTGCTGGTTTATAAATACTGCTACCCACCCATTCAAGTGGACCAATTCCAAATTCAGCGTTGCCGTTTAAAATCTTATCAACGTCACTTACGAGAACATCGATCCGAGTACCGGCTTGTCCTTTGCGGCGATAGGTCTGCATGAGATTTTTGCTGCAATATGCAAACACATAGATCGTCATGTCTGTAATCGTGTCGCCATTAGTTTCTTCCGGCACCACCTCAACGCACAAAAATGTCTTGGAATTCTCTTGGGTGTCTGGAACAAACTCATATTTGAACACACAGCCGCCCTTTCCTGACCCATCCTTACCAAGCAGGGCAGTTTCAGGATCTTCAATATCGTCAATGTCCCCTAGAAGAACATCGAGAATATTATCATCGTTTATCAGCTTTGATATTACTTTGTTTTTGAAAGAACCGATCTCTTCCAAATTCATATCAGATCACCTCCAAATCAATATCGGCGGTTAATTTACCTGACTGAACTGTCAAAGATACAATGGTTCCAATCAGCTTGGGATTATCAGCGCAAACTACTTTACATTTTGCGCTAGACACAGAATCCTCCGCGTTCTTAAAATGGATCTCATCAGGAACATGATCGCCCTGTAAAGTCCAATTTGCCATCTCACACGTTTCGCCATCGATTTTCGCTGTAAACAGCTTACCGAAACCGCCGGCTTGAACTGTCGGAGTTCCAGTAAAATCAATACTGAGAACATATTCTGGCTCAGCCTCCTGCGGTGGATAGACGACCTCTGGCGGAATTTCTTCTGTATCTTCAATAGGAACATAGTCACATATCATCTTCTCAGCGTTGTCAGTCTCTGGATTATATAGATCCTGTTCGACGTTAAAAGAGAGAAATCCGACTTGTTCGTTATTGTAGTCAATGCGGCTTGTCATCTGGTCGACCGAAGTAATACGATATGTTTTAGGCACATCGTTAATAATTTCCAGCATTAGTCGCTTACCAATATTAAGATTGGCAGAGTATTCATCGAAAGGCATCTGGATACGGAATTCACGAGTAGAATAACTCATCTGCTTGTTCTCTTCCAAATTGGAATAATACGGCTTTTCAACTGTAGCCCACAAAGAATGAATTTCGTGAGAATTATCGTCTTGCCATTTGATTTCCTTTCGACAAATCTGAATACGTCCACGTACTGTAATCTCATCTTCCGGGTCTCTTTCTGTAATCAACCAGTGGCTCTTGCTCCAATAGACGATGCTTCCAATAGAAAAGTCTTCACCCGGTAGAGTATGGATGATCTTTTGATCCATAACAGTTGAAGAAATAATATTCAGTTTACGCGGGATATCATCAATCGTCACATCTTTAAAAGAAGGACTGACTGGAGCCAACTTGTTTTGGTCATGAATTGACTTGTTAATTATTCTGTCACGCTGGGTTAGTCCATTAAGTTTAAGCATTTTTCTATATTCTGATCGAGTCATAAGCCACCGCCTTACTCAGTCAACTCAGAAACCTTGTTTACTCTGAACGAGTAGCCATTCATTTCGGCTTTCAATTTCCGTTCTGAATACTGTAACAAGTCTTTCATCTGCTCCAATAGCTTAGCGGGGGAGAACATAGAGAAATCTTTTGTACTCATGGCATTTTTTAGTGCGTCAGAATTAAAGACGTAAGGCTCTAACCAGTGAACAATCATACTCAGGGCGAGAATACTCTGCTCCTTGCGAGACAGCGTAATGTTAAACATCTCAAGCTCTTCATCATAATCAGTCAGGTCTTTAGCACAGATATCTGCAAAATCGTCAATTGCTGCCTGAAGCAGGTCTTTTTCGACGGCCGCAAACATTTCGTCTGTGTAGCCTTCTTTGTCATAATCTTTGATTCGCCCACGACAGCGGGCATAGATACTTTCAAAAGTGGTTGCCATAGCCCGCCTCCTTTATTTAGATGGTATCTTCCAGTTCAACATCCAGAGAGTCCTCCAGCGCCTTGATAGCACTGCGACTGTCCAGCTCGCCAGAATCAATCTTCTTCTTAGCCTCAGATGCGATGGCGTCCTTGGTACCGCCCGGCAAAGTGGGCACGATCTCCTTGATTTCGTCGGCGGACATATTAAATACATCCTCGAAGTCATCAGTAGACAGGCTGTTCTGATAGTAACGACCAACACCCAGCTTCTTAATAACTGCGGGGTCATCAATCAGAATCCAATTCTCCTCAAAGAAACGGCGCTGATTACCACGCATAGAAACGAGCTCGCGATACTCCATCTCCTGAATCTCGCCCAGACCGCTCCACTCGACTACATAACCGGGGTTCAGTGAGGACTTATAGATCAGATTGCCAGAGACACCACTTCGGCACTCGACCATAGTTTCATTTGTAATCTCTGCGGTAGAAACAACGGGCTGCTCAACGGGAGTTTTTGCAGCAGTTGCCTTAGGAGCCGCAGCTTTTGTAGTTGCACGTCTTGCCATTATTTCCTCCTATATAATAAGAAGCGGCAGTGAAATCCCTACCGCCTATGTAACATTTTAATTTGATGATCAGGACAGCTTGTACACGCCAAAGTCACGATCAAAGATAACGGCAATACCGGTGCGCTTCATCATCAGGAATTCCTGAGTCATATCAGCGTTGTCCATGGGGTTGCCCATCAGCATAGTGACGTCACCCTCGGTAACGCGCTTAATGGGCTTGGTATCGCCAGCAAACACGTAGATGACATCATCGCTCAGCAGGAAGTCGTCTGTGCCGTCCTTGTGACGCTGCTTCACAGCCACCAGAGGAGTGCCGGCCAGATGACCAATATAGCCCATTGCGTAAACATCTTCCTTAGCAGAATCAGACATGGTAGCAGTCTTAATCTTACGCAGGGCCTTCTTAGTGCCGATAATAACAGCAGACTCACCAGTAGAAGTCTCAACGTGCTCAATCAAATCCAGCAGCTTCTCCTCATCATAAGTACCGATCACAGTATAGGGAGCCTGCAGCTTGGAGAACATGCCGGTGAAAGCAGCATATGCAGCATCCAGCTCCTGCTTGGTGAAGGACTTGCCAACCAGATCAACAAACTTGTTGAAATCAATACGGCCAGCCAGCACGCGGTTCAGTTCCTCATAGATCTTCACGGCACGCAGCTGGGTATTGACAGTGATGTCCTGACCACCCTCGATGCGCTGACGACGAATGCCCTGAGTACCTTCAGCGATATCAGCAACAGCAAACAGGCACTCCTTCTCGATATGGAACTTGTTAGTGTCGCCCAGAGACATATTGCGATCCTCGACCATGTTCATGAAGAACTCGTCGCCCTTCAGACCTTCCTCGTGGATAACATTCACCAGTTCCTCAACAATTGCGAAAACCTGAGCGCACTTGCCATCGCGAACAGCCTTCAGATCCAGCTTTGTGGAGCCACCGTTTGCCTCAATCAGAGCCTTGCGCAGAGCCTCCTGAGTATCATTAACAGAGTAATCACCGGCGACGTGACCCTTGTAGCCATCAACAGCCAGCTTGATCAGATTAGAATCAATAGCCATGGTATAAACCTCCTATAATAAAAATGGCCGCCCGCTATTGCACGGACGGCGTTATGTTAATTTCTTGAACTTTGGGATCACTTCAGGCTAATGTAGAAGTATGTATACTTGCCATCGCCAAAGCCGACAGTCTCCTTCTCCAGAATGGTGCCGAAAGTGGTGTCATCAGCGGCATCGGTCTGAACGGTAATCTTGGTAGAACCAGCGGTATAACCAACAGTCTTGCCAATCTCGGGAGTGCCCTCGAAAGCCTCAGCGGTCACAGAGAAGCCACCCTTAGAGTCCAGAGAATATGCGCGAATGGTCCTACCGGCTTCATTAACCCACTCGGTCAGATAGTGAGCGACAGTCTGATCATAGAACAGCTCTTCCTCTGCAATCACATACAGATCCTCCTTCACGGCACCAGCTGCGGGAGCAGTTGCCTTATAAGCCTCACGACCCAGCTTCTCGCCCAGAACAACGATATTACCGTTATCAATTGCTGCGAGAGCATCGCTAGAATAGAAAATCACACTTGCCAGCTGCTCACCATTCTTGGTGCCACCCAGATTATCAGTGCGCACAACAGCATGCTTAATATTTGCCATAATTATGTACCTCCTAAAATTTTGAATTATTTACTTGCCGAGATAGTGTTCCATCAGGCCACCATACACGGCGTTATCTGAACCGTTCTGGGTGCCACCCACGCCAAAGCGGACAGTTCCTCTGTTGTTAGTAGTGGGAACATAAGAGAACTCAGCGGACTGACGGCCAACCAGTGCATAGCACTTAGTCTCCAGCTCGGCATAAGTAATCTCCGTGTTCTCCTTCAGTGCGGTATATTCCGCATTTGCGCCCAGCTTTTCATCCATAATAGAGAACAGCTCGTCACGCTTAGCCTTTTCTGCTGCGGCGACTGCCTCAGCTTCGGCCTGCTGATATGCTTCCAGCTTAGGTTTGATTTCACTAACTTCATTGGCTGCTTTAGTAAAGCTGTCAGACAGCTCAGCGATTTTGTCAGTCAGAGTAGTAAAGGCGGCAATAGTGCCAGGCATCACTTCACCCTCATCCCAATCCTCATATGTAACCTTCATGCGCTTGATATTCTCATAATCCAGAACAACATTGTCGCCATTCATAGAGTAGGGAATGCCCATCAGCTGCCATGTCTTGGAGCAACGAACCACCACTGTCTCAGGCATCAGATCTTCAAAATAGAAATCTGGAATCATATACTCAGAATCCCAACTAGAAGGATGAGTGTGCTCGGCAAGCTTAGTACCGATCTCGTCCATCAGCTGAACTGTAGTTAGAGTAAACTCATTGTTTTCAGTAGCGGTGGGCTCATCTTCAGATGCCGGTGCTGTATTTTCAGTCGGAGCAGATTCACCCTCGCCCTCATTTTCTGCAGCATTTTCAGCCGCAGGAGTCTCACCTTCGCCATCTGCCGAAGTAGTATTTTCGGCAGTCTGGACGTCGGGCTCCTGTACTGTATTTTCTGCCGGAGGAGTCACGGTTTCAGGATTTTCGACCACGGTCGTATTCTTCTCGTTTTCATTCATTGGTGTTTTATCTCCTTTCTCCTCATCGGATGGATTTTCATTTTGTGCAGCATAATTCTGCGTGAGAGCCTGATACTCATAGAGACGCTCTCGAATTTGAGATGTGATATCGTCAACAGAAAAATTGGCGGTTACACAGCTTCCAGTCATTGCTGGTTGAATTTTCGGATCGGTGGTTGACAGAATGCAGCAACCATCAAACTTAAAAGACGAAACGGGCGTATTTCCATCATCGCGTTTCGCCTCGCAAATCATATCGGTCAGCTCAACGCTGTGGTTTTTTGTCACATCGCGAGTGAAGATATCTACTGGGTCGCCAAATTTTGTCCAGATCAAACCATCGACACGCAAATATTCACGTTTTGTGCCAGTCCCGTCATCTTTAACAATCCAACGCGGGTTACATGATTCAGGAATCACACCATAAGCCTGCCCCGCATACAGATATTTGACATCGGTATCTGTGATTCGCAGCTCGTGCTCATGACCTTTGAAGTCTTTATCTTCATCATCCAATTCGTTCACTATATAACCAAGAATCGGCATATTGGCGATAGTCGGGACAGCTTTGTTGATAACATCTTTCGTGAAGCTGGTCTTATTAAGATTTGCTCCTGTGTGCATCACATCAATACAGACATCAATGAAGCGAAAATCAGAAGTTTCATATTCATTCTTCTTTGAAAAAGAGATTGGATATCGTTGATTCATTCTGCTTTCACCTCCTCATCCGTAAAATAAAAGCCCTGACGAATTGCAATCTGCAACTCAGCCAGAGCATTTTCAAATACATTATCATTGATAAATACATAGTTGTTCGGTGGATCTTTTCGTAGCAGGAGAGCGCCGTGTTCTATCAAAAACTTCGACATCCCGGCGGCGTGAGAACCATGCACAACCATTTCACATAGATATTGTGCCATGTTACTCCTCCTGTCTATCTGCTGTTACTTCACCAGCGTCACTTAATTGTTTCCCCTCACTTGCATTAGATGGGCGTCCACCCTCGTTTACAGCGCCAGACTGTGTATTAGAACTTTTAAGTGGAACTTCAACAGTATTCAAGCCGAGTATATCGTTCTCAAGATAAGCCATATTTTCATAATCCGTGCCAGCAAACCCGGCGGTTGCAAGGATAGCGCTACGTGTTGGAATGCCATATTGGGCGTCCTTTAGATATCGCTCATGCATTTCGGCACGGTTATAATGTGTCACCGGCAGGAAATTGATACGGAATTTATAAGAACTCGATACGCTCTTGAGTTTACGATTGACCCAACGTTCCAGCTGACGAATCACCGCAAATACAATCATTTGGTCATTTACAGTACACAGATTCAGCGTTGAAGCAGCCGGGTCGTCGCCGCCGCCAAACAAGATTTTGTTTACACCAGCCTGCGCAAATAGTGTTGCTTCGGCCTTTGCAACCTCGTTCGTATCACTATTTACACCACTCTTGTCAAAATTCCAGTCAGTTAATTTCATGGGAGTCAAAATCGCACCAATATTCGGCGGCAACACATTGCTCATCATATCGTAGAACTCTTTGGCAGTTTCATAGTCAATCAGGAACGAACCATCTTCGTCGTTGATAGGAATTTCCATCGCAATAGCCTTGTAGTTATTGGCTTCGCTGGCGTTCTTACTGATGGCACGATAATCTTCAATATCCGCCAGAGCACTAAACAGACTCACAAACGGCGGAATGGGGATATAGTCTTGTTCATTTACCTTAATACAGATTGACTTAGAACTATCCAATTCTTGCCATTTATATAACTGAGTATTGGTTTTATAGGTGTTATACATAGTCTGGAACTCGGGCGGATAATTCAGTAGCTTGTCTTGGTTTGAATCAAAATATGAAAAGTTGAATGCAAAGTTGTATACACCATCTTCAATGCTACTGATTTTACAATAGTCTGCATCTAGGTTCTGGAAAGCAAAGCTATCATTCGTCTCCCATGCATATCCATAATAAACATCGTCGCGAAATGCAATCGTTAAAATCTTGGTTGCTTCGTGTGGAATGTTCATCAGTTCAACAGCTGTTGAGCTTGCGTAGTATGCTTTCTTAAACTTATTCAGATTGATGCTTTTAGATCGATCAAGACCGTAGGGAACAAGCTCATAAGAGAATGTAGACATATTCGCAAAATATTGAATCAGCCGACGATAGTAGTTTGAAATATTGAACAGATATTTGCTCATATTCCGCAGTTGCTTTTCGTAACTAGCTGGATTAGCAAGATACTTTACAATTTGATCCTTCGTATATTTTATATATGTCGGATTGGTCTCTGATGTGGATTCAAGGTTGCGAATGCCAATCTTCGATAGATTAGCATAAACGCCACTTACTAAATCAGAATATGTAACATAGGAGGTCTTTCCACTTTTGGAATTCGTGACCATGACCTTTTTATTCATTATATTTTCAGCCATTACAGCCCTCCCTTCTTCAATACTGGCGCACGGAAGTTAAAATCGAGCAGCTTCGGTTTGTTATGCCGTTTCTCCATGCTGCGCTCAACTTGCTGCGCAATATAATAATTATAGGACAGGGAAGAGTAACGGTCTTTGCGACATCCTGATTTCTCCTTGACCTTGATTACGTTGTTTACTGTTTCGTAGCCCAAATTGACAAGCTCATTGACTGCAAGCCCGGTGTTGATATACGGCATTTGTAGAGCAGCTCGTTCGCTGGGCGACATTTTATCGTATCCTTTATATAGTTTGCGTAACTGATCCTCGCAGCTATATTCGCTTTGCAGAAGGTGGATGCGTCCCTGCTGGAAGCCACTGCGCAGACCAATGGCCACGTCGCTATTAAATTGAGAACTGCCCATGATAGCCCAAATGACCTTCTTGGCAGCCTTATCAGAACAACGGTCGGCAATTTCCGTATTGTTGCAGCAGCTGATTGCTGGATAGGTTTCGCCAGTTTCAGGGTCATAAATATCGCGCATAAGCAGGTCGATCAGCGGAATACCAACTGAGCGAGCGTCGATACCGAGATAATCACAGTTAAAATATTCGAAGTAGCGGCGTAGTTTCAGTGCTTGATCTTGTATGCTCATACCTTCTATGTTCTCTGAGTAAACGAAATTGCTAGTATAACGTCCAGATTTGTTTGGTATCATACAATTAAGGAAGATACTTGTTGCATCGTTGTCATTTTTCTTGGAACTCATTAGTGCAATATCAGCTGTCAGAATGCGGATTTCTCCGTTTTTCTTTTTCGGAATCTCTGCCGCAGCGGAGGAGAGTACGATATTTGGAGCATAAAATGCCTTTTCAATGACACGAGTTTTGTTGATGTCATCGAATTGGAATAATCCACCCTCGGTAGCGCCCAGCCACTTACATTCGTTTTCCATAGCGAACGTCAAATCAGAAAAACTGGATTCAGACATCTCGTCTTCGATAGCTTCTTTGAGAAGTAGCCCACTTTTAATTGACATCTGATAAGGGAAAGAAACACAATAGTATTTTTTATTTTGATCAATCATGTTGACAAAATAATCCTTGCACTTCTCATAACTCCAGTGGTTTTGGAACCATGCAGAACTAAGATAAAATTCTTTGTTTCGTTCAGCCATGTGCTCATATTCCGGTTTATTAAGATAGCCAGGATGACGAACAATATTTAGGAACTTTTTCAGAATCAGATCGATAACATCTTTAGAAAGTAAGCGATACTCATCACAGACAAGAACAGTGGCACGAGAACCGCGCGAACTATCATTTGCAGTGACAACTTTGATATAGCTACCATTCTTAAACAAGATTTCTGCCTTCTGATTATTGATTTCCCATTTTTTTATTTCTGATCGCAGCAATGGACTGTTTGGATATATTTCCTTCATGATTTTCTCATCAAGGATATTTATAGACTGCGTTCGGACTTTACACGCGATACATACTTTGCTTTCGGGCCAAAGAATACAAGTGATCACACAAAATATGGCAGTCAAAAAGGACTTTCCAATGCCACGGGCAGCGATGAATGTAAAACCTGTGCATCGGACCATCAAAAATAAAAGCAACTGCTGAAATGGTTTTAAGTTTAAATTCAAACAGTCTTTTGCGAATCGCTGCGGATTGGCCCTATAGAACGAACACCGAACGGCAACAGTATTCATTATCTTTTCTGATTTCGAATTGGCAACTTCTTTATCTGTCAATTTTTCATTACTCAAGACGAACCACCGCCTTCGCCAGGACCGAAAATCGTCTCTCGTAAATTGCCGTCAGCCGAGTCATCTTCAGTAGTCGATGGTTTATGAGCTGTGTATCTTTCCATTTCTTTATCAAACTCTTCTTGATAAGGATTAGGCAGATTAAACATCTTCAATAGAGTACCTAATACCCACACCCTAAAATACTTGCCGATACCGTCTACATCTTGCCATTCGGGTGCTGGTTCTGGGATTGGTTCTTCTTCTTCCCATTTTTGAATCAGTGTTCCAAATGTGTTTGATTCTGCTAATGCATTATCATTTGTCTGATTAGGCTTAACATTAGCAGAAGTCATCAAGTTCAATAAATTGTCAGTTGCTTCTTTAATTTTCTTTGTATCACCAGTCGCGTATGCTTTTTCAGAATTGAGTTCTGCTTTTGCAATTTGCTTAAACAAAGTCTCCTGCGAAACAGTTTTACATTCTTGACGAGTGATCCAATTTTGATAATGATCCTCAAGGAATAAATAATCACGTTCATCAAATCCATCACCCCAGAATCTAATCATCTTTTGGGTGACTTTTGTATTGCCAGTACGACCAGCAGCCAGCGCGTCCTTCTTCTCCTGATCCAATGTATCGTCGTAAGACTTCCCGGCGTGCTGTCGCATATTAAGGCGTCCCATATATGTATTGATTTTTGGAGAACCGGGAGTAGAGTGATCTGCGGCCTCAAGAAGCCCATCACAGTAAAACATATCAAACAGCATAGCCAGTCGCTTGATTGCTTCGTTCTCGTCTCCGTATTTCTTTACATAGAAGTTGAACATTTCTTCTTTGCATTCGTTGCACCACGGCAAATATCCATCGTTACCCATAAACCACTGACTCTGCGTCTTTGAGAAGTTTCCCTTGCGCACATCATAGATCTTTCCGCAGCACATACATTTACCACCACTCCATGAGGCGGGGACCTTAATGCGTGGCGGTTTCTTTTCAACGGCAGTTCTGGCCATAATCCTTCACCACCGTTCCGTCATCTGACATATTGTCGAAGCGATACTTGATATCATCCCACAGTTTTAAAATTTCATTGAGCTTTTTTGTTTTGTGGAACTTTGTATATACAGAGCCCGTAGTTGGATGCTCGCCAATCTCTTCATAGAAAATTCCCATTGCACGAATAAAGAATGCACAACGGCGGGAATAGCAGTAGAAGTAATCGCCTCCTAAATCTTTATGAAATTTTTCTTCCATCTTTGAATTCTGGAACCTCCTTTACAATTTAATTTCATGGGTGCAGGTAGTGGGGACGATCCACTCTGTCTTTGGTTATGAGCCAAGTCAGCACACCGGCGCTGTCACCTGCGACATATAAAAACGCCCTGAGCGGTTAAGCCCAGGGCGTCTAAAAATCTCTATGAATTACAATGTTAAATTACTATCTTTGCTGGCTTTTCCAGCTTCACATCATACAGACAAGTCAAACCATCATCAGCAATAACGGCTACGGCTTGCTGTGGGATATCATTCTTACGAATACCAACAGCATAACTATCAGTGCCGCATACGCAGCCGCTTTCAATAACCTTTGTCCCGTGCACAGTTGTCATTCCGTTTGTGTGGCGATGTCCGAGGAAAACCAGATCAATCGGCTGTTTCACCATCATGGTCAAGTGTTCAACGACGTTAGCAGGGGAGTCTTTGTCTCCATGTGCATACATCACCAGACTATTACGAGCTTTAAATCCACCAAACGTAGGATCGAGCTTCTCTGTTTTTACTTCAATGCCAGCCAGATTCTGTAGCCGCGCCTTCATATAGAACGGAATCAGCGCTTCGAGTTCGTCTCCGGCAACTTGTTCTTCCTTGTTGGGGAAAACCCGTGAATGATTGCCGCTGACCGAATACACATCAATGTGTTGGCATACTTCGTACAGTTCTGCTACAAAGTTACTCACTAACTCTGCGGCTGTCATAACCTGTTCGATACTATTTTCATTGTTCTGAACTCGAGTGTTGATATGAATATGGCCATTGATAAGATCGCCAAGCAACAGCACATGAATCTTTTCAGCAGCATGTCGTTCAACGATGTTAAATACCTGAGTGACATAGCTTTCCAGCCTTGCCTTTAAAATTTCCTTATCAAACTTGTTCCATGCCGAATCAATGCCAGCACCTGTATGTAAGTCAGATAGGCACACAATTAAGTCATGTCCGCTACCTTCGTACTGTACGATATTCAGAAAATCATTCTTGTCGTAGGGCACAACAGCACTTGCGATTATTTCCTTGATGGATTCAGCACGCGCAATATCACGATAAACCTTATTTGTTGCCGCCCGCTCGTCTCGCATCTTGACCTGTTCTATCTTCAGCCGCTGCAGTTCGTCTGCCACAGTGGTACCGCTCATATGTTCAAGCGCGTAGTCGTAGCCGGCTTTCCACGATTTATACTTTTTTCGATAAGCACATTCCCCAAAATTGGAATTTGTAGCCTCGTTCAAAACTACGGCTGCTTGATCCCATGTTAATTTTCGCTCAGAGCACGCATTGCCAATACGCATCATGTACTCGTCAAAGGATTCGTCATCCGTCTTTCTGAATTCATTCTTTTTAATTTCGTCCATTCTGCACCTCAGATCTCAAAATTAGAGTTGGTGCGATGAGTGCGATTTAGTTCGCGCAACGCTTCCTCGGCTTCAACATTGCCGGGCAGCTGGGTTAGAACAGACTTGATTTCTTCCGCGTACCACTTATGAGTAGTACGAGTAATGTGCACGTTGGGAATGATCTTCCGCAGGTAAGTTGCTTCGTTCTTAGTAATTTCAATCATATGTATTGAATCTCCTTTTAAATTTAAAGTTGAAAGAGATATACCCTTTCATATATTAAGAAAATAAAGTTAATTTCGTGTATCTTCGTCAATTCCGTTTGATTTTCGCTAACCGTGCCTTCTCTTTGTCTGTAGCACACTCTTTGCAATATAGACTGGCATTCGGTCTCTTTGCGATATATTTTTCACCACAAACAGTACAATAGCATTCTTTGGGATCAAACAATTCCCGTGCCACTTTACTAAGATTCAATCGATTGTTCTCAGGTGTTACATTGAATGTGTACGCAATTACGTCATCTTTATCAAGTGTAAAATTCGGATATGTGTATAAGCAGCCAATATCGTCTGTTCCAGTTCGATAGAGTAGGTGATGCACGTCAGACAGTTCGTACATGCCGCGTACTGTGTTGTATCCATCGTCCCAGTTGGGTCCACCGTGATACATGATTTCGGTCTGTTCATCAAAACATTTTCCAAACCGCTTCATTTTAAAATCAGTGTCTAATGCCACCGTGTCGCTGCCATATAGTCGGCAGAAGAAGATAATTCCAAGCAAGACTCTAAGCTGTGCCCAGTTGATGTGATAGCGGCGACGAGCATCGGTGATATAATCTAAATCTTTCTGATATAAAACAACTTGATGTACGTCAAGTATTGGTGCGTTATTTTTGCGTCCTCGGCTGAATGTTTGAATCAGATGGCTGCGATCATAACTGACAGACTCGGGGTTTCGCATTCGTTCATAATAAATCGTGGCACATTCAATAGGGGAGAGGCTTGTCCGCTTTAATAAATTACGCAGCATCAGGTTTGACTCATGATAATATTTCCAATTATCAAGCAGCATGTTTTCGTTGCAATAAAATGTCGTATAAGCCATTTAACCTCCTTACTCGATTGGTATAATACTGCCATCAACATAACGACAAAGTTGTCCATGTTCGTTATAGTATGGAGCCATATAGCTCGCTCCTGCACCACCACTAATGTAATAATACATAACTTTTGTATCCTTGGCGTACACGATAGAAGTATTCAAAATATGATAAAAATTGTCACTATAATTGTCGGCCCAATTACCATATTGGTCTTCTTTTGTACCGCAGCCAGTCAGCAAGCATCCTATCAAACAAATGGAAATCAATATAACAAAAACCCTCTTCATTCTGTTTTATCCTCCCAGCCCACAGATTCATGAGCGAATTTTTGGATGCGTTGAGCTTCGCCCCAGCTAAACATCATCTCACCGCAATTCGCACATTTCATGGCGGTAACATTTGAGGCTTCGAGTTCCTGCCCCCGGCAGTGGAATTTATATGTCAGTCCATTTGTCAGTGTCATGATTCCGCCACACTTGGGGCATTCCATCTGCTGTGGAGCTTCCTCCTGTTGTGGTTTCTTTTTCTTGAATAGATTAAACATTAAGAGCCTCCAGTCTGTGTGGTGTTTCTTCTCCACATTCTTTACAAAAGATAAATCGCGTATCGTTTTTTATTTCGTCCCATTTATATTGTGCTATACTATGATACCACCCACATTTCATACAACGAATTCCAACTTCTGTGATATCGTTTCCTTTCATATCAAAAAGTCTCAATTCTAATATCTTAAACTTCATCATCTATCCTTGGTTCTTCTTTGGTAGAATCATAAACAAAATATTTACAACATGTTCTCGTCCAATAATCTGATCCAATAATACTTTCTAAATCAACAATTGGACTATTAAGTGCTTTTATTTGCATCCATGTGCATTCGTTATATTTAGCACAAACAGCACAGAGTTTATTAACCATATTACTTCACCCTCGCTTCATAGGTTCTCGGCTCAGCCAGACTGTATCTCTGACCAAGATATTCATACTTGCCATTCGGGTCATGAACTGGCAACTGCACGGGAACTGGTTTGATATTTTCAACTACACCAGCACCAGCCATGTGCCATAGGAACTTTTTAAACTTGTTAGGATATTTTTCATAGCACAGCACGACTAGAATATTAGCCAACTCACGAACATCAGGACAGATCAGCTTGCACTTATTACGATACACGTTATAAATTGCTTGCCAGTTGGTTTCATAGGTCTTTGCTTCTTCTTTCGTCATGATGCCTTCAAGCTCTTTACGATAGAGTTTCCAGTTTTTGGCTTTCTTTTCAAGCTCTAACTGGTTCTTGCGGTATTTATTAAAGTCCAGAAAGATGGCTTCGATCTCATTAAATACATCCTGATCATAGCCGATTTCCGAATCGTACATTATATGCCAATCAAAACTGCCGGCAGGCTCTTTATGCCAACGGACTCCACGCTCCCAACGCTCGAGGCTCATACAGAGTAAATTCATATTGCTGTGTGCCTTGCTAAGATTATGTAAACGTGCATAGTAGGGGCCTGCATATTTCATAAAATAGGGCGTGCTCTTAGGACCAGTACCATATTTTTGTATATTTCTAGGGATCTTATATCCGTAACCAGTTTTAGCTCTATCGATTTCCTTTCCATTTGCGACGGACAAAAGAGAAACATATTTCAAATATTCTTGTTTTGTCTTTTCAGTCTTAGGAACTTTGTTTTGATAGACAGTGCTTAAATTTGAAATCTCGCCAATTTGACTTTTAAGACCACGAAGAGTACAAGCAAATTTATTGTCAAGGGTGTCAGTTTCAGTGAGAGCAGTCTTTTTGTCCTCAAGATCCAACGTAATAGGAATATCTGTATGTACTCCAGGAATCATGGAAGGCTCATCAATAACAAGAACGAGGTCGCCGTCAAAATCGGAACCATTGAGTCGAGGTGCATTGATGTCATAAATCGAAGTAAAACAACAATTTACAAGTCCATGAAAATATTTTTGAGTCAATTCGTTATCTACTGCGCTAACAAGCAGGTGCTCTGATCTTGATATATGGGGGTTTCGTTCACAGATGCGGTCTCCAAGTGCAACGCCACGACGATCAAAAGTATAAATCTCACCAGCCTTTAACGCTCCAACAACAGGGAGCCCGCCAGCCCATTCCATTAGAGCAACAAGATCTGGTACCCAAAATTTAAATGTTGCATTCATCCAGAGTTTCCCACATTTAAATCCATCACGAGTTTTATCAAGTAAGGAATGGACATACTCTTTAACGCATGGCTCGTGAATCATTTCTTGATTACGTGCTAATGCAGCAATATAGTGGTTCAATGGATTAACATCGTCAGCCATTAATCCGAGAAAACAATCAGTGTAAAAAATATCATCACTTGTGACCTTTTCATAAAAATCTACAGACATGTCAGCGAAGTGTTTGAAATCATCGAATTCTAGGTCTAAATTTTGCAAAATTTGATAATTGCATTTTGTGGTTAAATTTTCTCGTTCAGAACTATAATTCCATTTCGCAATAGCAAAGCAGCTTTTTGTTTTACGAAACCATTCCCAATATCTCTCCCAGTCTTTATATGTGCCGTCTTTCTTGAAATATTTATATCCTTTATAAAGGCTGACGGTAAGAATCATAAGTGGTTCGCTGCCGGGAGTTACATCATATTCTTGCCCCCAAATATCTTTGATTTTTGTAACGCCACGCTCCGCATAAAATGATTCATAATCAATCTCGTGCATGCATCCTTTAATATATGGTGCGCGAATAATACAACTATTAATATGTTCGTCTGTATTTATTTTGCGTTCAATCTGGCGCATTATTTCTGGGTGACAAATACCTGCACCATCGAAGCAGTTAATAGTAATATCGGTTTTCTTTACAGCGACATCTTTTTGTGTCCAACTTCTTTTGTTGCCCGCTTTATCAATGAATTCTGTTGTTTTATCGTATAGATATTCAACCATTTGGTCTTTAATTGTATTCTCGTAATCATTAACGATACAAATTTTAGGTTCCCATTCCGGTAAGCAAAAAGCAGACGAAAGATTCAAACCACGATAGGCATAATATTTGCTAAGAACAGTTGGCGTTTCAGAAAAATCAAGTCCCATACTAATTCGCCTATCAAGTTCTGGTGCAATATGACGCTCAACAAAGCTGAGCATGCTTTGACGAACCATACTTGCACTGCGTTCACTAAACAAATACGTTTCTCCATTGATTTTAAATCCGTGTTTTACAAGGCGTTCAAGAGCTTTTGGTTTATTGTATCCACCTGTAGCGTCAACAAAAACAACAAATTTCTGAAACTTATCGTCATTCATAGATATCATACGAATTTGGCGGAACATCATATTATCTCCCTGTAACACAGTGAAATGAATAAGTTCTTCGTCAGTTAGTTTGAAATTATAATCATGGGTAATAATATAGTTAAGAGGAAATTTTAAAACGCTATATAATGGAGGAGAAAACATCTATATCAATTCTCCTTTACTTTAATTTGTTGTGGAAATCGTCGTCATCGCCAGAGTCATTATCGCTGTCATCCCACTCGCCATCGCACACAGCGTAGTAACAATTAATTGCACTACTGATATAAAATACAAGAAGGGGAGTAATAACCAGCGCAACGAATAACACTTTGCCAATAATCTGATATGTCAAGTAGAAGATTACCAGTGTCTCAGCAGCGTGCAGTATCCAATTAAACCAGTCTTTACTATTGATAAAAGCCGATACTGCAATAGTCAAAGGAATATTTGTACTCATCATGCCTTGCTGGCCGTTTTCGTCTTGCAGATCGTCGGGCTTCTTAGGATCTTTATCCACTGTTGCACGCCTCCTTACTCTTCATCATCCCACTCGCGTCGTTGCTTGTGGGATTTTTTATTATATTTAGATGCCGGAGCCTCCTGCGCTTTTTCAATCTCCTGCATAAAATGGTTTTCAATCATGCGCTGTTTGCGGGCTGCTCTCATATATGTACTCTTAGAATTCTTATCTCGCTTGCGGTCACTCATCGCCGTAATCCTCCTCGCTGTCGTTATCGTATTCTTCCAACCCATATAGCTTATGATATAAATATCGGGTCAAAGAAGGGGACATAGGCGTACAGTCTTCCATCCAGAGCGTATCATACAGTGAAGCATCACCAATAACTTCCTGCCAGTCCGCGTATACTTGAATCGCGTCAATGATATCTTCTACTGTGACACTATAATCACGCACCGCATCAACTACGGCGAATCCAATATTAAAAATATCCTGTTTTGAAAATTCTTCTTCTTTCATAATAGCCCTCCTTATAGAAGCGATTTGCACCGAAGTGGCTTCTTTAGTTTTTCTAATTGATTATAAATATCTGCAATTTGCTCTTCTATGGTTTTTAGTCTATCCCATGCAGACTCTTCTACAGGCTGTTCTTTAGGTATGGTGATAGTTGCGTTTTTTGCTAAATCGTTTGATATCCAATAACGATAAAGGTTCTCTGGATCTCCAATAAAATCTAAGTCAATAACATCCATTTTGTTAATCTCCTATTACAACAGACTCTTGCATGACAACGGCCTTTTCGCGCTCCTAATAACATCATCAATGCAGCATGGGTCAATACAAAATCCTTTAAATACATTGAAATCGCCCGCCAACAACAATCTGTCAATACTGATGGTTCGCATTTTCATCGCCTCAGATATATACCGTGCATCCTCATCGCCATATAGTCTCACAAATTCTTTAAAACATTTTACAGTGTTGATCATTCCAAATTCTTCATCGAAATAGAAAGTAGTATATCTGACTCCAAATTTATCTTTATCGAACTGCGCGCGGAACTCTTCTGGGCTCTGACATATTACAGTTGTCTTTGGATGATTTTTTACTTCTTTTAATCTGTCATACCAGTTACATACTGCTTTGTAATTCTCTGGCTTCACGAATAATACTCTCATTGCTGCTTCCTCTGCAGCGCTGCAGCGCTCTTATAACAAACTGTGACATACCAAGTTCTTTTTATTTATTTTAATACTTACTTCAGGACACCGCTCACGAAAAAATTCATATATTTCTTTATCTGAAATGCTATGACCGTTATCAAGCCCAACGAACTGTCCATCTGAAATTAACAATTCATCATCATAAGACCCGATACTGTCTCCGCGAGCGACCGCATCTATCAGAAGTTTTGCTCCTTCTTCTGTCCATTCAATAATCATAAAAGACTCCTACAAATAAACGATTTCGAATTTCTAGTCAAATACACAATTCGATCGTATATTTCTTTATCGGTTCTTCCCCAAAATCCATAGTATTCAAGATCTGGTTTAATTCGGCTTTCATCTATATCAGGTGCAGAGGGATAAAGCTTTTTATATTCTCTGATGAAACCTTTAATCATATCGAGTTCATCAATCTCATCTCTCATAATAAACTCCTGCAAATAAATGATTTTTGATACCATGGCGTTGGTTTTGGCTCCCATTGATCAAACAAGCGCTCATAATAAAGTCTTCCGTTTTTCTCATCTAAGTGCCATCGCATATCTTGAAAATTCACGTATTCTGCATCAGTATCAGCAAAACATTTTAAAACAGCTAACATCTCATCGTAAGTTCCTTTGTAGTAACCGAAACGTCCAATTTGTGCGTAACCCATCGCTTCTTTTATAATCTCTTCTCGTGTCATACTATGGGGTCCTCCAACTGTTGAGTTTATAATAGGCTCTTACAGGTAAACGGTTTTTTGAATTGCAACGCATATTTTCCTACTAATTCAAGATATCGCTTATAAATACTTTCTGCAGCCTTCCCATCAATTGTCTCAAAATGCGACCCGGACATTATATCAACTTTAAAGAACTCCATTGAATTTATCGTAAAAGATGACGTAGGACTATAACGTACGTATCTGCGGTCTACATCGACATGAATTACAATAGAATCTATTTTTTTATTGAGCTCTTCGCTAAGTTGCTCGCAGATTTCCTTACTTACGAGCTCTAATATTTCTTTCTCGTTCTTCTTGTAATTAGTCATTCCAAAAATATCTGTTATCATAGCAAACTCCTACAGGTCAGTTGCAGCGTTGGTCGTCCTATGGTCGGATCGTCCGCGTCCTCGATTTCTGGATTTAGTGCAACTTCAGATGGGCCATATGTAGCCATAGAACAAGCGGCAATTAGATTGGAATTTATAACACGCTTCATACATTCATCAATATCGTCGATCACCACGGGTTTTCTTCTGGCGGGATCAAACGTCGCATGTTGAAAATTAGTAGCATCAATAATATGGATCACAATGGTGTCGTCCCATGTTTTGACTTTGATATCATGCAGCCTGTCATTATATCCAATATATTCATATTCACCATTAGAATCATAGCAGATTTGCATTATGATCGTTACAATGTGTTGGATAGAACTCAGAGCGGGTACAATAATATCACAGTCATTTTTAATTGCGTATTTACATATTTGATAGGTGCGGCCACCGCCGCGTGGGGTGATAATTTTATACATACTTTGTATAGCCTCTATCATACGACATCCATCAAATTCGAATCACGCTTTTTTACAAGTTTATTAATGAGATGTTGCTGTCCTTTTGGAGTGATTCGTGTGGTGTAAGAAATTTTTGCATTACCATAAGCTGTGGTAAAAAGGGTGGTCTCAACCTCGAACAATCCCATCTCCATAGCCCATTGTGTTGGCGTGTTGTATCTATCGCCCTTTTGCGAGATGAGATATCCGTTTTCACGTAAATATCTGAACAGGCGGTTTTGGCCAATGTCGCAACCATCCTGCTTTAGCACAATAGCGAAACTACCAATAAGAACACTTGCCTTCGACGCGCTAATTGCGTCTGCGAATTCTGCTTTTGGGATAAGCTCTGCATTTTTTGCCGTTAAGGCTGTGATTTGCTTTTTGCTTTCTTCAAGTTCTTCATGAGCGATCAAAAGTGCCTGAGATAAAATCTCTGTTTTGGATAACTGCTTTGGTTGGGTAAGCTGCTTCTCCATCTCATTGAATGCTGTGATGTATTTGACTTTCCATTCCAGCGCTGATTTACCAGTAAACCCCATAACGAGTAAACTAAACCCGTCACGATTCATTAAATACATCGGAAAAGTTTGACCTCTGTATTCAAACGTTGATTCGTGAAAAAATTTAGTTACGGAATTTTCCGTAGCTAAAATACTACGAATTGCCTCCATCACATCGTTATGACGTTTTCCAAAATCTTCAGCGATCTGGCGGCTGGACACCACTGCTTCATTGTTTTCGACAGATAAAATAATGTCAGTCATATTCATTCTCCTACTGCATGCGCAGTGTTTTATTTTCAATCAAATAATTGTTCACATAGTTTTAAAGCTAGATCAATAATCCATTTGGCGTCATCATTACGTAGGATCTTGTAATTGTCGTCAATAAAAGCAAATACCGCTGGACCTTTTTCTTTGTATAAATGACCTTCGACTCCACCTTTGCCGCCTTCAAAATTCATAAAGAAACCAGAATCGTCCTTTAAACCAAGTAGAAGAATATAGGTATCAAAGTATCGAGACATCTTATAAGTCAAATACTCATCAATCGCCCAGAACATATTCAAATCAGCTTCATTCATTATTTCCATACAACTGTCCTTTTACCAAACGGCGTAATCAAATATCGATGTAAGGCTACGTCTTCTAACTCTTTTTGTAACCGATGTAGCATAGCCATATTGTCAAGATAAGAGGGGAGCAGTTTTTCTACAATCTCATAGATCAAAGCGTTTATCTGCAGCCATTCTCTCATCGTCATTCCACGGTGTACCAGAGGACGAACCATCCACTCAATCTGGTCGCGGATATAATCAATAGAGAAAGGATCAATTTCGTGTAGTATACTCATTCTTTCTATGTAGTTCTTGAATAGTTCTACTGTCTGTTCTGCTTCAGCTTCTCGATAACGGTCACACAATTCTTTTGCAAGACTATCAATGGCGTCATAGTTCCATCCGTCGGTAGGAGACCAGTAGTCCGATACTTTCAGGCCGCTTATTTTTACTTTTATCATCTTGCGTGACTCCTCAATCGAGTAGATCGGCCATCTGTGCGGTCTCACTGCGTTCTGTCTTTGGCATATACACGTAAGCAAAGTGCGGATTTCCAGTCAAAGCAGAGATTGCCTTACGCATACCACTGTTATTTTCAAATACCGCCTCGTCTGTCTGCTTCAAGTCGCCGTCAAGCCACAACATAGATCCCTCACCTACACGGCCGAGCAGTAACTGGATATGTTCTTTTGTCAAGTTCTCTGCTTCTGATACTAGCAAGATAGCGTTCTTGTAGTCGCGCCCACGGATGAAGCCGAGATGAGCTACCTCCACTTGTCCGTTCTTGATCCAATACTCCAAGCCGCTCTCTCCACCTAAGTGATCAGCAAGAGGTCCAGCGAATGATGCCGCGCCTAACTTTTCCAGCAGGGTACCGGGAAGTGCGCCAAGTTCTTTCGTGTTTTTGACTTCGATGTTGTTACGAATCCAGATCAGCTTGTCAAACTTATGCTTCTCGATCATATCAATAGCAGAGGATACCATGAGCATCGTTTTACCACTGCCGAATGTACCAGCCAACATCTTCACGGTGATATCGTCGTTCTGCAGCATATCAAAAGCTAGTCTCTGTTGATCATTGCGGGGGCGGATGTCGCCAGTGAAGCGGTTACTGATTTTCTTATACTTAATAGGTACATAGCGCGAACCATTCCATCGAATTCCAGCTGTATTGCCATCTGCGTCGACATTTGGAATCAAGATATAGCCGTTCGTGGGAGTATCAAACAGGTTCTTCTGCTCGGCGTCCTTAGAGTAGGCCATCGCTAGCGCTTCCTCGCCACCGTCTTCTAGAGCAACCACGGTCCAGCCAGTGTAATCATTGTTGGCACCGCCAGTATCAAGAGATAATTCACATGGTAGTTTCATAACCCGCTGCGCAAGATTGAAGCAGCTTAGGTCACTGGTAACAAAACAGAAGGAGTCAACATCAGCGGTCGTCTTGGCTACAAGTTCATCTGCGGCCGACTTTTCAAACACTCCTGTCCTGGCATGAATCTTCTCTGCATCTTCTTTCTTTTCAATCAGCTCATTCAGATACCATCGGGCAGCAGCCATAATCGTTCCGTCGTTGTTGTCTTTGACTGGGACATCATTCAGGATCGAGAATAGCTGATGGTAATCAATAGATACTACTGTGTACGCTGCTGGATGTTCGGCGAGCAGGCGAGTGACGGTGCGAGCCTTAGCTTTGGTGGTTTCATCCTTCTTGCCATTAGTTTTAATATCTTCCAGCTCATAGAGAGTGATGTCAGCAATTAGAAACTGCTGTGCAAGCAGTGTGTCGGGCGGAAGATCTAGCAGAGCAGAGGTGTCATAGAATTTCATAGTGGATCATTGTCCTCCTTGATAAGGATGTATTGGATGTCGTTTTACGGTTAATATGTTTAAGTACTGTTTGTGAGGGCGAAATTTTGAGCTGCCAGAACATAGCGGGAGAGAAATGCTCTCAGCAGCACAAACGGGACTTAAATATATCATACCTATATTATACACCAAATTTTTGTTATTTGCAAGCGAAATTGCATATATTTTCCGGGGCGATACGTTGTTTTTTGGCGATGCTGCGCAGGACGGCTGCTTAATGGAGCGTATAGCGGGTTTTATGCGCGAAATGTGCTTTTTTAGTGGCATTTTTAGCGTTTTTAGGGCAAAATTTAACGTTTTTGATCAAAAAATGAGCGAAATTTGAGCGATCTGAGAAGTGAATTTGGGTCTTTATGGGGTACTAGCGGGATGAAATTACGATGATAGGCGCAATTTGTAACAATATAATACCATGCGATTTTAAACGATAATACGTTGTTTACCGGGTGAGGCTTCGGGACGTTTTTGAGCTGTTATGAGGCACTTGGAGACACTACGACGTGTGGTGTGCTACGTGATCTTGATGGGTGAAAATAGGGGCTGCGGGGCGGTGGTTGACATAGCTGTGGGGATCAAAATTAGGAAGTGAGGTGGTGCACAGCTGAATGTAGAAATGTTGTGAACTGTGTGATGGGCTCGGGAGGTTTGTGACGTGATGGGGAGATACAACAACTAAGCCCTTCGGGCTTCGCGCGGGCTGACCCCGGATTTTCAACCTGCCCCCCTCTTGCCCTGTCTATCATCCATTTTTTCTAGGATTCATGCGGGTTTTCGGCTAATATGACCTTTTGTTAAAAGGTGGGATTAGGTAGTCCCTGAATACGGAATTTATACCTATTTATATATAGGCGACTTTCCATTCTGTTTTTGTGGACGGTGGATTTTACCGTTTGTGCGCTTGTTGCAAAAATAAATGTATGGTCTATACTGTAGACACTCCAAGGGGAGCGGGAAACACCGGAACGGCACCCGCCCCCGGGGAGTACCCGGCGGGGGCTACCGGACAAGGCGCCCCCCGGCGGGGTGGTTGTTGAATTTTGACAATTGAAGTATGCAAGTCCGCAAACTGTTCCCGGAACGGCTAAAAGTTCCGGCTAAACAGTGTCTAGCAAATTATTCATTGTACAGTGCGCGGAAACTGTTTACTATCATGCGTCAAGTGCGTCCGGGGGCATACCGGAATAGGAAGGACTTCCACCGAAAAAGGGAGTTGTTTCCAGAATACCAGAAACTGGAAAAAGGCGGTTCCACTAAGTCGGGGAGCACCCCCGGCGATGGGCAAGCCGAACACAAAAACCAACGGTGATACAATAGTATCTTTAGGGCAAGTGCAGTAGTACGCAATAAATCCGTCTTTTGACGTGTCCCACGTTGTACAATTTAACCTTGCATGGTTAAGACAATTGCACAAAAAGAACGCGGAACGTGTTGAACGACAATGGTATAATCCGGGTTTCGTTCGCGCTTGAATGGGTTATCTAGCCAGCTAGAGCACACGGAAAGTGTTTGTGCAAGAGTCCCCATTGTTTCGATGTGTTAGAACGATGGATACGACAACTGAATCCCATTCAAAAGCCAAAAAGCAAAAGGACTGTTCCCGCAGTAGGTATGCTTTTCTTGAATGGAGAACACAAAAAATACATAGTATCTCTCAGGTTGTGGCGCAATAGCTATAACCTGTTTCAAGCTCCACGGCGGTTTGTCGTGGGGCTTTTTATGTTGCCGAATGGTTTCAAAAGACGCTGGTTCAATCCCGGCGGGCAACAAACACGACAAAACAAGAAAGAGGTACAACTATGAAATTCGAGAACTTTTATCCGACTATCGGCACCGCAACTATCGCTCAGTGTGTCGAGTGGCTGAACGGTGATGGCAAGGACGCCACCGCAGAACAGGCAAAGAAGGTGGAGAACGCTCTGACCGAGAAGGTCACCGAGAGCAACGCTCTGTCTCAGAAACTTCAGATCGAGGCTTTGCTTGCCATGGAGCGCAACGACTTCTGGAAGTTCTACGCCGTCAATCCCTACTATCAGGGCGTCAAGGTAACCAACACTCCCGAGCACGGCTATCAGGTTCAGAACGCAGACTTCCGGCTCAAGTTCAAGACGCTGGAGAAGGCGTATCAGGAAGCCAACACCAAGGCAGACACCCTGTGCGCGTTCAAGAACTGGGACACCGCCATCGCTCTGTTCAACCGGTATCTTCAGGATGACGTAATGGACGGCGGAAACAGCGTAACCAAGACACTGAACGCCATCGACAAGGACAAAGTGTCCGCAGCCATTGCGTATCTTCCCGAGTGCTTTAACACCAACACCAAGCAGAACCGCATCCTCATGCTCAAGCACATCTGCAACCTCATGTGCGGTGAGGAAATGGGCGTAAAACCCATGAGCTTTGACGTCAAGTATCTTAAGATTGTCGTTGCTCGTGCCAAGAACGGCGCTATCAAGACTATCAGCGACTGGGCACTGACTGACGAGATCATCACTGTCATCGGTATGGCCATCAACCTCGACGAGAACGGCAAGCGCAAGACTCTGTACGACTTCGACAACAAGGGCGGTTTTGCTCAGAAGAAGCGCAAGTAATCATAAACAGACGGATACCCTTTCGAGGTCGCACCGTTTAAAGCGGCCTCTTTCCAACGCGGTATGCGTAGCGCTCAAGAGTGTGGCGCATTTTGCACACTCAGAAAAGAGGTTATCACTATGTCTTGTCCTTATGTCATAAGAGAAACTATTGACGCCGACCACTTCCGTGAGCATGGCTATTACCAGCTTGACGAACTGGTTTACGACCTGACCCACGACTTTGCAAGCGCAGATGTAGAGGTCATCACTCGTCCTGCGTACAATGTCGTCATGGAAAGTGGTGAAAGACTTTCCGATGTGGACGATGAGACAGTGTTCAAGATGCTGTCTGCTGGTCTGCCTGTTCTGCATATTGAGAACGCAAGGGATGGGTATATCATGTACTCTCGTCCTGAGTGCAAGCCTGTCGTCAAAAAAGTCGGCGGTATCACCAGAGCGAACAAGAGCACCACAAGCGCATACTGGACGTATCCTCATCCCATCGTGACGAATGCACCCATTGATGAAGTTGGATTCAAAGCGCCATTTGTTCTTGAAGCAAAAGTGTACAACGAGGAAACCGAACATGAGGAATCCCTTTATTATGAGCTGGATGAAACCGGTTTCAAGAACGCAATGAAAGACATTGAAACTATGGTTGCCAACAAGTGGTCGAACTGGACTGCAACAAAACGAATCCTGAAAGCAAGATTCTTCTCCAATAAAAACGGTCAGTTCTATCTGAAAATCTCATTCAATTTAACATTCTAAATGAAACCAAAAGGAGCAGTGCAGCGATGAAATCAAAAATAATAACTAGTGTCCCGAGCATGACGTTAAACTGCTTTCTCCTGCAATCAGAACGCCTTGACGTGGCGCGGGGGCTTTAAACCAAGATTCTGAAAGAAACGAGAAAGGTGATACGAATATGTTTGAAGGATCTTCAACGATTTTGTTTGCAGCAGACCCTGTTGCTAAAAAGCAGTACAAAGTCTTTCTGTGTCAGAACCGCCCCAAAACGAAACAGCGTGTGTATTTTGATGGGCACACTGTTCCTAAGTTTGCATGGTATGGGCAGATGGCGGACGGCACTCGTTTCATTGCGGTCAAGGACGGATCGAAATGGGGCATGATTTCACATCGTGGTTTAACTACATGGGCAAAAGATGTTCTTCCTGAAATTATTGATTTCATCAACAGCAATTCATGTGTCAAAGCTCAAGAAATCAAAACTGCAAAGTTTCACATTAAGAAAGAATCGGTTATTCGCAAAAATAATCACAAGTCTCGGCTCCCGTCCAAATTGAAAGAGTTTAATGCACCTAGTACTAAGTTAGAACCAGAATATAAGGCTCTTAGTGTTGCAATCTATGGAGAAACAATCGAAGTCAACAACAAAAAATATGACGTTGGAACTACCAGAATGTCTACATATATGGATGGTACTGGTATGGGACGCAATTTTGATAACCGAGACAGACGTCCAATGGAGCCGCAGTTTCCTGTTAAATCTGGGAAACGTAAGTGATTATTTATTGTTTCCATGATTCCATTGTCCATTAACTCCTAAGATTTCTTTGTCGAGGTTTTCATTTAAGCATTTGATATCGCTTTCAAAATGATCGATTTTGCGCTGTTTCAACAAACGAACATAAGCGTTGTAATGAAGCTTACAAAAGCCACGTCTTTCTGCATATTGAAAACAATCATCCCATTTGCATAGCTTTTTCACATTATCACCAGTTTTCTTTTTAATGTTTTATTATAATTCTATCACTTAACCAACCCAAACGTCAACAAATGCAATCGCAAGATGCAAGTGCTGGCGTTTTCTTTTTACCTCTTTTCTTTGCTCCAAAAGGAGCGATACCGTGCGATTGGCGGTCACGGGGAAGATAGTATACCGCTACCAGTACGCCCCCCAACGAGCATTTACACACACACACGAAAGGACAAGAAAATGAAAATTATTAATTGCACACCTCATGAGATTTCTTTTGTTGCCGATAACGGTGACATCATCCGCACCATTCCTGCAAGCGGTATTCTGCCTCGTGTGGCTACCTCTTACACGGTAGCGGCCACTGTTGACGGTATCCCTGATGAAATCACTGTGTATGGTGATGTCGAAGGACTTCCAGCAGAAGAGCCCGAAACAATTCTGGTCGTGTCTGCCCTCGTGGCAAATGCGTGCAAGAATCGCAAGGATCTTCGCATTCCCGGGCGACAAGTTCGTGATGAAGCTGGCCATGTTATCGGATGCAAGAGCCTGAGCCGTCCCTGCTAAAAAGAGGTGTAACATCATGACTATTATCGCAATCGAATCCGCCCTCGATGTCGCGATTATGTTTGGCGATGTCGAGTTGGCGGAAATCTATCAGGAAGCCTTAGAAGAGTCTGGCGTCCACTACGAAAGCTCTGCCAAGTGCTGGGCATAACGAAAGGAGCACAGCGATATGGAAATGGATATTGGCGACTGGTACGCCGAACAGTATCTCCTAGACACTGATGGTCACATTGGTATCGAAATTCATGCAGAGGACGGCACTGTTATTGACCGTTTTCCGCTGAAAGACCGTGAAGCGTGCGAACGTTGGTTTGAATCTCGGCTTGTATGTGAGCGGTGCGCCACTCCGACGTGGTGCTAATCGAAAGGAGCGCAAACAGTATGGATTACTTTAGCAGTCAGACCATCTTTTTCTGCGGTATCGTTGTCGGTATCGCGTTCGCCGTATCGATTCAGCTTGCAATCAAAGAGCTGTTCCACTAACAGCGTCCCTCGTATAGCACACAGAAAGGAAGTATCATTATGAAATCAATTTCGGAATCCGCTCGCGGTGTGGCGGTCGTTATCGCAAGCGTCATGCTCGCAGCCACAATCTTCACAATGCCCGTCAAGGCGGCAGAGCCCACAACTTACATCCAGTCCGGCACGATCTGGAGTGAAAGCGCCGGCGAGTACCAAGTACTCGATGATGCTGGCGAGTTGTGGGGCTTTACCGCTGGTGTTTATGACTACGTTGTCGGACAGTATGTCGAGATGACTATGTCAGACGTAGGAACCCCAGACGATATCTATGACGATACTCTCATTGCCGTGTCTCCTGTATGGCGTGACTATGAAAGCGACATAGTTGGCCCCTTTGGCTACTACGTCGTTGATGGCTACATTGCAACTGATAACACAAATTGTCTCAGCTGCTGGGTGCGAGATTCTTATGGATCTCTTTGGTTCTGGAACGGATTTTGCCCCAAACAGAAGGGCGAGCACGTTGTCCTCATTATGAATAGCAACGGCACACCCGACAAATTCTCAGATGATTCTATCGATGACATCTTGTGGAGCGAAGACGAGGTAGACTGAAATGGATTCTATGAAATTTGATATGCTGTCTATTGCTGCCGCTCTGTACGAAGGCGGCTGGCGTTCCGATATTGACGACTACGAACGGCTTGTAAGAGACTATCGCATGTCCCAGAAAGAAGAGAGGTAATCTATTATGAATCAGTTGAAAGTACTTCAGTATGCACAGGCAGCCGCTATGGACAAGTGGTGGCTTTATGATGGGCTGGCCGACAAGTTTGTTGGCGAAAAGACTGGCGAGATGGCACGTGAAATGGCGAATAAAGTCATGAATGACGTCAAAGAAATCGGCGTCATGATTGATGCAGAAGAAAAGCGTCTCCGTGCCGAGGCTGAAAAGCAGCGCAAGCAGGAGCAGGCCGCAAGAGCACAGCAGGCACAGCAGGAGAAAACGTCACAGCAGGAGCGCCCCACTGCCGGACGTATCGTGGATGACGGTACTAAGTGGACTGTCGCAATCCGATACAAGGATGGCAGCGAAACCGTATCCCGATTCTCTCATGAGGACATCGCCCGCAAGGCATACGAAACAATCCGGATGCTGGATAGGGGAGTTGCTCAGTCGAATCTTTCTCGTATGACCATGACCCACAAGAACACCGTCGTAAAAGCATACGAGCGAGACTGAGAGGCGTTGCGATGTATTTCAACTACTTTTACGAGGACAATGTGGGGGATATCTTTGTGTTTGTCTACTATCGCGACGATCTCATCAATGTTGTGCATCTACGTGGCGATGAAAGTATCGAATCTGTGATGGACTCCTGCGACAGTGGCTGGCCGTTTGCTGATGAGTATAACCCCGAAGATTACGGCGGGTTGAGCATGACCGCATTTCTTGCCGAACTCGACATTATGGGTGCAGAAATCATCGCCGAGATCAATGGTCGTGAGCCGATTCTGTATCCCGAAGATATGGGCAAAGCAGGTCGCAAGTTGTTTGCAAGCATGATTGAAAGGGGCGCAGTCGTATGATCGTCAGCGAAATCTATGAAACCATGACGGGCGACCTCTATGGTGTAGTTCTGAATGAGGATATCAAAATCATTCGGATTGTCAAAATTAACGACCACGAACTCACGCCTGATTTTTTCCGGCGAGCAAGAATGGGATTTCCGGCCGAGCATTCGTATGATTCGTTGCCAAAGAAAGTGATGTGGCGGCGTATTGAATCGAACTGCCGTCTGGTGGCGACTATCACAAACTGTCACGGCTTCATTGTACATGGCGATCACGATATGACACGCAGCAGTCGAAAGATGTTCGGCAAGAGAGCTCGAATGAATTACGACCGCAGATACAACGGAGGTGCCAACTATGGTGGAACAATTCACAGTCGAGCCAATTACTGTCGCAAAGCAACCCAGCTCGCCTAAAGCAATCGCAGTGTATCCTATTTCGAATTTCGGCGGTTATGAAATCTACGAATGTGACGATGAGCGCATTCATGTAGGTATCAACAACGGCGATACGATCGAGGACTGTGGGACACGCCAAGTCAAATATACGTCAAGTGGGCGTCCGTACTTCAATCTGGGTGGGCAGCGCCACTATATCGACGATTTCATCAGAATCTGAATCTAAGGAGATCAGAAAATGCTTGAATGGCAAGAGCTTTGTAGCCACGCCATCTGGGTCACAGTTGGAATCTTTGTTGTTCCATATGCTGGGATTCAGATTTGTCGTGGGTTTTATTACCTAGATGCATTCCCGCGATTCAATCGAATTTGTCGGGGCTTGTATCGTGCGGTAAAAAATTTAGTGAGCGGTATCATATCTGTCTATCAAGATGGTCCGTTCGAATTCGTTTTGTATAGCACAGCAGTGATTGTGATTGTTGCTGTTGCGATAAATAAAGCGGCAGCATTCATTTAAGAGCGCTGCTACACACAATTCAATAAAAAGAGAGAGGTAACAAAAATGCTTTACTATCGTACCAAGAGGAGTGCCAACAACAAACCCATGTATCGCGGCAAAGGGCGTAAGGCAAACGAAGAAGCATGGTCTATCTACATTGCCGACGAGCTGTTCACTGAAAAAGAAGTCGTCAAGATGAATCTGAACAGAAATTATTTGGAGCCTGTTGAAATCAAGCAAACCCAAACACATCGGCAGGGCTGTTTCCGTGTGGCGAATTTTGATGCTAATATCAAGTCGGCAGAAGCAGTGTCGAAACCGGAACCTTTGTCTAAGAACGCACAGAAAGAAGTGATTTCTCGTTTGAAGGACAGACGGTCATATAAGAGCCATCTGTCGACTAATTCTAGCGTTCGGCCGACCACAATCTTGGTTCGATTTAAGTTGCCGGTTCCGAAAAAGAACGATGCGGCTGCGGCGAACAAGTAAAGCAATTTCCAGAAATTCCCTATATACATAAAACAGTCGCGGATGATATCATAACAAAAAATATTCGCAGAGGGAACTCCGGTAGTGCAACAGCTGTGCTGCCGGGGTTTAATGCGGCTACGGGTTCTGCAGAGCCTGTACTGGTCCCAAGCCCAGAACGCGATCGCAAGTGGGGCACATAGCGTCACGATCGAAGCGGTTGCACAAACAGAAGGGCGCTCCACCGCTTTAGTGAAATTTGATTTGATTTTGATGCAAAGGCCACGCTGATAAATCAATGATAAAAGTAAACTAGAGGGTGTTACTTGAATGAGCGAAACTAAACGAAAGGAGGGTTTATAGCTTGAATTGTAAAATTTTTAGCCCGCAATCGGTGGGCGCAGCATTTGGTGCAAGGGTCGCGTCTTACTCCAATGAGAAAATTTTCATGGGATGGCGATACAAACTGTTTTGACGTCTAACTGAAATTTTTCAAATTAAATAGAATCGGCGTTGCAATGTGCTCGACGCATCCGAGCATAAGTTCACATCATACATACGAGTTTAGCGGTAGTCGCAAATAGGCATAATCGACCCATAAGTCTCATAGAAGCGGGGTGATTCCCGAACGGACAAGTTAAACGTATGTAAAGGAGCTTTCAGAAACCGGGCGACTGGTGGTACCGGGGCAGACGTAACCACATCCACTACTTGCGTAGCAAACACACAAAGAATGAAAGGATACACAATTATGGACATCACAAAACTGATTGAATCTCTTCCGTCAGAAATCAAAGACCATGTCATTGACTGTTATGATATCCAGATGGGCGAGCGGTATGGGATGGTCGTGCTGCTTGACTGTATCTTGTCGCCGGGTCAGAAGGCGCTCCTACAAGGCAACAAGCATATCATGGGATTGGAATGTGTTGCTGAGTACGTCCCCGAAATCAAGCATTCTTACTTCTACATGGTATGAGCGCTGCTATGTATAATCTGCAGAGAACGCAGCGGGTAAAAAAGGAGGATGGCAAAACAATGATGGTGTATATCTTAGATAATTCCTATTCCAAACGAGTCAAGGGACAGTCGTGGGTGATGTTTAATCATTACAATGGGGATGTTTATGGCAGTCGTGAGCGTGCTATAAAAAGGTTGACCGAAATGGCAAAATCGGTGAGTGCAGACCCAGAGTGTTATGACGTTGAATTTGATGGCAATCTTCGTTATCGTTGGAAAAACTGGAGCGGTGATGAGCTCGAACGCTATATCCAGATTGAATCAAAAGAAGTAAAATGAGGGACCGCAGCATGGGTGATTATGCAGACACTGGCTATCAGCTCCAGCATTACAAGATTACATTTCATGGGGAACTTGAAGGTAATTGGCTGAATTTTAAAACATATCACCGTGCATTCGCCAGCTACGATTGTGCGCGAAAGTGGGCGGCTAATGTGTTATATCGAAATCGCAAATATCGCGGCGTTAAGATCGAGATGGAATGAAAGGAGCACACACCTATGAATGTACCTGTATATATCGTTGAGAATCGTTATTACACGCAGAACGATAAGTTCTCTTGGACTGAATACTACCACAGCATTCAGTCTGTACATAAGAATTCTTATGGTGCCCTCGATGTCCTTCGTGCCATTTATAAGGAAGCAACTCAGTACCCAAGTAATTACGATGTGCTGATCGACGAAGAAGCAGCGGTTCCGTATGTGATTTATCGCTGGAAGGATGAAGAAAACAAACAGTACGAACGTTTCGTAGAAATTATTATTTGTGACCTGACTTGAAAGGAGTTACGTAGTATGGTTCTCAATATGACTGAACTTTCTATCGCCCAATGGTCCAACGCTCAGCTCGATGCAGCACGAAAGTTGTGTACGGATGGCGTTCTTCATGATGGGCCATTGCCTACAATTTCCCCTACGGACGCATCTATCAAAGTAAGACATATGGCATGGCAGATGGCCGAACAAATTGAGAAGTTGAAGCCGGAAGCAATCATCATCCAGGGTGAACCTGTTTTCGTGGCCACCTTCGTAAACAACTATCGTGACTTGCAGTGTTGCTCTTCTGATTACGCTGAGTGTTACTCTCCTTGCTACGCTGATGGCAAGTTTGTGCAATTCAGGAGGTTTTAACGCTGTAGCGTGTAAGGAGTCCCTAATGAAACCATTAAGAGATAATCCTATCGAAGAAGGAATCGATGATTTCTTTGAAGAAAAACAAAGACTCGAAGAAGAAAAGCAAAAACTCGAAAATGAAATTCGAGATTATGAACAGAAATATTTAGATCAATATTATGATCAATTATACGAACAAGAGCTTTCCGAACTTTTGGATTTTTATAAGGAGACATTATATGAGTGATGCAGGACGTTGGAAGCTTGGTAAAGATATGCTTACCAGCGATACGATTCTCGATCCCGTCACGTTTGATGACTTGATTCTGGCTCTGAAATGCAACTACGCATATATCGGCGAAACAGCAGTCAGAACCCAGATGAAAGAAATTCTGGATCAGCGACTGGAAGATGTCAAATATCTGATCGAAAACAACATTGACGAGATCATTGCGCTGGCATCGGATGAACCGCTTGAAGATGCTGGCCACGATGATATCACACTCGAAGAGTAGGAGTAAGATATGTTTGTCTTGACTGAAATTGTGGCCAATAATGTTTCTGCATACGTTGGCAATATCCATGTATCAAACAATGTGGAAGAACTTCAGAAAATTATGAATGCCGATTTTGACCACGATTTGAAAGAAGCAAATGATCTTTGGATGGATTGCGGATCTAATCTCAATGATAAGCCGCTGTCTATTTGTCACACATATTCTGCAAGAATCAAAACGTTAAAAGAATTCAAAAGCTGGTCGATTATGAAAGTGCCAGGGGAGGTGACGCAGTCGTGAGAAACTTATCTAAACAGAACCGCAAAAAGATCTTTGATCTGATCAAACGTGATTGTACATTTGTTGGTTCTTACGATTTGGAACATTCTGAAGAAACTGTTTTGACTTATCTCCCGAAACCCGGCACACAGATTCACAAAGATGTTGAGGAAGTTCGTGTCGTAAAAAATCGTAAGACCGGGAACTGGGTTGAATCCGTTGTTGACATTCGGTGGAAGCACGGCATGACTTTGGTGGAAGCCGAAATGATCGAGCGAAAATATCAATGCAAGTCTAACAAGTAAGGAGGGACGCAGTTGTGACACTCGAACAGGCATGCGGCATCGTTTGCAATACTGTTGATAAGCGGACGGGCAGAGAACTCGATCATCGTGAAATTTATGCTCGTTATATCGACTATCTGGGCGGTCTGGATAAGGTCAAACAGTACATTCCTATTTCACTGAAAGAGCTGCGGCGAGCCTACAAGAAGGACAAGCTGTTCAATAATACTGGTCTGGGTTTGTGGCAGAATGCAGCTGGTTATACTGCTGGCGACCCGATATGTTTCTTTGGCGGGATTTGGATGCTGTATAGACAAAACGATATCGATGTGGCGAGTTGTGCACAAGGCGTTTGTATCCTGAAAGAAGCGGCGAGAATGCTGATTGAAAGGGGCGAAGTATAATGAAATCGATCGAAGTTACATACGATGTATCCGTTCGTGGCAGCGAAGTTTGGGAGCCGGGCGAGGCGGCATTCCGGTTGGACTTTGTTGACGATGATATTGCCGCTTTGCTCCAAAAACTGGTCGGCACTCCTATCAGTCGAATGAGCGACTACGAGTATTACATCTGGAGCAAGCTCGATAGAGTTCTCGATAATTTGGAAACGCTTCGCAAAAGAGTTTACCTCAATAACTCTATCAAATCAATCAAAATCATTGGAGGTGATAACTGATGAAAGTATCAATCGAAGAGAAGCGTGCCGAAGCTATCAAGCGAATGAAAGCGTTTGGATTCTTTTCTGATACGGTCAAACTGTTTGAGAAGAATGGTACTCCACTGTCCAGTGAGCCGCCTTGGGGTGCATTTTACGCTCTAAACGATCAACAGAAAGCGGCCGTCCACGAATTTGAAGAAGAGTACGGCGGACTTGTTTACAGTGTGATCCGGTCATTCCATCAGGAGCTCGGCGTCATTGACAATCTGCTTTATGTCAGCGACGAGAAAGATGAATGGCCGTGGGATTGGGGCGACATTGAAAATATGTGTCCTTGTATCTATGCTGTCAATTACAATACACCAGAATTTTCCGAGTTTGGTTCAATCGGCGTGAAAATGGGTGTTGGAGCAGGGCTGATTCGCATTAGTTAAACTTCTTTAAGTGTTACTTAATTCACCCCATACAGTTGTAAAATCTTTAAAAGCCTACGCTAACTCACTTGACTGTAACATCATACTGTTGTATAATAGAAGCTGAAGAGCTATATATTTTGATCAGTTTGGGCGAATTGGTCAATATGCAACGAAATGTATATTTATTCAATTATTCAATTCACAATTCAAAAAAATCAGAAACAAAATAGCGAATGGGTTTGGGCGAAGTCCAATCGCGAAGCGCCTCTGATTTGAAGCCGTGGCGAGCGATGAGCGAGTGGCGGCGAAAAAAATTTTGGAAAAAGAATAGGATATTTGATGTAGTGATGATGATGTGATAGTGATGGTTGTGTAGTAAGAGGATTATAGGAGTTAAAAGGATTGTCAAGGGAAAAAGAACCATCAGGGAGAACGGAGAGAAGGAAGCGAAAGCGAAGAAGCAGCGGAGAAGAAAGCAGGGAAGGAGAAAACCTTTATGACCGATATGACCAATTTTGAGTGCGGCCGATATGAATTCACCCTCGATAAGTTCGTCGGGCTTGTCCAACAGTACGATCAATTCTCGATTCGGAGCGGCGATGATTCGTCTTTTGCCATGATTCGGGTTCCGACCAAGTGGGTCAAGCTTGAGCAGGGCGCGGCTGGTGAGGACTTTATCACTTGTCGTAACAAGCGTAAGCGAGATGGTCATCTGTTCGAGATCAACGGCGACAAGGTGACTTTCGAGATCAAAAACACCATTGGTGGCTTGGAGGGGTATCTTAAGTCGGATCTCGGAGAAGCTGTGTTTTATGTTTCGATGTGGTCGGATAGCAGCGACACAGACAAATAATAACGAAAGAAGGATCGATAACGTGGAAGAAATTGTAATGAAGGCGATTCCTGAGCACGGCGGAGTGTCGATGACTCGAGCCGAGCAGGAAACCATTATCACAATCGGGGCGCTGGACAAGATTGCCGAGGTGTGTTCTAACGATCCAATCTATTGGCGCAAGCTCGATGCCATGTGCGAAAAGTCTCCCGATGACTATAAGCTGACGAAGATTCACCGCACCAAGGACGGTTTGATTCTGTGCAAGTGGTACACAGTGCCGCGTAAACTGCTTGGGTTCAGATCTTCACGTGTCTATACGGAAGAGCAGCGGGCACAGATCGCAGAACGATTCAAACAGTATCGAGAAGCGAAGGTCGAGCTTTGATCGCTGCCAGAATCAATTTTTAGCCTGAAACGTCCTTATACGATAAGGGTTTCTCAGACATATAGTGGTTCTGTAATGAAACTGCTATATCAGCACCAAATATGTGTCTACACCCCTTATTGCATAAAGGGAAAATGGCATAATATGAAACGAGGTGATATCGTGAAGGCATTCGATAACACATCTTAGGCGAATACACTCGTGGCAATCACCGCAAGACAGTTATCGTAAAACATCGAGATGAATACGTATTTCAGTTACGGCTGCCGGTTGACCGACAGTTACGCAAAGGTAGGATGAGGTATCCCGGGGCGGAGGGGCCTGCCTTCAGCCTCCGAATGAGTCGACGGGCATCAGACCCAGTACCACTGGACGCCGAGCAAGGCAATTTGGTTGCAAAACGCCTGAAACCCAACGAAGTAGCTCATCAAAGTCCGACAGAAGCTCATCAATCGAACTCTATCAACTCGAGTTGAGCGCGTTCTGATCAATTTCGGAACCCTTTAATGATCAACCCTGAGAGCTTAAAGAGCAACAACATCATTTAGATCTCGATGAATAATAATGCATAAATATGCAGAAAGGACGAATAATATACAATGATTTATGCATAGCCAATTAAGGCGCTGCCTAACGTCTATTATAAATAAGGTAGTCGACAAAAATAGTACAAAAAGTATGTTTAAGTTCTGTTTATAATGACAATTGACGACGCAGAGAAAATGTGTTATCATCGTTTCACAAACAGGACTTAAATATACATAAGGGAGGAAAAACAAGTGAATGAGAACGAAAACGTAGCGATGCAGCTGGCGACCACAAGGAAGTTCGGCGAGCTGGAGATTCAGGTCTACGAGAATCCGGCGGTCGGTCACAGCAGGGTACAGGATGATTTCTGGATGACTCGAGAGCAGATTGGCACTGCGCTGGAATATAAAGACCCCGTAGTTTCAATTACCATGATTCACAAGCGTAACAAGGCTCGTCTTGATCAACTGAGCTCGGCTAACAAAATGTTAGTCGAGGTCGGGAATCATACGCAGATGCGTGAAGTTGTGTGTTATAGCTTGCGCGGTGTCATGGAGATCTGCCGGTTCAGCACCCAGCCCAAAGCGAACGCCTTCATTGATTTCTGCTGGGATGTGATGGTCGCTCTGATGCAGGGCGAAACAGTATCTCTGGACAGAGGGAAGGTGAGTGACGCAGAATCACGGCGACAGGCACGCTATGAAATCATGACGCAAGGCATCGAGGAACTTCGCCAGTCTCAGAACCAGCTTTGTTCTCAGATGGCCGAGATGGAAGAAAAGCGCCGGCAGGACAGGGAAGCTCTTGAGAATTTGATCCATTTCACAAAAGCAGACCTTGAGAAGGCAGAACGCATTGTGAGCAAGAGCGACATCATTATCTCCACAATTGAACAGATCAAGAAGCAGCTGGCAATGACTATTCAGCAACCAGCTCATCAGAATGGTTCTTATACTCCGCGTAAGACTTACATTCAGCCAGCAGAAACTTCGTGGAAACATGACGTTAAGGAGATGGTGAGAAAAATCTCCCACATTGAGGGTGTGCCCCAAAAAGATATCTTTAACGGCATGTACAAAACCTTCGAGAAAGAGTTCGGATGGTCGGTATACGAAGAACGAAAGCTCTACGCGAAGAAAAAGGATATTTCGGATGTTTATTCGATCCCGCTCATTGATATTGTGGAGATGGCCAACGATAACATTCGGTCAAGTTTCTATTGCCGACTCAAGGATCGCTACGAGAACGATCTTTTTGATCCAGAAGAAGCAAAGAGGCAGCCGCATGTGAGCAAGCGAAATCCGCCGATGATACCTGCCAGCATGATTCCTACACGGCATAAGGTTGAAGATCTTCCGATGGTTTTGTCTCCTGAAAATCCGGGCGGCAATGATATCAAGGTTGTGGCAGAGGTTCAGGCAGTTGAAGTTGAAGCTCCAGTGGTTGAAACGCCGGTGGCTGAAGCTCCTGCCGTTAAAGAGAAGAAAAAGAAATACTATTACTACAAGCCGAGTATCACGCTTCCGATCGTTGAACCCATTGCAAAAAAGCTGGGTGATAAGACGATTGGGTATTGGGTTACATATGCAAAGATCTATGACACGATCGGCACTGTAAAGATGGATCGGATGCGCAAGGCGTATGTACGTTCTCATAATAAGCCGCCCAAGGCTACTCCTGATATTTTCCAAAATTCTGATAAGAATTTGAAAGTGTTTAAGGAAGCCGCAAAGGTTGTGGCGGCAGCTATCTAAGCTATCTACTTTCCTCCATTGTCCTTGGGACTGACAGCCGGGAAAGACCGGCATATATCCGGGTGTAGCGAAGCTGGTATCGCGCCAAATTTGGGATTTGGAGATTTCGCCCGTTCAAGTCGGGTCACTCGGACCATGGTACAGGGTCTTTCCTTTCTACCTGTGCCTATTGTGTGTATAAAAACGGTTTCCATTAGACGAAACCGCGTGGCTGAAAATGCCGAGCAGGTACGATAACCCTGCTTTAATATGGAGCCGATGGTCGTACAACAGTTCGATTCTGTTGGGTTCCAGCTAGGTTCGATGCGACAGCGTAGTGTAGTGCGAGGTCGCTGGGGTGGCGCAATTCCACCGTGGATGCAATGCATTCATAACGCTTTGACCGAAATTGTGCGAACAGACTGCGACGGGGTAGCTCCTCGTGGAGTGAGGGTCTGGTGACAACATGAGTAGGCGATAGGATGACCTGCGAAAGTGGTTTAGTCAGTTGGTGCCCAAGCTGGCGGAGAGTGAATTTAAAAGGGCAGTCTTTGAGGATGGACACCAAAGAACAGGATGTTAAGACGCTTTGGTTACAAGGTCACTAGGTGATGCAGCTAACATTGCTGATGTGATCGATTGTACGGTTAAATCCTTCTCTCTGGGACAGTAGCTTAGTCTGGTTAAAGCTCCTCGCTCATAACGGGGTGATGAGATGAAAATCTCACGCGGGTTCAAATCCTGCCTGTCCCATAATATTAAATTAAACAAAAATAGGAGGTGAAAGTATGAAGGAAATTTGGAAAGATATTGGGATCTATAATGGAATTGACTATTCTGGTTTATATCAGGTATCTAATCTTGGCAATGTAAGATCTCTTGATAGATATGTGAACAATAACGGGGCTTTGGTTCTTAAAAAGGGACGAGTGCTGACCCCATTTGTTGCGGCTCAATACAAACGAGTACATTTGGCAAAAGATTCAGTGGTCAAAAACGTTAGTATCCATCGACTTGTGGCGATTGCATTTGTAGAAAACGATAATCCGACTGAATATACAGAAGTGAACCATAAGGATGAAGATAAACTTAACAATAGATTTGATAATCTTGAATGGTGTAATAGGGCAAGCAATCAAAAAAGTTACGCCCAAAATCACCCAATCGATGTAATTGAAAATATCAAAAAAGGTAGTTTCGTTCATAGAGTAATGCACCAGTGCCCTGTGTGCAAAAGATTTACATATAATCGCGTTTGCTGTTCTAAGGGTTGTTCAAAATTATTTAAGAGTAAAACAAAACGACCTAATAGAACTGAGTTAAAAAACTTGATTCGTACAACCACGTTTACGGAAATAGGAAAAAATTATGGTGTAACGGATAATGCGGTTCGAAAATGGTGTAAGTCGTATAATCTTCCGTATAAAACATCAGTAATTAAAAGTTATACAGAAGAAGATTGGGAGTTAATTTAACCGAGTAGTCGTGGGTTCAAAGCCCTCACGCCGCACCATTTAATGTACGAATATCAACAAATCAAAAAGGAGTAAATCAAAATGGATGACAAATATCTCAGCATCATCACGAACTTTGGTTGCCATTACAGCTGCCCTGAGTGTATCGTCCGCAATAACAAGCTCAAGATGAAGCCGACAGACGAGTATTCTTCTTATATGCAGTTGGAGCATGTTCTGAAAAACGAATGTAATGACTGCAATTGGGTATCTGTGTCTGGTGGCGGTGACCCACTTTATCACTGGTGGGAACATCAGGCGTGGTGGACAGGATTCTTTTCGGTGTGTAAAGAGCTTGGTCGCAAGATTGAGTTGCATACGAGCTATTATGATTTTGATCATGATGATGGAATTTTAATGTTTCCATTCGAACAGTTTGATAGAGTTGTGTATCATTTGCATTGTGCAGAGGACCTTTACAAGATTTGTCGCCGGGGTAAAGAAATCGTTCGAGTGGTATTCGTTGTGGACGATTCTATGGATGAATACGAAGTTAGCAGGATTTCAGCTATTGTTCAAGAAAGCGACGATATCGACGAGCTTACATTCCGGCAGTATGTAGATGAAAACTACAAAGAAACCTATCATCTGCACGGCCTTCTGCTGGCGGGGCATAAAAAGGCTTGGTGGTATGTAACTCAGTGCGATTACAACACCTACTATCATAACGGTAAACTGTACACCAAGTACATGGATATCTTTAATAAGGAGTGATTTCATGAAGCGATACCTTGTAAGTGTTTGGACACGACAGTCTTATGCCATGTGGGTTCCAGCGGAGTCTGAAGAACAGGCAAAAGAGATTGCGGAAGAGGCTTATAATTCTGAAGAAATTAGCCCAGATGACAATGAGGAAATTGACGCGATTTACGTAGTAGATGACGAAGAAGTCGAGGACGAATAAAATGTGTGAGTTTTGTCATCACGACCCAATTTGTGGCAAAAAGCTGAGACAGGATTCTGAGGTGGTAAGTTATGAAAAAACATAAAGATTTATTGCTGGCAGCCTGCGCATCGGCTGTTTCGTTTTTGAGTCTCGATGACATTTTTGAGAAACTTCTACGGCACATCTCGCTTGCTCAAATGGCAACGGGAAGCATAAGTTCTCTTTACGGACGTGTCAGCGAGTTAGCTCTTTCGGTGTCTGTAGCTCTGTCGCTTGCGATTGGAGCTGTGGTATATATTTTATTCAAAAATTAAAAAGGAGGAACGAATGAAGAAGTTCAAAAAGATTTTCGTGGTTTCGTGTGCAATCGTGATGGCGCTGACCTTTACGGGGTGTACCAAGAAAGAGGTATATACAATCGAACCTCATGAAACTGCATTTCTGATTTCACTCTCTGAGGGCGGGGGAAAACAGGCGTCCTTTGAGAGTGAGGAAATGCTCGCCGAGGCAAAGGTTGCAGCCAAGCAGGTGTACATTACTTACTCGAAGCGACATCTGTCGCCGACTGACATCATTGGTACTTGGGTTCCGGATAACATGTTGGTCGTCGTCAATAGAACTCCTGTTACTCGTGAATGGTCCGAGGGCAAGGATAGTGGTACCAGCACTGTTAACCAGTCCATCTCTGCCGAAAGCAAGGAGTCTATTGGCTTCTCCGTCGGTATGAACTGCTCTGCTCAGATCTACACTGAAAACGATGCAGTCAAGTTCCTGTATTCCTACAACAACAAGCAGCTCTCCGAGATTATGGATACTGAAATCCGTGCTCGTGTTGAAGCTGACTTTGTTGAAATGTGCGCTAAGTACACCATGAATGAGATCCTTGAGAAGAAGGCCGAGATCATGGACTATGTCCGCAAGGATGTGACTGAGTATTTTGCAGAGCGCGGTATCACGATTACTGTCCTTGGTATGAAGGATGGCATTGAGTACGACGATGCGTCTGTTCAGGATGCTATTAACAAGTCCTTTGTGGCCGAGCGCAATGACGAGGCGCAGGAGATTGAGAATCAGACCAAGATTTCCAAGGCGAATGCAGAAGCCGAGGCGAATAAAATCATTTCTGAGTCTCTGAGCGACCGGCTGATTCAGCAGCAGATGTATGAAAAGTGGGATGGTAAGCTTCCTACTTATGTCGGCGGTGATGCCAGCATCCCTGTACTGAACGATATGAAGTAACTCCGTCGGGACGGAGACGTTAAACCCGTGTCCAGAGATCAACACAAGATCTAAAAATGTGAGAATCTTGATAGAAGAAATCGGGTTCGAAGCCCATCTCGGCAGAAATGGTGAGATTCCAAATCAGTCTTGTAGTTTATAACTGGTTAAAACATCTATCAAGATTTATATGGCCCAATGGTGGAATGGCAGACACAGCAAGCTCAAACCTTGCCTTATATTCTCGGTTCAAATCCGAGTTGGGCTACCATGGGTGAGTTGCGTCGCCCAAAAAATCTCCTTTTCCTCACAGATACTTAGTGGCTCATGGGTTCCAGACATGAATCACCGTGACTGAACAAGTCGTAGCAGGTACGCAATCCTGCCTTGATATGCTCACATGGCGAAACTGGCAGCCGCGAGGGTTTTAGGGTCCCTTGTCTTTTATGACGTGGAAGTTCGAGTCTTCTTGTGAGCACCAATCTCGTATGAGTAGGATCTTTAGCGGTCAGATCCGGCCGCGCCTGTGCGAGATACCACCCCGAAAGGGGGAGTTCATTTTTATACTTCTTCGTCAATTATTCTCGGCTCACTTGAAAGAGTGCAGTTGACCTTTGTAAGCCGAGTATTTTATGTGACTGTAGCTCAGATGGTAGAGCAGCAAGCTAACTGCGCGCCGTTGGTTCAAGTCCAATCAGTCACTCCGATGCCCGCTTATAGGGTCTCATTCCTCCTATTCGGGCTTTACCTCTTTTCTTCCTTGTTATTCCCGGCTCCATGGCGCATGTTATGGCAATAAGGCGTAGTAAGCCGGGTTTATATGCAGCGGTCGTATAACGGTTAGTACATCGTCCTTCCAAGTCGATGGCGTGGGTTCGACTCCCATTCGCTGCTCCATTGTGTGCGACGGTTTGAGACTCCTACATAGAAATCCAGCCGGGTAAGTCCGTCCACAACCGGTGTAGGTAGACATCTTTACTCATTAGGTCTCTAACTAAATGAGGAATAGAAAATCAGTTGTTCCAGCTAGATCGGGGATTGGCCGTTCATTGGCAAACGACAGGTATCACACCGGTAAATGATACTGAGCCAAATAGGAAGGGGAATAAGGTGCAAGCCGAGTAGCTGTCGGACGAATACCCTTCAGGTAGCCAGTAAACTGGAACGTAAAACGAATGTTGGCTGTTTCTGATTTTCTTTTATATGCTACCATGATGTAACTGGCAGGCATGAGGGACTTAAAATCCCTTGCTGGAAACAGCGTGCGGGTTCAAATCCCGCTGGTAGCACCACTGTTCAAATATCCACACACAAAAATGAAAGGAGCTAAGCGATATGAAGATTATTATTGAAACTAAGGACGATAAATACGTAGCCGGTGTTTATGCTGACGATGGAGAGAATACCGAAAACGATACGATCATTGATTGTGCTGTAAACGGGTTTCTTGCTATCATTCGTTTTTATATTCTTAAAGACGAAACCCTTACGATGGAAAACAAGAAGAATGTTATGTCCGATCTATGCGATGCAATTAAGAAAAAGCTCTTGGAAGCAATTGAAGAGGAGGGCGCAGCCGTATGAATTCGATTATTAGTCCGTGGGTGTTTTATCTGATTGGCATGGCTGACACCATTCAGATTTTGGCGCTTTTCGCTTCTATTGGTTTTGTTGCCATCTCTGGTTTTTTGTGGTTTGATTGGTTGCATGATTTCGCTCGTTATGGAGAAAAGGATGAAGATGTTTTAAGAGAGCGCAAGATTGTTGTAAAGATGTCAATTGCGGCAATTGTGAGCTTAGCGATTCTTGTCTTTACTCCTTCTTCCAATACCTGTTATAAAATGCTCGCTGCTGATATGTTTACACAAGATAACATCAACAACGCCACTGAATATGTCACTGATGTAATCGACTATGCAGTCGACAAAGTAAAAGAACTCAGCCCTACAACTGGAAATGAAAGGAGCTAAACATTATGATCACCATGTCACATGAGGAGGTTCTCGAGACAATTCCGTTTATGTTTGTTTGCGAAACTCGGGAAGGCGCTCGTTGGAACAGTGGCACTCGCCGTAGGCTCTGGAACGAACAGTTTACCAAACAGGAACAAGCAGCGTGTGCAAGATTGTTTAAGATGGCGCATGAGTGGGCGCTTATTCGCGGTGTTCCTGATGTTGTTCGGATGGATCAGTCTACATATTGGCTGTGGATTAAGCTTGGCGAGTTTTGTGAAATGTTATGATCGCGAGGTGATGACGTGAAGGTTTATGTTCTTCATGACTGTGTCGAAAATTCTTACGAATGGGCGTTCGCTTGTGTTGGACACGTTTATGCGAATCATGCAGACGCGGCAGATAGGATGCAGGATTTGTTCTTAGAGTGTTTGAACGAACACGACGTAAATGATGCAGAAAGTATGCGAGATAGCTACATTGACGATTGGGGAGCGCGTGTTGCGGATGTTCCGGCTGGTTATCGTCACACGTGGACAATTACTGAGGAGATGGTCGTATGAAATATGATTTACGCGTTGGGCAAATGGTTCGAATTGGGAATGAAATTGGTTCGTTGGACTTAAATTACCATAAAAGAGGCTATATTATTGGCTTCGGGAACAGCGGATATCCAATTGTTGATATGATTGACCCATTCAATACTGGTACCACCAAGGTGGATTGGTGTCCACAGAGATTTTGGGAGCCGTGTCCAACAAAACTTACTTGCAAATCACTTCTGTGATTTTATTTTTTTGGTCACACAAACATAACTTAAACATAGTAAGGAGTGAAGAAATGGTTATCAAGTATGTTGACGGCCACTATGAAATCGTATCGGCGGATAGTGGTCAGTTTATTCAGTCGGCCGATACATGGGACGAAGCTCTGGATGATATGAAGGAGCTATTGCAAACCGCATAAGGTACAACGGGTGATTGCCCGTTTACATATCAATCTTTAATTACAAAGGAGAAAAAAATCATGAAAGCAATCGTTAAGTTCAACAACCTGTTCGTCACTTCCGCATACGATGTCGCTACCCTGAAGAAGGTCGAGAAGTTCCGTCCCGAGGCTTTGAAGCTGTATGAGGGCGAGGGCAAGGAGAAGAAGCTTGTGAGCGCCATTGCTGTTGCTTCTAAGGATGATATCAGCAAGTTCGGCGTGGCTTTTGCTCAGGATGCAGTCACTGGCGATAAGGTTGCCGTTTTGAGCCGTCCTGTTCCTGCTGGTATGAAGTCTGAGGCAGAGATCAAGGAGTGGGTTCGCGACATGATTGGTCTGACCATTGTTCGCGGCACCAAGATCGAGGAGCAGATCGCAGCCGCTATGGAGTCCATCAACGCTGATGAGGCTGCCATGAATGCTGCAATCACTATCGATGGTGAGGACGCAGACGCTGAGTAAGAGCGCCGCTGAGGTTCCACGCCGGATGTTCCTGCGCAATACGTCCGGCATTTTAACGAGTAAACGATATTTTTCAAATTAAAAAGGAGAACATACTATGATTAAGATTTGGGTTACTACTAATGACGACAAGATCGAGGACGTTGTTGCTACCAGCATGACCCCGAAGGATGTGTTCGCAAAGCATGGCGTGAACTACGCAAATGGTCAGAGCACTCTGGATGGCTGCATTCTGACGGTGGCACAGCTGAACACTCCGCTGTCTGAGCTGGGCGTCGGCGATGAGGTGTATCTGGCCTCCATCTCCAAGCACGACAATGCGACTGGTATGAACTAATCGCACTAATTCGAAAATAAACCGCTGAATTCGTTATTGGTTACAACGATATTCTAAACACTGCAGCCGCTGGCAGGCCGGTTAAAGTCTGCCTTATATGTGTCCAGTATCTGGGCTTTGAAATTAAATAGGAGGAAATACATATGGCTTTCACAGCTTATTCCAGCAAGATCGGTTCGAGAGATTGCGACGAAGCATATCCGTTGATTTTGAATTGTGACAATAGCAATCTCAACGATAATGTGATGTTGTCTGTACTGCGCGTTCTGATCAATGATGACCGTATCAAGCATTCTATTTCGGGAGGACATCGCATTCAGTCAATTATTGATTGCCAACAGTTCTATATGGGCGACGACGAAAAGTTCACTAAGGACATGTTCGTTCATGAAGATAACGCTTTCAATCAGATGAAATTTGGCATCATGTTTCAGACGATCGACGATAAGAAAGCAGACGCCATTATTTCTGAGTTCAAGAAGTACAATGCGGATTACGAAGCTGCCGGTTGGAAGATCATGGATGTTGCAGCTAAGTACATCGATAAGAATGGCAACGTCTATGTATATCAGAATGAAAAGAAGCAGGGTGTTGTCGTTGTTTGTGCTAAGAAGAATCTGATTCAGGCCATGCACATGGCAGCGAGTTGTTTGCCAAACCTGATGCCGTGGTTTTTCGCTGATCAGCCGCTGACTGATGATGAGAAGGCGATGCTGCGTACTCTTTATGATCAGGACAACAAAGCTTTCGGCAAATACATGGAGAAGGCATACGAGACCGGCGATTTCTATGGTAAGAAGTTGCGTGGTGCTCTGAAGGGATTTTGCAAGAAGGATTACGCCAACGAAATTTCTCGGCAGGAACGATACATTCGTAGTATTCAAGATGATATTGAAAGTAAATATAACGATATCCGTGAGAGAAATAAAAGTCTTGAAGAAGCTCAATTTAAACTCACTATGATCATGGACCGTGCTTGCTGCACTGAGGATGACGAAGCTGCAATTGTTAATTTCCTGAAGCGCTGCAAGACGCTGGTTTATCTTGACTCCAATAGTGATCGAATCTCTATTGGTTATGTTGGCACGCTGAACGATTGTGATGAGGGCGAGTTCCGCACTTGTGTTGAGAAAAAGGCAAATAGTCGAAGCTACATTTTTCAGCGTTCGCCGTATGACACGGAACTTACGAAAGATTTCTTTGTGTCAATTTGGAAGACCCATCGGTTCGCTATTCGCACTTACTGTGAATGGCGACTGTATTCCAGCTGCAAGGTTGAAGCAATTCGTGGTTCTGATATGCAAGGTCGCTCTGATTTGATGAAGGATCGTATTCGTCAGCCTCATATCGATCGGCATGCGTGCTATAGCGGTTATCGAGAGATGCTCAATGCGCTTAGTGTAAAACACGATTACATTGGCGTCCTGACTACGATTATTGGTTCAAGCGCATCCATCAACTGGAAGGATGGCACCGTTGTAAGCGATCTCATGTATGATTTGTTTGACGAATCCTATATCAAAACTCGCAAGTGTATCGAGGATAACGCGGGCAACTTGTACACGGTGGCAGAAGTATTTGACATTCTCAAGAACGAGAAGGACGCAGCAGCACCAGCAGAAGTAGTAAAGAAGGAGGTCGCTGAAGATGAAGCCCATTAACATCACGGAGCAGGTTGTAGCAGATATGGCACGTGAATTTGTTCAGGAGCTGTATAAGACCGGTAGGGTTAAGACGGATTCTTTCTCATACAAGAAGAACTTTGCGTCTGTTAAGAAGGATGCTGTCGAGGTGAATTTCACCTATGAAGCGTATTCTCAGATGTTTGCGTTGATTGATCACTTCGATTGTGAGGTTGCATGGCGCGGCATTGTGAATCGTATCGATAAGACGCATTTTCAGATTACCAAGATTCTGTTGTATCCTCAGACTGTGACTGGCACCACCGTAGACACCGACCAGGAAGAATTCTCAAAGTGGTTTCAGGCGCTGCCTGTTGAAACGATTCGCAACCTGAGATTTCAGGGACACAGCCATGTCGATTTCGGTGTAACGCCGAGCAGCCGCGATATGGAGGATCAGTGGCGATTCATTGACGGACTCAAGCCGACGAGTTATCAGATTTTTATGATCTGGAACAAGAAGCGGCAGTACAATGTTCGCGTCATTGATCTGGCCGACAATGTCATCTATGAGGGAGCCGATGTCAAGGTTACTGTTGGAGATTTTGACTCGACTCGATTTCTCGAAGATGCAGACAAAACGGTTCGAAAGCGCCCTGTATATGTCGCAAGCACAGTCGCAAATTACGGAGCTTATGGAGCAGGCACCTACTATGGTAAAGCAGTTACGCCGCAAAAAACGTACCCGCAAACAGTTGCCACGCAAACGCCAGTGCCGCAAATCAAGACGGTAACTGGTGCAGCGGCTCCGAAAGTCAATGAAGTGTCTGAGACTCGATATCCAATGGTCAATTATTACAAGGAGAATCCAGAAGATCTTGATACGTGCTGGAATTCCAGCTGTTTTCCGTATGACAATTAAAGAAAGGACTACAAAATGAATCTGAGTAAGCTTGAAATGGTATTCAACCCCGATGACGTCAGCGGTCAGATCCACATTATTGGTTGTGGTTCGGTTGGCTCTACCGTGGCGGAACTTCTCGCACGGTATGGTCTGAAGAATTTCACGCTGTGGGATATGGACGAGGTTGAAAGCAAGAATATCGTCAACCAGATGTTCTTCGCCAACAATATTGAAGCTCCAAAAGTCGAGGCGGTTCGCGATATTATCTGCGCCATCAATCCTGATGCCAAAGATGATATCGTTTTGAAGCCGAATGGTTGGCAGGGCGAGATGATTCGCGGTTATGTGTTCCTCGCGGTCGACAACATCGAAATTCGCAAGCAGTTCATGGAAGCGAACAAGTACAACCCGAACATCAAGGGTGTGTTTGATATCCGCACTGGGTTCCATGATGCACAGTGCTGGGCAGCGGATTGGAGCAAGGAAAAAGACCGAGAGAATTTATGGAATTCTATGAACTTCTCTCATGAAGATGCGCAGGCTGGCACTCCGGTTTCTGCATGTGGTATCGTTCAGGGTCTCGCCCCGACTGTTCGTTTCGTGTGTTGTTTGGCGGTTACGAACTTTATCAATTTCGCGACCAATATCGCACTTTTGAAAAAAATGATCGTTGCAAATCCGTACACTTTTAACGTTACGGCTGCATAAAGAATAAATAAAAAAAATCGTGATGAATTACTGTTGAAATATACAGTCCTGCCGGATGACCGACAGGTTCGTAAAGGTAAGATCATATACATCCCACCGGGAAACCGAGGCGTGTGATCGCATGCGGCGTACGTCGACTCCGCAGGTATGCTGATTCGTCGATCAAAATAATCAACGTAGACACGTACCGGCAATGAGCTCAAAACGCAAACTCGCAGGAAGACGTCCCGTCGAAGGCGCCTCCCTGAACATACAAACCACCATTTAGATCACGATTTAGAAGAAGAGGTAAACATATGTACGTTACTTATTGGAATCCGCCGAGAACAAGGCAGATTACGTTTGATGAAATCCTTAGCGGAGTCGTTGACGTAAACCAGTTGAAATATGCTGGCGATGAAACTTCTACTCGAACTGTACAGCGTAATGGGTTGAATGATCGTCTCGTAGCAATTACAAACGTTACCAATATGATTGCACGGCTCGCGGAATTCAATCAGAAATACGCTCGTCTTGAAGCAGTACGTGACCTGTCGACGTATTACTATCACTTTGAAATTCCCAAGAAGACTGGTGGCGTTCGTCCAATTGATGCACCGAACAATGAACTGAGCGATGCGTTGGTTGAGTTGCGGACACTGTTAAAAAGTTTCATGATTGCTGATTATCACACGGCAGCACACGCATATATCAATGGGCGCGGTACTCTGAGTGCAATTAAAAAGCATCAGGCGGGACACAGATATACAGTAAAAGATCGTGAGACTGGGAAAGAAAAGATCGTCACCTATGAAAATAACTGGGCTGTCAAGTTTGACTTTCATGGATTCTTCCCGAGCTCCACTCCTGAGTTTATCTACAGTATGTTCAGCAAGATTTATCCGTTTTCTCTCATTATGAAGGATCGAAATGGATACAATCAGCTGACTAAAGCGATGCGTCTGTGCTTCTTGAACGGCGGTCTTCCGCAGGGAACGCCAATCAGTCCGTGGATCACGAACGTTATGATGATCCCGTTTGATTATATGTTAAACAAGAAGCTTTCTTACAAATATACTATGAAAGACGGCATTTCTCGCACTTTTACATACACCAGATATGCAGACGATATCACCATCAGCTGCTATTTGAGTTTTGACCCGATGGAAATGCAGGATATTATCAAAGAGACGTTGGACGCAATCAATGCTCCGTTTACTTTGAATGAAGAAAAAACGCATTATGGTAATCGGCATTCGAGCGAAAACTGGATGCTCGGTCTGATGTGGAACGCCAATAACGATATCACAGTCGGATGGCGCAATTTTAAGGACTTCAAGAAGATGGTATCTAATTACATCGTCTGCAAGAAAGAAGGAAAAACGTGGGATCTTGAAGACCTGCAGCAGTTTAATGGTAGGCTGAATTACTACCGTATGGTAGAAAAAGAATCGGTCGACACGGTGATTTCTCGGTACAACGAAAAGTATCGTGTTGATATGATGGCAATGCTCAAAGCTGACTTAAAACCAAAAGAAGGAGTTGTTTTCTAATGATTGAAATGATGTGTAGAGATGGCGGCACTCCAGTTGAATTGCTCGATCAAGCGGCAAGTGTCGTAGAGGAATCCATCGGGTGTCCAGTTGACCTGTTGGATATCGACGATCACAGAGCAATGGTCTATTGGGGGCCGTCTGATGTTGCAAGCGCAATCAAGGAACTCGGTATCAAAGAAATCGATGCAGAGGATATGAGCTTATGTGCAGATCTCTTGTGCGATTTTGAAGTGAATATTCATCAGGCAATGCTTGAGGCCGGACACGACGCTCTACAGAGCTGTTTGGAATGTCTTGTTGATGAACTGCGAAAACAGGACAAAGAATCCAAGTAATTATATATTGTAATCTCTTTTGAATATCGGGCGTTTTACGTCGCGAGCTGCCGGATGACCGACAGTTATGAAGAATACCATAGCACGCTCATACGGGCTCCATGGGCTGCCTGGGGTTGGCAGCCACGCCCTCCTGAGCTATTGATCAAATTAGTTCGCAAGGGCGGAGTCTCCGTTCTGCAGCCTAATCCCAGCAGAGCTGGAGATCGCGGCTGCAATCACTGCGACTCATTGGCCATCAGAACATTTACTCGACAATGCTTCCGGGATCAAAGATCCCTCCAAATTATCTCGCAAATGTTCTTCTAGCCAAACTGTTACTCACAATTTAGAAAAGAGATTGATTATGGATTACAAATATAAAATTGGACAAAAAGTACGAATTCGGAAAGACTTGACAGCCGGCGCAAAATATCCAATGCAAAGCGGAGAAAGCTATGGTTGCGATCTGGGAGTTAATGAAGATATGGAAAGACACCGTGGTCAACTTATGACAATTGAACGTCAATTCTGTGGTGCTTATACACTCTACGAGGATTACAAAAAATGGGGTTGGACTGACACGATGTTTGAGTCTCCAAAACCACTTACATGTAAAAGTCTTTTGTAAAGGAGTGAATTTTAATGGCAGAAACCGCAAAGAAAGTGGTACAAAAAACCATTCTTTTTCCAGTTGAAGATCAGATCGCAAAACTCGTCGTTACAGAGGACGATATTGAACGAATTATTCAGCAGGCAGTTAAAAGTGCCACTGCAACGAAAAAAGCACGGAAACCTCGTCGGACGGATAGTCTTTATCTCAAGGATGGGCGCAGAAAGCCAACTCCGGCAGACCCTATCAAGTCAAAGGAAGATTTCAAGAAAATTGTTGATTACCTTGGGTCTAACGGATCTGAAGAAATCGCACTTAGAAACAAAACGATGTTCATTCTCGGTTGCTCAATTGGTGTTCGATGCGGCGATTTGTTGAAGCTTAAAACGGCTGATGTTTATTATGAGAACGCTCATGTAAAAGATCATGTTGAGCTGATCGAGCAGAAAACCGGCAAGCGAAACGTGTGTAAGATTTCTCATATGGCAAAAGAAGCTTTAAGAGAATATTATCAGGCAATTAGTTTTCGAATTGACCGCGACACGCTTCTTTTCCAGAGCAAGAAAGGTGGACAGCTTAACGTTAGATCGGTGAGTAACCTTTTGAAGAAAGCCGGTAAGGCGTGTGGTTTGGACATTGAGCTATCCACTCATAGTATGCGTAAAACTTATGCCATGGCAGCATTACAGAGCGCCGAGGGTACAGTTGATGGAGCGAACATCTTGAATATTCTCCAAACAAAATTTAATCACAGCGACCAGCGTATTACGATGAGATATATCAAAATGGATCAGGAAAAGCTTGATAAGGTCGCTGAAAATGTTTCTGACTGGTTTGAAGGAGAATGAACTATGAACTATAAGTTTAAACCCGGAGATAAAGTAACAGTTAGAAAAGATTTATCAGATCGTAAAATATACAAGATGTTGTCAGGAGAAACTCCATATGATGACATTATTGCTATTCATTCTATGGAAAATCTTCGAGGGAAACAAGTAACAATCGAGAGTTATGATTGTTGTGGGAATGTAATGTGTTACAGGGTAAAAGAAAGCTCCAGATATTGGACAGATGAAATGTTCGAAGAATCTAAAAAACCGTTTACATGTAAAAGTTTATTATGAAAAGAGGTAAGAGAACGTGTCGAAAAGCAAGTACAAATATAAGAATGAAGAAGCAGTTCGCGTCAGGGAAGATCTTCAATCTGGAACAGTTTATTACATGAGATCTGGTCCAGAACCGGATACCAATGGTGTGGAGACATCATGGAGTGGACGTGGGCAAGTAGGTTATCGTGGACAAATTGTACATATTTCTCACAAGGCAAACGGTCGATACAAAATTCTTGAAGACGGAAAAACATATTATTACACAGATGAAATGTTCGATCGTCCAAAGAATTTGATTTGCAAAAGTTTATTGTGAGGGTTTGAAATGGAATACAAGTATAAACCCGGCGACAAAGTTAGAGTCCGCTCAGATCTTCATGAGTCCGGAAGTTACAAAATGGTAAGTGGAACAAGATGGGGATTTAGTCCCGGAGTTAATAGTGCTATGTGTAGTTACGCTGGTAAGATTGCAACGGTTTCACATTGCTACATTACATATGTTTTAGAAGGATTCGGTAATTGGTCGTGGAGTGATGAAATGCTTGAGCCGGCTAAACCGCTTTGTTGCAAATCATTGTTGTGAGGTGATTGTATGAATGAAATCTGGTGCGTGATTGAATGCAGTTCAGATGGCGAAATCTTTCAGCCTGATTTTTTTACTTCAAAGGAAGAAGCGGCTGCATTTATTGAGGAAGAGACCAAAGAATGTCTTTTCAATATGGCAGATTTATCCGGGGCTGATAGAATGACTGATATCGTTGACGGGGAACCGATTGGCGAGGTATGGACAGATAGATGCAGTTGGGTTTGGCATAGTTTTGAAGTTACAAATAAAATTGAAAAATTAAAGGAGAATAATAACAATGTCTGATTTCAAGAAATTTCGTGCACTGCTGCAGGACCACTTCAATGAGATGGTGAAGAGTGAGAATCCACTGTTTGTCACTGACGCTGATGAGGATGAACTGTACAATCTGTATCTTGACAGCTTCCCGGCCGGCACGAATGAGTTGTTCCGTAAGCGGCGTGAGTATGATTGCTCCTGCTGCCGTCGTTTCGTGAAGAATATCGGCAAGCTGGTAGCGTTTGATGATGGAAAAATGATTACTGTGTGGGATTTTGATGCAAAATCTGCCAAGTATCAGCCTGTTGTGGACGCTCTGGATACTTATGTGAAGAGCCGCACTATTGTGAATCCGTACTTTGTCAGTCGCAATATGATCGGTTCTGGCAATATGTTCGGCACCGAGATGAACTACGAGTACGATGAGAACCACAAGGACGTGCATACTTGGGATCATTTCGCAGTTAAGATTCCACAGCGTTTCGTTGTGCGGCCTGATGATGTGGCTACCAAGATGGCTCAGTGGCGTGATTCTGCAAACGTATATAAGCGTTCTCTGGAAGAACTGACCATGGATGCTGTTGATACTGTTCTGGAGCTGATTGCACAGAATAGTCTGTATCGTGGTAAGGAATTTGAAAACGCCGTCAAGGTATTCAAGACTAACAAAATCGAATACGACAATACTCCGACTGAGAACAAGGCCGCTTATGTTTGGCTGGCACCGGCGTGGAGCGATATGGGACAGCTTCGTATCCGTAACACCGCTATCGGTACTTTGCTGGTAAATCTGAGTGAGGGTATGAACGTGGATGCAGCCGTTACTGCCTTCGAGAAAGTTGTTGCTCCTGCAAACTATAAGCGTCCCAAGGCGATTTTCACCAAGAAGATGTTGGAAGATGCACAGAAGACTGTCACCGAACTTGGCTATATGAGCAGTCTGGGTCGTCGGTTTGCTACTCTGGACGATATTACCGCCAACAATATCTTGTTCTGCAACCGTGATGCTGCTTCTCGTATTGCTGGTGCTACAAATCCGTTTGAAGCAATGGCTAAGACTGTTGCGATTGATCCCAAGAAGTTTAACCGTGCAGAGGAAATTGGCATCGACAAATTCATTAAGAATGTGCTGCCGACCGCGACCGGTCTGGAACTGTTCATGGAGAATCGGTTCTCGAAGAATATGATGTCTCTGATTGCGCCTCAGGATAAGAGTGCACCGTCTATGTTCAAGTGGCCGAATGGTTTCAGCTGGGCATATACCGGCAATATGGCAGACAGCCAGATTCGGGAGAACGTCAAGAATGCTGGCGGCAAGGTGGATGGCGTGCTGCGTTTCTCTATTCAGTGGAACGATAAGCCGGGTGAGTACGATGCAAACGATGAGGATGCTCATTGCATTGAACCCGATAAGAATCACATCTACTTCGGCAACTGTTGGAATCCTCGTACTAATGGCCGCTTGGATGTGGATATCACTCATCCTAATCAGTGTAAAGCTGCGGTCGAAAATATTACATGGCCTGATATCAAAAAGATGAAGGAAGGCGAGTACAGCTTCTATGTGAGATGTTTTGCTAGTCGTGGTGGTAAAACTGGTTTCCGTGCCGAGATTGAATTCGATGGAAACATCTACTCGTTTAACTATGATAAGCCACTGCATCAGGGTCAGGATGTCGCCGTGGCAAAAGTCACGCTGAAGGATGGCAAATTCTCTATCAAAGAGCTGCTGCCCAGTTCTACTAGTACCCGCGAGATCTGGGGTGTGAACTCCAATCAGTTTGTGCCTGTTTCTGTGGCTATGTACTCTCCGAACTATTGGGATGAGCAGACTGGTAATGGCAACCGTCACTACTTCTTCATGCTCAAGGATTGTGTCAACCCTGAAAAGCCTAATGGCTTCTACAATGAATTCCTGAAAGCGGAACTGCTACAGCATAAGCGTGTGTTTGAGGCACTTGGTTCTCAGATGGCAGTCCAGTCCGTTGATGATCAGCTGTCTGGCGTTGGCTTCTCTGAGACGAAGCACGATTCCTTCATTGTCAAGGTGCAGGGCGCTACTGAGAGAGTTCTGAAAGTGGTGATTTAATGGCTCGTTACAAAGTTGGGGATAAGGTGCGCTTAATCGATAATTTTGTGCAATACAAAGAGTATTATATGCGAGATCGGAATAACAATCCCGGATATACTATAACAATCAAGTGGTCATTAGAAGAAAGAATGAAACTTGCTGGAAAAATTGTGACGATTGCTGAAGTTGGAGAATACTACCGAATCGAAGAAGACAACCATAGTAAACATTGGACTGATGATATGTTTGTTGGCACGACAAAATGTCTTGTTTGTCGGTCGTTACTGTAATTTTGAAAGGGGAAATTATTATGGAAAAGAATCTGTTTGAAATCGCAACTCGTAATCGTTACCGTTTTACCTACAAGGGCGTCATGACTGTTGAGGATCTGTGGGACCTGAATGTTGAGGCTCTGGATGCAATCTTTAAGACTCTGAATCGTCAGAAGAAGACCGCAGACGAGGACTCTTTGCTGGCTGTTAAGAGCGCCGAAGATACTGAGCTGGCAAACAAGATCGAGCTGGTCAAGTATATCGTATCTGTCAAGTTGGCTGAGTCCGAGGCACGTGTGAATGCTGCCGAGAAGAAGGCGCAGCGCGATAAGATTATGAAGATCGTAGCAAAGAAGAAGGACAAGGAGCTGGAAGACATGGACGTTGACCAGCTGATGAAGAAGCTGGAAGAGCTGAACTGAGAAGGGAAGTATCAAAAATGAAAGTTGTTGAAAGCGCAAGCAATCTGTTCCTGTATGGCGACGATATGAAGGCGTATGACAAGATCCCGGCGGGTACCTATGATATCCACTGTTCTGAGATGACCGGTTTCTATCTGTCCCGCCGCCCTGATATGGTCATCAACGAAAAGGTGTATGGTGTCCAGAGTGGCAAGGTTGCCAAAGTGCTGAATTCGTTCAAAGCGTTCAACCGCAACTTGGGTGTCATCCTCAGCGGCAATAAAGGCATCGGTAAATCTCTGACCGCTAAGATGATTGCAATCGAGGCCATCAAACAGGGCTATCCTGTCATTCTGGCTAACCGCTATATCGGCGGTATCGCCAATTTCATTGAATCCATCAATCAGGAAGTTATGATCCTGTTTGACGAGTTTGATAAGACCTTCAAGTCCCGGGACAATGAAAATCCGCAGGATACGATGCTGAGTCTGTTTGATGGCACCAGCGCGGGCAAAAAGCTCTTCGTTGTCACCTGTAACCAGCTCAATGGCCTGAACGATTATCTGGTCAACCGTCCCGGTCGCTTCCACTATCACTTCCGCTTCGATTACCCGGGCGCCGACGAGGTCGAAACCTATCTCAAAGATAAGCTCGAAGAGAAGTATTACGATCAGATCCCAGCTGTGGTCGATTTTTCTGGCAAGATCGATCTGAACTACGACTGCCTGCGGTCTATCGCCTTTGAACTGAATCTGGGTACTCCATTCGCAGAGGCTATCAAGGATCTGAATATCATCAATATGAACGAGACCAGTTACAAGCTCACTGTTTTATTTAAGGATGGTTACCGTACATCCTGCACCAAGCGTTTTGATATGTTCAATGGTGCACAGCGTATCTATTTTGAGATCAAGCTGAAGGATGGCTTCTGGCCTGATTGCTACATCAACACCGAGGATATCCAGTATAACCCCGCCAACGGCGAGCAGTTCATTGATGGCAAGAAGGTTGATGTGGTCAATCCGTATTCCAAGAACGTAGAGGATGAAAAAGATCGCTATGAAGCCTTTGAAAAGGATAATGGCGTGGCCAAGGTCATCATTTCTCGTGCTCGTGAAAGAGACATTCACTACATGGTCTAAGGAGGCTCAATATGGTCAAAGCAAATTATTATGAAATCAGTTCTTTCCCTGATGGCACTCCGCTGATTAAGAAGGATAAAGCTATCAATTATCTCAATGCGATCAATATCGTCTGGACTTTTGAATCCATGGCAGAGCTCCCCACAGTCATTATGATCGCAAAGGACGCAAAGGATAACGGGGCAGAAGTCGAGCTGTTTATGCCGTATATTCCGAACGCTCGTATGGATCGCGCCTATCACGACGAGGATGTGTTTACTCTCAAGTGGTTTGCCGATGAGATCAATCGGTGCGGATTCAACCGCGTTGTTGTATTTGATCCTCACAGCGATGTGGCTCCGGCTCTGATCGATCGTTGTGAAGTACACACTCCGATTCGTGAGATTTGTCAGGCAATCGAAGAAAGTAAGCCTGATGTAATCTACTTCCCGGATGCCGGCGCAATGAAACGATACGAAGGGACTGTTCACTGGGCACTGGATCGTGTTGGCTGTAAAGCTTATATCATTCACGGAGACAAGAAGCGCGAGTGGAAGAGCGGAAAGATTCTCGGCTTGGATGTCACCGGTTATCCTCCCAAGAGCGGCAAAGTTCTGATGATCGATGATATCTGTTCTTATGGCGGAACGATGTTCTATTCGGCCAAGAAGCTGAAAGAGCTCGGTGCTGGCGATATCGATATGTATGTCAGCCACTGCGAGAACAGTATTCTGGACAAGGAGAGCGGCCATCTGTTTGACGACCCAGAGCTGATTCATATGGTCTATACCACGGACAGTATCTTCACCGGAAACCACGACAAGATCACTGTTTTTGAACACAAGTGGGATGAGGACTAATATGGAAATTTGGACATTGGATATCCATTTTAATACAGACGGGGATTTTGGTTGGCAGCTTGCTCCGGTTGCTATGACCTATAGTGCAAACGATCAATTTTACAGGCTGAGTGTGCTTCGAGAAGTTAAAAATGATGTCGAAAAACGTCAAGTAACTGACGAATTTACTTGGATTTTAAAACAGTTGATTGCAAATCTTCATACCGACAAAAATTATGTTTTTGACTACGTTGATGAAATGCTAAACGACTCTCTTGATGAAAAGTGGAAAGAAGATTTTTGTCATGAACTGTCTGGCAACTATGATGGTTCATACGTCCAGTTCCATATTCATACATCAAAAGATAAAATGTCTTTCAAGGTTAACTGCACAAGAGAAGAGTACGAAAAAATTCAAAAGAAGTATGGAAACTGCCTTGGAATCGATGGAGGGCAGGTTGTAAAAGAATTATTGAAGGGCTAAATATGAAGTATATCTGAGGAACATGAATGAGAAAGTTCAAAGATATTGAAATTGGTGGTCGTTTTTTTGATTCGTCAGATTATTATGCAACACTGTATATTAAAACACCTCTTATCAAAGATAATTTTGGATTTGAATTTAATGCAGTGTATGAGGCGTATGTCGATGAAGCGCATCCGAATGTGAAGCGCCCCGCATTTTTTAGACCAGACGACCCAGTAAAGTAAAGGAGAGAATTTAAAATGATCAATATTAACCCTATGCTGCTGTGCGATTTCTACAAGACGACTCATAGTAAGCAGTTCCCGGCTGGCACTACTAAGCTGGTTAGTTATTTCACTCCGCGCATGAGCCGTCTGGATGGCGTGGATGAAGTTGTTGTGTTTGGTGTTCAGGCGTTCTGCAAGAATTATCTGCAGAATTATTTTAAACGTTGGTTTTTTGATTTCCCAAAGGAGTGGGTTGTCTCAAATTATCAGCGTGTCCTGGACGCAACCATTGGCAAGGACGCTTATGATATCGATAAGATTGCTGCCCTGCATGACCTGGGCTATCTTCCTGTCGAGATCAAGGCGCTGCCAGAAGGCACTCGTTGCCCCATCCATGTGCCGTTCCTTGAGATGAGCAATACGCATCCTGATTTCGCATGGGTTCCGCAGTTTCTTGAATCTTTTATGAGTTCTGAGCTGTGGCATCCGATGATTTCTGCAACGGTCGGAACTCTGTATCGCGATATCGTGGACAAGTATTACGATGAAACCGTGGAGGATGGCGTGCCACATGCTCGTGCTCTGGGCGATTTCAGTTTCCGTGGTCAGGAGTGTATGCAGTCGGCAGTTAAGTCAAGCGCCGGTTGGTGTCTGAGTTTTCTGAATACGGCTACTGTCCCTGCGATTCCGTATCTGGAAGAAATGTATCGCTGCAATTGTGAAGAAGAGCCTGTTGCGTTTGGCGCTGTTAGCACCGAGCATAGCGTGATGTGTTCGAATTTCGCAGTCGATGGCGATGAGATCACTTTCATCCGCCGGGCGCTGACTGAGCTGTATCCCAATATGAGTTTCAGCATGGTGTCTGACTCCTATGATTACTGGAATCTGGTTGATAACATTCTGCCGCAGCTCAAGGATGAGATCATGGCGCACAATGGCACACTGCTGATTCGTGGTGATTCTGGCGACCCGGTCGAAATCGTTACGCAGACCGTCTATCATTTGTGGGATATCTTCGGCGGCACGGTCAACAGCAAGGGTTATAAGGTGCTCGACCCTCATGTAAAGGCTCTGTATGGCGACTCTATCACTGTGCAGCGCTGTGAAAAGATTTATGCCGAACTCAAGGAGCATGGTTTTGCCTGTAACAATGTCAGTCTCGGCGTTGGTTCCTTCTCCATGCAGTGCATCGAGCAGAATGGTCAGTTGAAGCCGTTCACCCGTGATACGTTTGGTATGGCAGTCAAGGCAACTTATGGCGTGGTCAATGGCAAGGAGATTCAGATCTTTAAGGACCCCAAGACCGACACTGATCACTTTAAGAAGAGTCTGAAGGGTATGTGTTATGTCACTAAGGATGATTCTGGAAAGCTGGTTTGTACTGATGGCCTGATGGATCACGCTGCTCATTCGGATGGCAATCTATTGCAGCCTGTATTCCGTAATGGTGCGATGGTCAAGGAGTACAGTTTGAAAGAAGTTCGTGATAGATTGTGGGAAGGGAAGTTCTAATGAGTGTCGTTATCAAAGAAGGGAACGTGTTCGATTCTGACGCTAAGATTATCTGTCATCAGGTGAATTGTCAGGGCGTTATGGGATCAGGCGTTGCTAAGGAAGTTAGGGAACGTTATCCAGATGTATATGCTCAGTATAAGCATCTATGTGATATAAATAAGGATTATCCTGCCGGATTACTGGGAAAGGCACAAATCATTTCGGCTGACAACGCATTTTCTCGATATATCGCTAATTGCTTCGGCCAGAACAAATACGGTTATGATGGCGCCCAGTATACTTCAGTTGGTGCATTGATGGAAGCTTTTATCTATGTAGCGGAGATTGCACGAAAGAATCACTTAAAGGTTGCTATGCCGTATAAAATCGGTTGCGTTCGTGGTGGTGCTGATTGGGAGACCGTCAAGAAGATCATTGATGTTACATTTCAAGACGTAGATGTTGAACTATGGAGATTGGAGGGTAAATAATATGCGTAACTATGAATTTGATGCAGCAAAGACGAAGGATGAAATCATTACGTGGATTCGGAATTATTTCCGCAAGAATGGTCCTGACTGCAATGCTGTGGTTGGTATTTCTGGTGGCAAGGATTCAAGTATCGTCGCTGCTCTGTGCTGCGAGGCGCTTGGCAATGGCCGCGTGATCGGAGTTCTGATGCCGCAGGGTGTACAGGAAGACATCGATGTGGCGCGAGAGCTGGTTAAGCATCTTGGCATCAAGTCGTTTGAGATCAATATTGCCGAGACTGTGAACACGCTGCTGGCCAAGGGACGAATTGCCGGTCTGTGTGATTCAAAGCAGGCTCGTGTAAATCTGCCGGCGCGAATCCGTATGGCGACCTTGTTCATGGTGTCTCAGAGTATGAATGGGCGAGTGGCTAACACGTGCAACTATTCAGAGGACTATATCGGCTGGGCTACGCTATTTGGTGATGGAGCTGGTCAATTCAGTCCTCTCAGTAAGCTGACTGTCACCGAAGTAAAGGCTGTCGGTCGTGAACTGGGTCTCCCTGAAAAGTTTATTGAGAAAGCGCCTGCTGATGGTCTGACCGGTAAGACTGATGAGGACAATTTTGGCTTTACCTATGATTTCCTTGACAAGTATATCCGTACTGGAGATTTCGGAGGCGATACTGCAACCGCAGCCAAGATTGATCGGATGCATGATGCAAATACATTCAAGCAAATGCCGATGCCGGTATATAATCCAAACCTGTTTGACTGGTGTTTCTAATCAAGGAGGATTTAGCAATGGAAAAGGAAAAAGTTGACATTTTGATTGTTGTTGATATGCAAAACGACTTCGTAACCGGTGCTCTTGGCACCCCTGAAGCTCAAGCTATTGTGCCGAAGGTCGTTGAGAAGATCAAGAACTGGAATGGTAAGGTTCTGTATACCAGAGACACGCACCATGAAAACTATCTTGAAACTCAGGAAGGTAAACATCTCCATGTGAAACACTGTTTAGAGGAGACGTGGGGGTGGCAGTTGATCGATGAGGTTGACGCGACAATCACTGATGAGATGTACGAGTCTGATAATCCTGTCTACGACAAAGAAGCGTTCGGCTCTTATTATATGATGCAGGACTTACGAGAGACTCTTCTTTGGTATTCTGACGTGAAAATTAACTCAATCACGCTGGTCGGACTTTGCACGGATATCTGTGTTATCTCTAATGCGATCATGTTGAAGAATGTGCTCCACGAGGTTCCTATCATTGTGGATGCAAGCTGCTGTGCCGGTGTTACTCCTGAATCTCACAAGAATGCGCTGGCTGCCATGAAGATGTGCCAGATCGAAATCGTAAACGAGGAATAAAATGCACTACGTCAATAGCGATATAATTTTGGATGCCGATGAAGCGAGACGATTTCAGTATCTTCTAAGGCATCCAAACGTAGAAGAAATACAAAAGAAGTTGAAGGCTTGTAACGAAGCCCTCGCTGAAATGAACTATCGAGAGAATGAAGACGGAACTTCTTCTTTTGACATTGACATTGACATTGAGGTGTAATCAATGGAAGAAATTATTATTTTCGGCTAATGTCCGAATGCTAGGTGATTGGCGGTACTAGGGTAGACATAACCGCTACCAATACAAAATAATAAAACAAAGGAGCAGATGAATATGAAAAGATTAGTCGTAACTGTAAATTGTATGGCTGTTTACAATAGTTTTATTGATGTTCCTGATGGTATGAATATTGACGAAGCTATTAAATATGCGAAAAAACATCTTTCTAATATCCCTATTATAAATGGACTCGAATATGTTTCTGATAGTGATGAATTGGATGAAGAAAATTGTGAGTTCGAAGATGCTGAGTAATGAAATTATACTTTTGTTGGAGATGATTGTATGATCCCTATTAATGAAATAGATATGAAAATTAAAATCCCCAGTGGATACCTTGTGTGCCGTCCAACTGGTGAAATAGAAGATTATCCAGGTATCGGCATCTTCTTTTCTGAAGATGGTGTGAATGTAGACTGGAATAATTTGGTATCAATCACCGAATACAATTCTACATTTAAAAATATCCAAACGGTTGGCTTTCAGCAAGGGCAGGAAAACTATGTCGCTGCTATTCGTTTTGAAGATGGAAACATTATTGAAGAATGAGGTAGAGCAAAATGAATAATACAAAAATAACAAGAATTGAAACACCGGTTGGAACTCTTCGCGTCGAAGTAGGAGAAACGAATCATTCGTATTATGCATCGGTTTCGCTTGAACAAGATAATGGCGACATTGTAGATCTTACGGATAGTGAAATTGTTAAAGAAGACAATCATGCTGAAATCACTGTATGGGCAGACCCCACTAAAGACGAATGGACGAAGCAGTATTTTATTTTAGAGAATGTTTTGAAAGGGAGTGCTATATAAAGTGAACGCGGAAAACATCAAGAACGAAGCATATCAGCTGATTGATAAATATTTCATGCCAGCTAAAGCAATTATCGTAAAGGATTTTCTTAATACATACGGATTCTGGGACGCCCCGGCTTCTACCAAATATCATGGCAACCATCCCGGCGGCTTGGCTGAGCACAGTTTGGCCGTTGCAAAAAATCTTTTGATGTTAACGGAGAAGCTTGATTTGAAGTGGGATAATCCCGGCTCTCCGTTCATTGTTGGCCTGCTACACGATGTTTGCAAAATGGATCAATACAAGCTGATTAGCACAGAAAATGGTTATCAGTACGTTTATACAAATGATTCGATCTACAGTCATCACGGTGAAAAGTCCATTTGTATGTTGGCGAGTTGTGTTACCTTGACCCAAGAGGAGATCGCTTGTATCCGCTGGCACATGGGCGCATATGAGACCGATACAAACGAGTGGAAGTATTATGGCAACGCCATTGCAAAATATCCAAACGTGCTCTGGACGCACACGGCAGACATGATGGCAAGCCATATTGAAGGAGTATAAAAATGCTTGCATATGGAGAGATTTATTGTCAGCGATGTGGGACTACATGGTATGGCCCTAAGTGTGGAGTGAAATATTGCAAAGAGTGCAAACGCATTGTCGACATAGAAAAAGTTAACCGTTGTAATCAGAAAAAACGAGAACAAAAAGATGCCAAAGACAAAGCGCGTGAAACGTTTCTGGATATTGTAAGAAAAGCCGACGCGGAGGGTTTATCTTATGGGCACTATTGTTTAAAGCATGGAATTTGAGGTGTAGTATGAAATATACGGTATATGTTTCTGCAATTAGATACTATGAGACTGTCATTGAGGCAGACTCAAAAGAAGAAGCGGAAAGAATCGCCAAAATCATGTATAACGAGAATGAAATGAACGATTATGAAGACGAATTGATGTCGATCGAAGTTGAGGGAGAAAATGATGAATGACATTAATGATTTATATGATGTGATTCAGTCTGGACTAGCTCTTGCTGGACTGTCAATTATAGATTTCGATAAAGATGGAATGATTGTCCGCGACAAAATCAAAGACAATGATTATCGAATCAAAATTACAGAGGAGGTTAACTGATGAAGGTAAAAAGTACGACGGCAGATGTTACATACGAAATGACCGAAGATCAAATTGAGGCAGCATATCGATATCAGGAATTCAAATATCGAGTTGAGGACGCAAAGGGTCACATTTACGACATGTTCAATTCATGCGATTGCGACGAAGAGGCGTTCAAAGAAGAGTATGGCGTTACTTATAGTGAAATTCTGGATTGCGCAGAAGATGTTGCGGAGCAGTTTTTAGACGATTATGATTGCAACATTCCAGAAAACGATGAGTTCGATTTTATCATCTGGGACAATATGCGACAGCTTCGTGAGGCAAAAGAGGCTGTTGATGTCAAATAAATGGAGAAACATGCGGCTTTCAGAGATTCAAGATCGACGAGTAAAACTTACGAGCGAAAAGAAAATTGAAATTCTGCACAAATATCAAACTGGTGGATGTTCGCTTAGAAGTTTGGCTAGAGAATACAATGTGAGTCATAAAACAATCGCGTTGATTGTGAATCCAGAAACAAAAGCAAAAAACGATCAATACATAAAGGACCACTGGATGTTTTACGCTCTCGACTCAGAATCTCAAAGATTGGCACATCGGCGTACAGAAGAATATAAAAAACGATTATATCAAAAAGGAGAATTAAAGTAATGGGACAGCGATTAGTTATCACGGTTCATGCTTTTGATGAAGATATCGCTAAGATCTATTATCATTGGTCTGCATATACCATAAGTGCCTTTCAGGAAGCAAAAGACATCATAGATAACGTGGATTGGTTTAATTCTACTAGCAAGGACGAACTTATTCTTCGCATTACAAGACAGCTTGAGAAATGCGGTGGTGGAGTGAGTATTCGCGACCGAGAAGCGTTCAAGAAAAAATATCCGAATGAAACATTTAAGGATGATATCGACAGAGATTGTGGTTTGATTGCAATTACGGACGATGGTATGGAAGAGTTGGAGTACTGGTCGGAAAGGGATTTAATTATCGATTTCGATACGGAAAAAGTCTACAATGATGTAATGTTTACATATGAATCTGATGAAGAATTTAAGCAAGATAGATTGGATGCTGGATTTGAAGATGACGATATTGGTGTGAAAAACATCAAGCAGCTTTTATTTGATCCGACCGAAGTGCATTTCTTTGCGCTCGATTCAGCAATTGAGACGTTGGATGGTTTACAGTTCTGCCGCTACTTTGGTCAGATTTATGAGTTGATTATTTGAGGTGAATTATGACACACGAATGGGTGGAACAGAAAAATAAAGAATATCATGAACAGTTTAAAGATTATCCACATGCATTGGTAGATGAATGGAATCGAATTCCTGAATGGGCTAAGAACGCCATTGATCGTCGTGTTGTTGATGTCGAGATAAAACTGTTTGAGGCGCTTGCAAAGCTTAACGAAGAACCAGACAGTTTCGATGTACATAGATTGGTCACAGAAACGGATAGTGGTTCCTTTTTTGTGAAATGGTATATTAACCATGATATCGAAAAGGGCGCAGATTCCGATGAAGCGCTGAAGAAAATCTCGAAGGAATTTGAAAAACTGCGAGATATGGCAGAAAAATATGAAGAATTCTTAGAATATAAAGATCGTTATCTTGAAGCAGAAGATCGTATTATGGAGTTTGATGGGGATATTATCATTACAGATCCATGTTATCTGTCTCATAATATGTCAAATGACGAGCGGAGAAAATTTGAATGTTGCGATATCGGCAGTCATGGCATTATTGGAATAGAGTCCAATACTTACTACGGTGATTGGCGTTGTACTACATTCGTGCCCGAAACGAATGTTAAACTGGGCGGATTCTGTGCAGATGCCGGTATGGTATGTGTGGCTGATTTGGTCTCCGTCTTAAAGTTTAATCCAAAATACAATGATCATCTTGAAAAGCCTTGGTGTGCGACTTGGATCAAAAATTTCAAAGGTATTGTTCGTATCGCCATTGATGAAAACAAGGAGCGCTGGCCGGCTTATATCGTTCATGTGGTAGGGCATGGTATCAATAAAGAAACAGGAGAGACGATCGAATTTGATACGGTGCAAACAGGGTTATGATGAACTATATTTTGTTATTTCAATTTATTGATTTTTGCCTTGATTGGGCATGGTTAATTGTTCCGATATGGGCATTTTGTTTTATTGCTGTGATGTTAATAATCTAAAGCGTAAAGAGGTGGTAAAATGACACGAGAAGAATTACAACGTATCATTGATAGCGAACCGTATGATTTTCTACGTACTGATCCTCACCTTGGCAAGCATTTGATGTTTCTGACTATTGGCGGCAGCCATGCTTATGGAACGAATGTAGCAGGATCAGATGTTGATATTCGCGGTGTCGCTTTGAACTCCAAAGAGGATCTACTCGGGTTGGGTGAGTTTGAACATCGTGTAGATACGGTGACGGATACAACGATATTTAGCTTCAACAAGATTGCAAAGCTGCTATCGAATGGAAATCCAAATGTATTGGAGATGTTTGGGAATAGTGGCGATCTTGTTATCAGCTACAGCCCGACAACTGAGCTTCTTATGGCGAACAAGATGCTGTTTCTGTCTAAGGATGCTATTAAGCCATTTGGCGGGTTTGTAAACGATCTGCTTCGTAAATCCAGTCGGCTGTATATTGATATGACGATTGGCCGTTATGGAAAAGACGAAATTGAAAAAGCTCAGAAAAAGCTCAATAAGTTGGTCATGAATGCAAATCGATTGTATTTAATGGCATTTGATCTGTTTGAAAGGGGTGAGATTGTTACATATCGCGGTGATGATATTGATATATTGCAGAAATTTAGATTTGGCGAATACGATTATACAGAATGGCGAGCTTATGTTGTTCCAGTGTATGAAGCAAGAATGAAAACTTCTTGTGAAAATTCAATCTTGCCAGATCACGTCAATATGAAGTTAGTCAACGAGTTAGTCATGACTATCAATGAAGAGGCGTTAAAAATATGAATGACCCTATTTTGGACAAATATAGTGTAGACGAGCTCTGTGAGATTTTCAAAGAGGAGTTAGACAAGCTTGAAATTCCATATTCTTACAATAGAAACGTAGAATCAGTGTTTGCTCCATTAAGAAAAGAAGACCCCATTTTGTAAGTTCTGTTTATTGGACTGTCAGAATGATATAATTATAAGGAAGGAGTGCGCCCTCTTAAAGTGAGGGTGTAAAAATTGAATATGTTGAAGCTGTCAGTGTCGAACGCAAACAGCAAGATGGGTAATGTTAAATCCATCTCTATGCCACGAGTGGTTACTTGTGCGCCTGACGTGCCTTGTGCGAAGACGTGCTATGTTAGTCATTTCGATTGGCGACGAACGGTACAAAACGCATATGAAAACAACCTGAATCTTTGGTTGACAGACCCTGACAGCTTCGAACAGCAAGCAATTGCTGCAGCTTACGGGTCTTTTTATTTTAGGTGGCATGTCAGTGGAGACATTATCAGTCAGGATTATCTTGCGATGATGTGCCGCGTCGCTCGTAAGTTGCCGCATACTCACTTCCTGGCGTTCACAAAACAGTATAAAATCGTTAACCAGTATTTGGCAGCGAAAAAGAAAATTCCCAAAAATTTACATATTTTATTTTCAGAATGGCCGGGTTATAATATGGATAACACCTATAATTTACCAGTTGCTTATGTATCGTTCAAAAATGGAGTTTGCGATGCACCGGCAGACGCAAACGAATGTGGCGGTCATTGTGAAGATTGCGCATATGCCGGCAAGAACTGTTGGGTGTTGAAAAAGGGGCAGTCTGTAGTACTGCGGGAGCATTGATCTGCAAGCCCCTATTATAATAAGGTAGGAGGATGCGCATGAACTGTGTTATTACAAACGGTGCGTGCTACATTAAAAGAAACAGCGAGAACTTATTGGTCGCAACGGACAGCCTTGGTGACGCATTGCTGTTTCCGGCTGAAAAAGCACAAGCGACAATCACGTGTCTACCAAAGGCATTACAGGATAAAGGATTCAAAGTAAAAAGTGTCTCAGAGATTCTTGGACGGATAGAAACGACCGTGATGGCCGAGGTTGGAAGAACTGAACAGGAACAGTATGATACCGGCATTCCCATCAAAGAAGGGGAGACATTACATAATCTAAAGCAGGCACTGTTGATTGTAGACGAGACTCTTGGATCGATTCAGTCATTATATGTTGATGCTTGTAAAGAGCTAAACGATGTAAGCCTCGAAATTATTGATCTTCAGCATGCCATTGAATTCGCAAAGGCGAATGCGGTTAGAAAGTGCTATCTTGAAACAGAATTGCAAAAAGCGTTGCTTAAACGACGAGAATGCAAAGATGTAAAAGTGCTTGTCGAGTGTGTTATGGAGTTTGACAGAGGAGATTGGGGCACAGGGAAACTGCAAAAAGTTTTTGATCAATCTGAAAAGCGGTCTTATATGCCGCGTATTCGAAATGATTTGTTTGAATAAAAAACATAAAGGAGTACTATCATGAGTGGAGCTATTTCGTTAATTTTAAGTATGTTCGGTCTTGGTGCGGCTGGTGCAGTCAGCGCGGGACAGAACGCAAAAATCAAGAAGGCAGATTATCAGTATGGCGAGGAGCATGGCCTTCATGGCACATCTGAAGTTCTGCAAATGCGGGAGCGAGTGCGTAAAGAATGGTGGAATATCTGCGGCAAAACCTACAACGCATGTGAGCGGCCTGCATCGAGTTACGGCGACCTCAGCAGAACCCCGTGGTGCTATCTGAAAAAGCGCTGGTTCATTGACCACCTGAACAAAAAGGGCATCCCTTATGATGATCTGGTCGTGGATGATGTTACCGGCGTTACCTTCTACGAGAGCCAGAAAAGAACGTCCCAAGCCTATATGAGAAAGCTGCGGTAATAGGTGGTAATTATATGAAAGCTTATGACGCATTAACCGGTGTACTTAGAACCGTTGAAGCGAATCATGCCAAATTACGAGAAGAACCTGATTCTGACGGCGATACCCATGATAAATGGGAAGCGGAAGAAGATGCCCTGTGCGAATTGGAGGAGGCGCTTGAAGAAGCTATTGATCGATACGAGGAAGCTATGGAAGTACGAAAGAGCTTGCGAGTTGCAATATTGAAATAACAACCAAGAAGTTTAAATTGGGGGTTGAATATTAAGACATAATATGGTAGAATAACAACTGAAAATAGTAATGCCGCAGAATTCAATGTGAATTTCGGTTGTATTTGGAGGTCATGATGATAAAAACTTTTACTGCGGAGGAGTTTTTTAGCTACATCCGGTCTTTTGAAAAAATGTATGTATGGTGCGGTTCGGATGGAAACAGTGGATTGTTTATTCTGACAAATCCAAAACGCGCTGCTATCATGAAAAGAAAAAATGGGTATGAGATCTCTTGCATGATCGCTCAGAAAGGAGCGATGTTTTGCGAGGAGGGCGGGCTGATACTTTACGGCAATGAATTTCAGTGTAACATTGAAACAGATTGCGCTAGATATGAGGTGGCTGTAAAATCTGATAAGATGGCTGGACTGATGAAAATCATTTTACAAACATAACTTAAAAATAAAATGAATAAAAACGCTTGACAAGTCAGGTTTGAGGTGATATAATGGTATCATAGAGAACAAGCCATAGACAAGGAGGTCATAAATATGTTCGTGGCTGGAAAGAGCATCCCGAAGATTGGCGAAATCCGTTTTGGATATGCCAGTGACGATGAAAGCCGACTAAGTACTCATAAATACGTTGGCGTCCATCCGTATCTCGTCGTGTCAAATAATACTTACAATAAGACTTCTGGACAGTGCGAAGTTATTCCGTTCACCACAAAGCGGATCGGCAAGTACAATCCAGTTCACATTGAGTATAAGGCGGGCGAAGTAAGAGGGTTAATCAAAGATTCCACTCTGATCATTGAGGGAAGAGATACGCTGCGAAATTGCCAGCTTAGTGAACCGGTGGGCGAGTTCACGGAAGGAAACTGGGAGCGCGTTGTGGAAGCAATGAAAGTTCAGTGCCCTTTCTTAAGAAAAGAATCAACAGATAGTCCTGTTTTAACAATTGCATAAATTATTGTCTATTGAAAAAACTCCTTACATAGTGTAAAATATTATAAAAACACCCTCACTATGTAAGGAGTGAATATGATGGACAGCACGATGTACAACTACGATCGCAAAGCTGCTTTCATGGAGTTTTATATCAACGGTGGAAGAAACGAAGACGCCGCTAGGTACAGACAAAGAGATGCAGTAACTGCGTTGAATAAGGTTGCGATTGTTGAAACAAAATACAATAAAGATTTCTGTGAATTTAAAAGCGGCTCAACAGAGATGAATGATCTTTGTGTTTTGTGGCTTAACAATTTGGCGGATACAAGAAGAGTAAGAATGACATCTATTTTAAGAGCCTATCTTAAATGGTGTTATCAAAACGATTATATCAACGCCGAACAGTATTATGGTCATGATATGACTAACACAGTATCTAGAAGCTCAAACAAAACCGACGTCTGGTCTTCGATGTTGATTAAACAGATGGAGGTCGCAAGCGAAAACGAAACAAACTCTCTAGACTCTGACTTTATTTTTGAAGATAAGGAGTCCTTTATAGAATATGTTTCGACTGTGCTTGGTCATGAAAAATATACGATGCCGGCAGCTTTAATGATTTTGCTTTACTATCAGTTTGAATCTACAGCTGTAACGAAAATATTAAAGACAGAAGTAGATGCCGCCGGGCATACAGTGCAAAATGTTTATATCGATGACGAAACAGCATTTAATATTATTTATCGTGCAAAAGTCATTGACAGTTATAGCACAACATTTGAAAGAAATAATAAAAATTATGATCGAATAGAGTATTATGCTGATTCTCCGTACTTGTTAAGAAATACTTCAAGAGGAAGAAAAAAAGAACAAGAAACCGATCAGCAAGTTCCATATTCGTTCGTAAAAAAGGTTATGGAAGTGGAACGAAAAGCGAACAAAGAACTTCCAGAAAATTCTCCGTATAAAAATGTTATTATAAAGGGCGCAACAATTTCAAAATTAAAACTGTTCCACGAAATGAGAGTAGACGAAAAAAAGTACGGATTAGAATTTGTAAAAGAAAACATAATAGATGGAAAGTATGGTAATTATACAGTTCCGCAAACGGTATATAGAGAGTATTGTTTGATGGCGTCCAAAGCACGAAAAATTTAAAAAGATATTGAGCCGAAAGGCTCTTTATCTTTCGATACACAAACATGACTTAAATATATTTACAGTAAGGAAGTGATAAGATGAAGAGGATAATTGCGACGTGCATCTCAACAATTATGGTTGCGTGTGTGGCTGTTTCGGCTGCAGCTGATGATCCAATTGGGACATACGACAGTTGGAAGCCAGATTTAAAAGAATACACTTCACAAGTCTGCGATGAATATGGCGTCGATTATAGTTTGGCTCTTGGCGTGATATATAACGAAAGCCGATTTAAAAGCGGACTGACTCATATGAACTCAAACGGTACAATCGATTATGGACTGATGCAAGTCAATGAGGTTAATTTCAAATATTTGAACAAAACGCTCGGCATTACATCAATGAATCAGCTGTTGGATGATCGAGTCGGAATTAGATGTGGAGTTCACCTGCTTGCCTATCATAAAAATGTAACAGGAAATGACTCTACAGCTCTCCTACGATATCAGGTGGGAGAGGGTACATATAAAAAGTATATAAAACGTGGTAAGTACACAAATGATACTCATGGTCGTGTGTGGCAATACAGAGACATCTATCATGAATATCTGAATCAAACGATCGCTGAATCAAAACTAGATGGATTTGCGAAGAGAGATCCGATTGAATCCATTTTAAATACGTGGGCAGAAATGCTCACTTGATAAGCTGGTGTAGCTCAGAGGCAGAGCACGGTACTTGTAATGCCGGGGTCGAGATTTCGAAATTCTCCACCAGCTCCATTAACAGCGGGCGACCGCATCAAAGATTATGTATTACAAAGGAGAATAATTATGACTACTGAAACTATGACAATCCATCGTGGTCTGGCCGAGCTGAAGGTTCTGGAAAATCGAATCCTTAAGACGATTTCCGAAGCTAAGTTCTGTGCAGCAGCTAAGCAGAGCATGAAGAAACTGAACGGTGTGCCTATCGAGGATTACAAGAAGGATGCACAGAGTTCTCTGGATTCCATCAACGACCTGATTGCCCGTCATGATGCAATTAAGCGGGCAATTTCTGAGTCCAATGCTAAGACAACTGTGACCATTAACGGTGTTGTCTATACCGTTGCTGAGGCAATTTATATGAATCAGCATGGCATCGATTTTAAGCAGCGTCTGCTCAATATGCTGGATTATCAGTATTCGAATTCTATTGCCAACATTGAAACAGCAAATGCTCGTCTGAGTGATCGTGCGGATGATTACACTAAGAGCCTTGCATCTGCTTCTGAAAAGAGCAACATGGACCCTGAGGCTATTCGAGACGCACGTGACGGTTATATTGAGCGCGAGACTATGATCCTGATTGATGGTATCGACATCAAGAAGATTCGAGACGAAATCACTTCTAAAATCAGCAAGTTCAAGGCCGAGGTTGATGCGGTTCTGTCTGCATCCAATGCGACCACCGAGATCACCATTGAATACTGATTCCTAATCAGCGAAGTATATTCACTGTCTATCGAAAACGACAAACTGTAATCGTTCGCTCTTTGCTCGCGGCAGCATCGCTTGAGCGAAATCAAACAATAAAAAGCAAATAGTCGCTTCAAAAAGCTGGCCTGATAAGCCGACATAATTCAAGTAATGATATGATGATACTTGGGTTTCTGAATTGGTCAAGAGGTAAGACACGACTTTGCCAAGGTTGTTACGTCGGTTCGAATCCGACATTCAGAAGAAGATTTGAGCACTATATTAGCTCAACTATGGTCGGAAAGCTTAAAGTTTATGATTAAGGGTTAAAGGTTGAAAGCTTAAAGCTTAAATTCTTAACTAAAGGTCAAAGAACAAAGCATACAGGTCAAAGGTTTATAAAATCCATGGGCAATGGTTTGTGGATCGATTGCATAAGTCCCGTCGTTTTACCACATGGCTGGTAGATGGTGAGCGCCTTGGCAGGGGCGTAACGATACCTGCCGTTTATATGGAGCGATCGTTTAATGGCAAAGCACCGGTGACATTGGGTTCACTGGAGATGTAGGGTTCAAATCCCACTCGCTTCAAAATTATGTCCATTATTCCTTGTCCTATGTAGCAGGGAGGCGCACCCCGCGAAAATCATAGTAGTGGCATAAAAAGACAAGGTATCATGGTCCTGTAGCTCAGTCGGTAGAGCAGCGGATTGAAGCTCCGTGTGCGCCTGTTCAATTCAGGCCGGGACCACCAATGTGCAAGTTGATTTGATAATTGAGTTTGAGTTCATAATTCCCTCCGATTGATAATGCGTTTTCCGTCTGAGATAAATCCACAGACCCAAATGATGTTATCAATGAAATTTGCAACAGGATTAGCGAGGCAGTCACACTCCTGATCAGGGGCCGATGTAGCAAGCTTGGTCAAACTGCGTGCCCTGACGATGTAAGATCCGCATTCCGAGCGCAACTGTGCGTGAGTCTCACCAGCTCGAAAACAGTGAAAGGTGAAGGGACAACACTGAAAAACCTTATGTAGCGCGGCTATAACCCGGAAGAGGCTTGACCCAAAAGGATGATCGAGTTTGAGAACCGCAGTGGATAAGCATATCGCCAATAGTGCTCTGAAGAGTAACGGTAAATGCCGGACGCCTGACCCGTTAAAGCCAGGACGAGGACCACAGGTGACATCCCTCTGTGGTTTGTATATGCGATCGTAGCTCAGCTGGTAGAGCAGAAAACTTTTAATTTTCGGGTCGTGGATTCGAGTTCCGCCGGTCGCACCAATAACATAAACGATAAGAAGGCAAATCGAAATGAATAGTAAAACCAAAGGGAATATAGGAGAAGGGGTTGTTCTTTCTGAATTTGTGAAAAGGGGAATACAGGTATCTATACCTTTCGGAGACAATGCCAGATACGATTTGATTGCTGAATTTAATGGGAAATTAAATAAAATACAAGTTAAATATTGTAACGAAATCAATGAAGCAGGGTCAATAATTTGCAATTGTATAAGTAGTACAAACCACACTACAAACAAACATTATACAACTTATGAAAATGACATCGATTACTTCGCATTTTATCTTGTTCCATTAGACCATACAATTTTGGTCCCAATTGAAAATATTGGTACTAAAAAAAGATTAGCTGTAAGAATTGAAAAATCAAAAAACAATCGTTCTGATAAAGCTGCGTATATTGACGACTACTCTATTGATAAAATTTTACATATAAATCCTTAGAGTTGCACCACGCGGTAAGTAGTTTTCGAGTTGCAACTATTGTAGCCAGCATTAGCGCGTACGGCTGATGTGATGGTATTGTTAGTAGTTCTGCGGAAGGAACAAAAACATAAACCGATGGCGGCTGGAAAGACAGCAATCATATAGGCCCATAGCTTAACTGGTTAAAGTTGCGGTCTCCAAAACCGTCGATTTCCGTTCGAGTCGGAATGGGCTTGCCACATACAAATGACAAGGGGATGATTTTATGAACGTCGTGAAATTCAAACCAGAGGACTATGTAAAAAGTTCCTGTTCGACTGAATTCTATAAAGCAGTCGGTTTGTTCAACATCATCAAGGCCGGCGCTGTAACAAACGTTCATCAGATGAAAATCAATCCGAAAACTTATAGCGAAGTCGATGAACGGCTGCGTTCAAATTGGAAACGGAACAAAGTTACTAAGCGGCTCCGGCAAGACAAAGCGCAAGCTATGATTTCATTTGATTGGATGAATTATTCACCTGTACAAGATGAAACCGTTCCTGAAAATGAAATCTGGTGGGAGACTGCAAATGAAACAGCAGCAGACGTATAAAGGGCTTTTTGATAGTTGGCACTATGAAGACTGGCCACATTATCAATATAAGCCAGACAAAAAATTTGATCGTAAATTAGCAAAAGCTCGTCTGAAACGTATTGAGCTGGAACAAATCAAAAAGGAGATCGAACGTTATGGCAATGATTGACCCGCACGATGATGACTTCGGTGCCATTTGTAATTGCGCTGTTCGATACGCAGTCGGGCGTAGAACATATATGCCTAGTCTTGTGATCGATTTCATTACACCGTATCTGAGCGAGTTGACAGATAAAACGCTATGGTGCTTTCAGCGAGATCTACTCCAACGTCTGGATGAAGGGTTTGATTTTGGAGATGAATTTGATCTTCAAAACTGGATGAGCTTTCTGGAAGATGTTGATAAAGAGATCAAGAAAAGAAAAACAGAGGACGAATAATCCTCTTTTATATGCAAACGCAGCCGAATAGGACTAGGCATCTGAGCGCGCTTTAATAAACAGATGGATGAGAGAACATCTCGTCTTGTAGGTTCGAATCCTACCGTTTGCCCCAATTTCTTGACAACAAAAAAACAGCCCAGCGGTCATAACCACTGAGCTGTTGGCGTTAAATAGCGACGTGGAACATTTGCCACACCATCAAAACTAAGCCGATGATGCTACAAACAGAACCAGCGACACCAAGAGTGCCAAAGATTCGACTGTTCATAGAGAACGCACCTCCTTCCTGCGTCTATTGACACCTTTTTGCAGTTACTGAAGACGTGAGAAGGAGATATTGAATCGGTTGACAGTGTACCACAGAGTCACGCAATTGTCAAGAATCATCCCGAGCATGATGTGAAAAGGCTTGTTATATGCGGCGGTAGCATAGTTGGTCTAATGCGGGAGTCTTGAAAACTTCTGAGGGTTAAACCTCCATCCGTTCGAATCGGATTCGCCGCGCCATATGGCCTGTTAGTCAAGAGGTGAAGACGCTGCCCTTTCACGGCGGAAACATCGGTTCAATTCCGGTACAGGCTATTTTTTTGAAAATTAAATATTATGAGGTATCAAAATGAAAACAAGTGATTGGATCTCTGTAAAAACCTCCTTACCACCTAAAGAAGATAAGAAGTGGGCTTGTAGTGATGTCGTTTGGGTTTATGACGAAGAATGCGGACAGCGCAAAGGTTATCTTGATGATGACAACCAGTGGTGTGATGCAAATGAATGCTGGTATTTAAATCATGTTACACATTGGATGCCTCTGCCGGATGACCCGCCAAAGGAGAAAAACGAATTATGAAAACAACGAAGAAAGATTGGATCTATCGTATGATTCTTCTGATTCTGTTGGCGATTATCTGGGACATTGGCGCGGCTCTGACTTCGCCAATTTTTGTTCCCCAGAAAGGCGCTGTGTTTCGTGAATTCTTTCTGCTGATTCAGAACGGAACGATGTTGAAGGCGTTTCGATATTCATTGATTCGCATCACAGCAGCAGCTCTTCTGAGTGCCGGTATCGCAGTTCCACTTGGTTGTCTGATGAAAATTTGTCATCCGATTCAAAACCTGTTGTATCCGGCGATTCGAGCGATGAGATTCCTACCGGTAACCGCTTTCTATCCACTGCTCACGATGTGGTTCGGAATAGGGGAGCAAATGAAAATCGCCTTCTTGTTTGTGGCAAGCTTTGTGTTTATGTTGCCAAGCGTACTGATCGCTCTAGATGATGTCTGTGACGACGTGATTGAAGCAGCAAGCATCGATGGAGCAGGAAAATTTAACACGGTCACACGAATTATTCTTCCGATCGCTGCTCCGTCTATCTGTCAATCATTCGCTACAATGTACGCAATCGGTTGGACATATATCGCGGTAGCGGAAACGGCGAATGCAAAGTATGGTATCGGGTATCTGATCTATACTTCGTCTGCTCGTGGTCGCACAACGTTGGTATTTGTTGGAATTCTGGCGATTGTGATTTTCAGTATCCTGTTTGACTGGATTACGAGCGTCTGTATCAAGAAGATTTTCAAGTGGAAGTTTTCGTAAGGAGAGATTATGTCACACGAAATTGAGATTGAAGGTTGTCTAACTGTTCCAGATAAAATCAGTCTGGATGATGTTACAGATATATTTTTAAAATTTGTCGAGTCTCACGGTTGGTATTATGGTGGCGGCCTTAGTGAATTTGGAAGCGACCATTGTATATCAATAGAAGTCAGAGAAGAAGATTAAAGAGGAGAAAATTATGGCAAAGAAAAGTTTTTTCGAGAAGCTCGGTCTTGTTGAGTCGGAAGTAACTTCTGAGTATGAAATGCCAGAAGTAGCGGACGTGAATATTGGTGTCTCTTTTGGACCTAATATCGAACAGCCGACTCCTGTGCAGGCCGAGGTCCCGGAGGGTGACACGATTGACATCGGAGCTGTCTACGAAGCTAATAGTATGAATCCTGCCGACGCCGTAACGGTCTACAAGATTAAGGATGTGATCGATACATTCCCGTCTGAGATGCCCACCAAGACAAAGCGAGCAACAGTCAAAAACCTGATGACGACATTGGGCTATGATGCGACCACGATTATTTCTGATGCAGAGCAGCGCAAGGAACTCCTGCGGACGGTTGGTAATGACAAGATGAATGCTCTGTTTGACGAGATGAAGAGCAATGACCAACAGATTGAATCCATGAAGGAACAGATTGAAGCGCTGACTAATCGCAACGTTGAAGCTGGTGCGGCCATTGAAAAGATCACCAACACAGTCCAGGACGAACTCAAGATGATTTCTTCTATTGAGGAATTTATCGAAGAGGATAAGACGGAGTCCGCCGGGAAGGATGGTGCTCAGTAATGTTTTCTTTTACAATCCCTGAGTTTACGCTTATCTGTGTTGGTGTTGTTGCGGTCGGTAGTTTAATTCTATTTCCGTCATTCCGTCAGCAGATTAAAGCATTAGCCGGTGGTTTCTTACAGGTTTTCGTGCAGGATACAGCCAAGACGCCGGATGGTGCCCGTGCTATCTATGCTCAGAAAATCGATGAAATGACTAAGAAATACGCAGATGCCTGTAATACTCTGCGAGATCTGACTGGAAAACTCAAGACGATTCAAGATAACTATGCTGTCTGTCAGAAGCAGGCAAAGACATATGATGAACAATCAAAGGCAGCCATGAGTCACGGCGATGTGGAATCTGCACGAACCTACGCTCGACTGTTACAGGAGGAGATCGATAAAGCTGAGAATCTGGCTGATCAGTTCCAGAAGATGAAGCCTGCTGCGGAAGAAGTCAAGGCAATCAAGGAAAAGCTTGAAAATCAGTTGGCAGCCCTGAAGCGTGAGAGCAAGGATGTTGTGGCTGAGTTAAAGGCGAACGAGCAGGTTGCTGATGTATATTCCAATCTGGACCGTCTGCGTGCATCTACCGGCACTGATAAAATGCTCAATGCTACTCGCGATGGACTTCAGGAGAGTCGTGAAAAAGCTGCGGGTGCAAAGGTTTTGTATCAGACCAGTCGAGAGGGAAAGCTGGACAGGGCGGACGCAAACACTGCTGATTATAAAGTGAGTTCGTATTTAGAGAGTCTGAAAAAGAGCAATCCGAATGTGGTTACATATAATATTCCTGACCTGAATGCGTTTTCTAAGTCGTCTGGATTGAATACTCAGTCCAAGAAATAAAATCAAAAATTAAATAGGAGAGAATAACATGTCTAAGTTCAAATTGACTAAGGCTGGCCGTGCTGTTGTTGGTGTGGTTCTTGCTGTGGCTGTTGCTGTTGGTGTTGTTGGCGGCATTAAGGGCGGCGTGATCAAGTTCGATAAAAAGAAACCGACCACCTCAAAGCCGAGCACTTCTATCAGTACGGATAAGCCGTCTAATTCCGCCGGGGATGATACGATCAATCTGTCTCTTGATGAGTGGGCAGGGTGGTTGTCACTGGTGTCTGCAAATAATGGTCTTACTACTCAGCCCGGTTCTGTGTTTGATCAGCTTGGCATCAAAGTGAATATCAATGTCATCAACGATGCGACTGAGTCCAGTAACGCTCTGATCTCTGGTGACCTGCAGGCCGCTGGTTATACTACGAACCGTGTGGCATTCTTGTCTCAGAAGTTTACTGACGCTGGCAAGAATGTTATTATGCCGATTTTCACCAACTACAGCTATGGCGGTGACGGTATCATCGCTTCTACTAAGTTCGCTGATGTGAATTCGTGGGTCAATGCCAAGATCGGTGTCCCTGAGTTCTCTGAGGCGGAGACTCTGGTTGCTTGGTTCGTTAATAATTCCAGTCTGTCTGATGCTGACAAGGCAACTATCATGAACAATCTGATTATGTTCGGCACCGCAGACGATACCGCTAAGGCATATTTCGCTGGTCAGATTGATGTAGCTGCAACATGGGAGCCTTATTTGACTCAGGCCAAGACCTACACCAATAGTACTGTCGTGTTTGATACGAAGTCTTCTTCCTCTCTGGTTATGGATGGCATTGTGTTTGATGCAGATTGGGCAGCGGCTCATGAAGATACCGTCAAGAAGTTCGTTCAGGGCATTCTGATGTCTTATGACCAGCCTATCAATTACAATGCAGCTCGTGAAGTGTTCCCGATGTACTCTACTTCTTCTGATGCAGATATTGATGCTACTTATGCAAATGCTAAGATGGCCAGCTGGAAGGATAACTACAATATTCTGAATGATACCGCTCCGATGATTTATAACCAGATGTGCGACATTTGGGAGGGTCTGGGTGAAACTGTTAATCGTGATCTCGTAAATACGCTGTTTGATACTACATATATCGATGCGCTCAAGAGTGATTTCAAGTCTACTTCTGCTGCAAATGCTACTACGAAGGTGACTGTGAGCGACGAGACTCGTGCAAACATCACTCAGCAGGTTACTGGTAATCTGGATTATGATTCGATGCTGAGCAAGACCGCTAATGTAACTTTTGTGCCGGATTCTTCCGTGTTTACCGATCAGGCCAGCGCTGCTTCTGTTCTGAATGATTTCGTGAACATCGCTAAGACTCTGGATGGCACTATGATTGTTATCAATGGTAATATCAATGCGAATAACCAGACTGAGTTTGGCGTGCAGCTTTCTGCTAACCGTGCTCAGACCGTAGCAAATTATCTGGCGTCTCAGGGTATTGATCAGAATCGACTGATTGTCACCGGTTCCGGCAATGCAAAGTATCAGGCTGATAAGGCGGCTGGCGCTCTGAGTAGTGATGCAAGCGTGTATCAGTCCACGGATATCAGTTTCATGCGAATCGAGAACTGAGGTGATTCAGATTGATCTGGATTGAAATCAGTAAAGCAATTTGGATTGTTGGCGGATTGATGTTAGCTTCTTTTGTGGCTGGCTATCTGTTCCGAGGCCCAACTCCTAAGATTTAAAACTCTCGGCGGTGCTCAGGTAGCACTGGGTGCCGCCTTATATAATGGGGATTAACTTAATGGTAGAGTATTCGACTTTGACTCGAATAGCGACGGATCGTAACCGTCATCCCCAGCCAGAAAAACAAAATCAAAGGAGATTGTAAATGGTTACAGAAGAGCAACTTGAGACTGCACTTCGCGATTTTATTGACAATTGTAAAGGGTATGGAGTTGCATATGACACTCATTGTTTGAAATGCAGATATCATTCTGTGTGCGACAGATTAATAGTGTATGAATCTAACGAACCATGTGATTGGACATTTTACTCAAAAGAGGAGGCCAAATGACAACTCCAAAAGATTTAGAAACCGCACTGTTAGATTTCATTACAGAATGCGAACAATGCGAACATTGCGATGATTGTATGTATCGTGAATTTTGCACTCGGTTTGTCACTCCATACAATGATGATTATCCATGTGAATGGGAAATTTTAAAAAAGTCAGGAGGTATTCCGTGCTAACAGTAGAACAAAGCAAGTCCATCTATAAAGAACTCGCAACTGTTTGCATTGAAAGAAGCGGAAACGGACTAGACTGTTCTGGATGCAAATACGAAAACAACTGTGATGATATATTGAAAGAGGTGCTTAAACTTGAGTGTTTACATGACAGGTGATATTCACGGAGGTCTTGGTCGAATAAGTGATTTAAAATACTTCTGCATCGATCATCCGGATATTGAGTGGATCATTTGTCTTGGCGATGTCGGTCTGAATTACTACGGTAAAGGCAATGATCAGGAAGAATATATCAAAAAACGCGCTGGTGAGATTCCCGCGAAAATGTTCTGTATCCACGGTAACCATGAACGTCGGCCGAGTGAGACAGAAGGATATCAAGAAATCGAAGTTACAGATGGTGCGATTCGTGGCCCAATGTTGTGGAACTCCGAGTATCCCAATCAGTATTTTGCGATTGATGGTGCGATTTATGTAATTCAAACATCGGAACGTACATTGAATGCGCTTGTTTGCGGTGGCGCTTATTCGGTTGATAAGTATTACCGGCTGCAGCGTGGTTGGAATTGGTGGCCGGATGAACAACCAAGCGAACTTACAAAAGGTCTTGTGCGTTTTATGGCGACAAGATATCCGATTGACATCATGCTGACCCATACCTGTCCGCTCCGTTTTGAACCCAAGGAATTATTCTTGGATTGCATTGATCAGAGTATGATTGATCAGTCTACAGAGGAGTTTTTTGATAACCTTTATGAACAATTCCCGGCGGATCAAAAGCCGATGTGGTATTTTGGCCACTTTCATGGAGATAAATACACTGACAATTATGTGATGTTGTATCGAGACATCATAGAGTTGAAGTGAGTTTATAAATAAAAAAGGAAAGGGGAACAGAGATGCTGTATGGACGAGCTTCTCCCAATTTGATGCGATAATAGACGAAAATCAAATTAGATAGGAGAAATAATATGCTTTGCAATTTTTGTGGTAAGACGCTGGACCCCTGCGATGAAGCAAATCTGGGTGATCTGACTGTACGGTTTTTTTATGGAAGCAAACGCGACGGAGACCGGATGAAGTTTTCCATGTGCTCTGATTGTGTTGATAAGCTGACGGACGAATTTATTTCCCGTTGTAAGCATGAGCCGACAATTGAAGCAGGCGGTATTCCTAATAGTAGTATCCCTGTTTGGGAGTCTAAAACCACTGAAGAAATCGATTACTAATGTTGATATACATAGGAGGTACATATGGCAGAGAAGAACATTTACCCTCGTTTTAATTTTTGTGGCGATATCGTCATTCCGAAGCGGAACAATCCTTGGGTGAAGCGCGATACTTATAACAACTCTGAAAAGATTAGCCTGAACATGGGCATTAAGAACGGCATGAATTGCGTTTATGTGTCCGCTCAGGGTTTCAAGAATGACACCATTAAGACCAAGAATATCGATAACGAGGATATCGAGATTGATTGGGAGGATCGTTTCGATAAGGATACTGTCGATATGGTGTCCAGTATGCGAAAGTATGTTGTAAATCTCGGCGAGCGCAAGGAGTTCATTACCGCATGGGATATGATCGAATATCTGGAATCTGCCCTGACTGGTTATGCTGAGCCGATCGTTGTGGCTGGTATTTACAAGCTGCGTCCCGGCACTGGCGCATATAAGGATCGCATTTTTGAGGAGTTTCAGATTCAGAATGTGTATGCAGCAGTTGATGGCAAAGACACTCCGCATCTAACTATGAATATGGATCTGTATTATGACAAGAACAGTATCGATCGTTCCGAGGAGAAGTCTGAAGGTAAGATCTTCATGAATTGCTACACTCCGATGTGGTCGGCCGCAGATGCAGCTCAGAAGATGTTCCCTGTGAGCGCCGTGTTTAACACTTCTGTTTTGGATATGACCAAAGAAAAGCACAAGCGGATTTATGACCTGAAGATGCGCTACCTCGAAACCAAGTCCAAGAATCCCGTTCATATGAACTGGGCAATCGGTGTTGTGAATGGCGCAGAAGAGAAGGAGTTCGATGAGAGCTGCCTGACTGATGTCCAGCGTGAATTCATCGAGGCTGGTCTGAATAAGCTGGAGGATTTCAAGCCGCGTGGGAATATCTATGGCGAGAAGGTTCATGAACTGCGCTTAATCAAGCCGCTGATTAAGGATGAATTCAAGGAGTGCATGACTGCCGCAGACTCTGGCATGACCGCTCGCGAGTTTGAGGACATGATTTATTCTCCGTCTGAAGATGAAACCGTTGACGACATGGTGAAGAAATCCTACAAGAAGCCCGAAATAAAGGCTGTTAAGCCTGCTAAGGTGGAAGAGGAAGAGGACGACGGTATTGACACTCTGTTTTAATTTTTTGCCCACACAAACAGGACTTAAAAATACTTATATAAGGAGAATACATAATGGCGCGTAAATTTGGTAAGAAAACTGAAATTAGTTTGAATCCTCTTGATTATAGTATCTATTTGATGGGCGAGGGCGGCATTGGCAAAACTACGCTGGTTAAACAGGTTTGTGAAAAAACGGTTGGTGATGATGGCTATATCTTTTTGACCTGTGGTAAAGAAGCAGATCAGGCCACTATTGAAGGTATCGTTCAGGAAGCCGTGTGGGATTGGGAACATTTTGATGAAGTCACTATGGATATCATTGAAAATCGCTTCACTGATTATAGTGATTTGAAGGTTGTTGTCATTGACACCATTGATGAACTGATGCGAATGGCCGAAGATGAGACGATTCGAATTTGGAACCGTGAGAATCCTGATAAGCGTACAAAGTCTTTTAAGGCAACTTTCTCTGGATTTAACGGCCCCACTGATAAAGCAACCGAATTAGTTACAAATCGTCTGTGGGAACTGAAGCGTGTAGGTATCAGCCCTATCATTATTGGTCATACAAAGAAGACCGATATTACTGATCCTGTTACGCTGGCAAGTTACTCCATGTTGTCTACTAATATGGACAAGCGGTATTTCAATGCACTGAAAAACAAGGTCGATGTCGTTGGTGTCGCATATATTGATCGCGATATCGATAAGGTAAAAACTGGTCGTAAGAATGTTGTCAATGGCAAAGAGGAAATTATCGGCAAGGTTAAGTCCGAGCGTCGTGTGATTTGCTTCCGCGACGACAACTTCTCTGTGGACTCCAAGAGTCGTTTCGCTGATATTGTTGACCGTATTCCTCTGGACGCAGATGAATTCATCAAGGCTCTGACCGATGCAATCAAAGCAGAACATGATAAGGGCGGTCGTTCTTATGAAGCAGATCTGAAGAAGCAGGCAGCAGAGAAGAAGAAAGTTGAGTCGGTACAGGCCGAGCGTGTAAAGCAGTATGTCGGAGCAGCTCAGGATGAAGAGGATGAACAGTATCGCGCCGAGTGGATTAGTGCAATTCAGAATAACTATAAGAGCGCATCTGATGATGTAAAAGCGAAGGTTACTGAAGTGCGTAACAACATCGGTAAGAAGTTCTCAGATCCGGAGTTCCCGATTGTAGAACTGAAGAAAGTTTATTCTTTAGTCGTATAAACATAACTTAAATATATAAACAGCAGGGTGGGTTGGTGGGAATTTATTATGAGGAGTAAATATGGCTAAGCCGGTAATGGTTACATGTATGGCCACAGGCGTCAAAGGCCCAAGAGATCAATATTATAAAGCGCCTAACAAACGGTATTTTCAGTCTGAAGCGGTTTATCAAGCGTGGCTGGCTGGTCGTAGAAAAGAAAAAGCTCTGAAGAACAAGCCGAAACATTATGACAAGCCGGGCAGAACTCCTGAATCGTACAAGAAACTCTGTGATACCATTGCAGATTTCCTTGGTTATGAGCGAGGTGGAGCACAGCCGATGCCGACGATTGTGTTTCGACGACTAAAAGAACTTGATTTTTACTCAGACGAAATTATTCAGCAAACATTGGATGAAAGCGCAGATGCAGTTCAGTGGGCGATGCAGAATAAAAACTTCGAAGATGATGCTGGCGCGGCGAGTTATTTGATGGCAATTGTTCGCAATAAAATCAAAGGCGTATATGATCGCGAGAAAAACAAAACAAGGAAGACCGCAAGAGAAGATTCCAGACCGGATCTCGATACAATGGTTGACCTGTCAAATATTGGAACAGTACATAAAGGAAATGATGTTAGCAGCTTGCTAGGAGGTGACGATTTATGGATTTGAACAAAGCTATTGCGAGAATCGAAGAAAATCGAGTGCGTGCCGAAGCGAGCTTTGTTTTTTGTTTGTGGAAAGACCCACAGCGATACGACGATTATAAAAACGTCAACGAGGGAACGGATAAGACTCTGATTTGTGAAGATCAGGTGTTTTATTTCATGATTGGACGCGGCATTCGTCGGCAGGGATTCACGAACATTGACAATATCACTCTTGATACATATCTGGCTGATAAGCCCTCTCTCCGTAAACATTATGAGGAATTGAATGGTTGGCGTGCTTGTGTTGGCATGATGGAGTTGGTTGATCCTGAAAACACGGATAGCTATTATAACCAGATCTCTAAGATGAATACGCTCAAAATCTTGGCTACCAAGTATGACGAGCTGCTTAGTCATCCAGAGCGGTTTGATGACGCAACAAATGAAGATGTGTATAACACTTTTGAATTGCTCAATAATCAGGCGGCACTTATTACAGGACAGGATTCCAAGGTTGAGGATTTGGTCGTCGATGAAAAATATTTGCAGCAATGTAATGAAGGACAAGACCAAGGAATTAGTTATGCGGCTGGCGCTCCTATTTTGAATTATCTGACACTTGGTGCACCCGTGGGAGATATGTATATGCTTGCCGGGCATAGCGGCGCGGGCAAGTCGAGCCTGATATTTGAATTGATGGTACTTCCGTTCGCCGAACAGGGAAATCAGGTGGCTATAATTTCAAACGAAATGATGTCAAAAGCATATAAAAATATGTTGCTTGTCCATATTCTTACAAAAGATTTGAATTATTGGAAAATCACACGTAAGAAATTAAAAATAGGGCATTTTAATGAAGAAGAATGGAAGATGCTTCGTAAGGCCGCACAAATCACAAAAGAAAAATACTCCAATATTCGTTTCATAAAAATGTTCGAGAATGACACTGGAAAACTATTGAAACACATAAAACGACTAGCAAGAACAGGAACGAAAGTCGTTGTGTACGATACGCTCAAAAGTGATGACAGTGTAGATGATAACATGTGGCAAGCATTGCTTATGAACAGTCGTCGTATTTTCAATGTGGTCAATAAAGAGCAAATCGCATTTGTCAGTACTTTTCAGCTTGCATTACATACAACAAACCAGCGGTGGCTTGATGCTTCTTGCTTATCTAATTCAAAACAGATTAAAGAAGTTATTAGCGAGCTCGTGATGGTTCGTAGACTTTGGCAGGATGAATATACTGGTGAAAAGTTCGATTGTGATCCGTACTATCGTTCGAAGGAAAACCCCAAAATCAAGGTTCCGATTGTGCTTGACAAAGACAAAACATATGTTGTCGCATTTTTGAATAAAACGAGAAACGATGAAGATGGACAAACAATCCTTTTTCAGTTTGATGGCGCATGGAACTGCTGGCGAGAGCTTGGGTATTGTACCATTATAAACGATCATGGCCAGTATGATAGGAGATAAATAAAGAAGGGAGGACTCGGTATGAATGGATGTAAACGCTTTGCAGTCTAAGCTTGAAAATCAGCCAGACAAAATCATCCAAATTCTTGAAGCTCTTGGCTTTGAAAATATCAAGTTCAATCCTCAAAAAAACAATCTGAGATTTGCTCGCGAAGAACAAAGAAACCCGACCAGCTGTCTGGTGGATTGTGCAACGTTACGATTCTTTGTCTTTTCTACGAACCAAAAAGGAAACATATTCAGCTTGATTATGGATGTCAAACGATGTTCATTTCCTGATGCGTTGAAGTTCGCCGCAATTAAAGCCGGTTTGTCGTTGGAAGAGTTAAATATTAAAACTCGCTGGCCATTTGGTGGTTTCTTTTTAAAGCTGTTGCCGAACTACGAAGAAGAAATGGAAGACTTGGAAACATATCCGGAAGAGATTTTGGAACCGTATGCAAATAAGTTCAGTATTCAATTCGTCAAAGACGGCATCAGTTTGAGAACACAAGAAAAATTCGGCATTGGATATGATGTTGACTCAAATAGAATCACAATCCCAGAGCGTGCGATAGATGGTTCATTGGTCGGCATTATGGGACGTGCTAATTATGAATGCGATCACGATAAACGATGGTTTCCATTGATATCTTGCCCACGAAGCAAGACATTGTTTGGGTACGGCGAAAATTATCGGCGTATTCAAGAGACACAAAATCTCGTCCTGTTTGAATCTGAAAAGGCAGTTCAGCAATGCGATTCATTCGGCAGCAACATTGCTCTTGCAACGTGTGGCTGCCATGTGTCAGAAACTCAAGCAAAATACATAAAGCGACTTCTTCCGAAGAAAATCATCTTGGCTTACGACGAAGGACTTAAAGAAGAACATCTGGTCAATGAGTGCAAAAAACTTATTGTGAATAACCCGATTCTGAAAACAAAGGTTGGATATATATGGCCTGACGGATTGATTCCAGAGGGGTCCAAGAAGAATATCGCCGACCTTGGACGCGAAGCTTATCAAGAAGGATTAACAAAACATGTGAAATGGGTAGAGGAGTGATGTAAATGGGTCAAAGAGTCGTTGCCCCAGAACTACAGGCGTTGTACGACAAAGGGGCGCAAGTGTACAGCTATTCAAAGCTCGGCACGATTCATGATTGTCCGTATAATGCGTATCTTACATATATCGAAAAGCGCGAACAGTGCCAGAATGTATATTCCTATCTCGGCGGAACCTGCCACGACGTACTAGAAGGAATCATTGAGGGTAAGAACACAGAAGCCGATATTAAACCAGCACTTCAAAATGCCTTAGATGAGCTTGATATGCTTGGTATTGATTTCCCAAAAACGCGAGATGGCGGCAATGGCATTAGAGATCGCTGGGTTGGCAATATGATGTGCATGGCTCGTGATTATATCAGTCCAAAAGGCAAGTTCGAGGTTGAAAAGCTACTGATTCTTAAACTGAGAGAGGATAGATACTTACAAGGTTACGCTGATTTGATTCGAGTTTTGCCAGATGGTCGGTTGCAAGTGTTAGATATCAAGACGTCGAGTCAATTCCAAGACAAAGATCTTCTTCATTATGGTCGGCAGTTAGTTGCTTATACTTTGGCACTGGAACAGGCCGGATTTACAGTGGCTGGAGCAGCTTGGATCATGGTGAAATACTGTAAGATCGTTTATGAAGTTGGTTCTGGCAGACGAGCAAAACTAACTGAAAAAGTACTCGATAGATGCAAGGTTGGTTATACACTTCGGGCTACGGTTCGTTCCAAGATGAAAGCAGCTGGATACGACAGCGACGAAATTGAAAGCGTAACACAGGCATTTATTGAATCAAACGACATCAATGATTTGCCAGAAGATATTCGCTGCCAGTTCAAATTGACTACATATGTTCGCCCGTATTACATCACAGACAAACTGCGCAAGGAATGCATTGATTACATAAACGAAACGGCGGATGAATTCGAAGAGCGAAAGCAGACAGGTGAATGGCCTGCGCGTGAGATTGAAGAGAAGAACGGCAATCCGAACTTTTTCTGTACAAATCTGTGTGGGCATCGTAAAACCTGTGAACCTCTACGAGATTGTATCAATAAGAAGCAGTTTTATGCAACAAAAGATCCGAGCGACGCAGCGATGAATGAATTGTTTTAAGGAGGAGTCATGGAAAACTATCACAAGCATTCCTATGGTTCCAATGTTTTTACTCCTGACAGTGCGGTTTCAATTGAAGACTACGCAAAAAGAGCAGTCGAACTTGGACAAAAATCTATTTGTAGCGTCGAACACGGATGGCAAGGAAAATATCATGAATATTATGAAGCCGCTCAAAAATATGGTCTCAAATTTGTTTTTGGTACTGAAGCTTATTGGGTGATGGATAGACATTCAACTGATAAATCCAACTGCCATATTATTATTCTCGCTAAAAATGAAGATGGGCGACAGGAAATCAATGAGATTCTATCTACCGCAAATGAGGATGGATATTATTATAAACCACGACTTGACCCAGAACTTATTTTTCAGTTGAATCCACATAATGTTTTTATCACATCTGCTTGTGTCGCGTTTTGGAAATATGACTCTATTGAGTATCTTGTGAAGCGATTTCATGAATATTTTGGCGATAATTTTATGCTAGAAATTCAGAATCACAACACAAAAGAACAAATCGAACTCAATCAACGTATCCAAGAACTCTCTTACAAATATGGGATTGAACTCATTGCTGGTCTTGATAGTCATTATATTTATCCAGAGCAAGCACAAGGACGTGATGAGCTTCTGAAATCTAAGGGTATTCATTACGAAGACGAAGAAGGCTGGTACATGGATTACCCGGATGAAGACACTGTTCGTCGTCGATTTATGGCACAAGGAATCTGGAAAGAAGGCCAGATTCTCAGAGCCATGGATAATTCCAACATTGTATTAACCTTTGAAGATTATGATAGCGAGGTTTTCAAGAAAAATCGCAAACTTCCAACGGCCTATGAAGGTAAGACAAAAGAAGAAAAGAATCAAATCTACGGGCATCTGATTACTAGACTATTTCGAGATTATACCAAAGGAATGTCACCCAATGAATATAATCGATATTTTGATGGCGTCAAGATGGAAGTTAATACATACAAAGAAACCGAAATGGTTGATTACCCTCTTTTGGATTATCTCATTGTGAAGCGTGGTATTGAAAAAGGTGGAATCATTACAGCAACAGGACGTGGTTCTGCAGTTGGTTATTTCACTAACACTCTTTGTGGATTCAGTAAAGTAGATCGGTTTAAAGCTCCTATCAAACTATATCCAGAACGGTTTATCTCTAAGACGCGAATTATCGAGACAAACTCGCTTCCCGATATCGATATGAATGTGGCTGCTCAAGAGCCGTTTGAAGAAGCTCAAACAGAAATCCTTGGCCGCGATCATGCTTATCCGATGATTGCATTTGGCACGCTGAAAAAGAAAGCTGCATTTAAAATGTATGCTCGCGCTCAAGATATGGACTTTGATTTGGCAAATAAAATCAGTGCCCAGTTGAGCGCTTATGATGAAGCTGTTAAGAACGCATCAGACGACGAACGAGACGATATTGATATTTACGATTATGTAAGTCCCGAGTATAAGGACTATGTTGAAAAGAGTAAAGCCTATTGGGGCATTATTGATTCTAAATCAAAGGCTCCTTGCGCTTATCTTCTTTATCAAGGTAGTATTCGTCGGCAGATTGGTCTTATTAAATGTAAAAGCGAATCAACGAAACGCGAATATATAACAACTGTTGTTGATGGTGCCGTTGCCGAAAACTACAAATTTCTAAAGAACGACTGGCTTATCGTTGAAACAGTTTTGCTTACCGATATGGTGTTCAAGCGAATCGGAATGAAACCAATGACAGTCAATCAGCTTACAGATGCAGTTAAAAACGACGAAAAAGTATGGTGGTTGTACGCAAACGGATATACGGTTGGCGTGAATCAGTGTGAAAAGCCGAATGCAATACATCGATTGAAGAGATATAAGCCAAAAAACATTTCAGAGCTCGCTGCTTTTATTGCCGGTATTCGTCCGGGATTTAAGTCAATGTATGCGAAATTTGAAAGTCGAGAACCTTTCTCGTATGGTATTCCGGCATTTGACAATCTGATTCAGACACCGGAAGTTCCGTACAGTTTTGTCGAGTATCAAGAGCAGGTCATGTCTGTTTTAAACTTTGCAGGCTTTCCGATGGATGAATGCTACGGAATTATTAAGGCGATTGCAAAAAAACATCCAGAAAAAGTTCGTCCTTTGAAATCTCGATTTATTGATGGGTTCAAAGAAAAAATCAAAGGTCAATGCCCAGTTGGTCAAACAGAAGATCAAGTCGCAAATAAAGTTTGGCAAATCATTGAAGATAACTGCGGATACGGTTTCAATTCATCGCATGCTTTGTGCATGGCTTACGATTCTCTCTATAATGCGTGGCAAAAAGCAAATCATCCTTATGAATTCTATGAGGTGCTGTTACAGCATTTCTCTAAGAAGGGTAAAAAAGACAAGGTCGCCATTTTAAAACAAGAGATGAAAGAAGCATTTGGCATTGAAGAAGGTCCTATGAAATGGGGACTAGATAATCGAGATTTTAAAGCAGATCCAGAACACAACAGAATAAACCCTGCGCTGGTTTCGATTAAGGGAATTAGTAAAACGTGTGCTTCTGAATTGTATAGGTTATCAAAATCAAAAAAGTTCAATTCCTTTGTTGCAATTGTGTCTGCGATAAAAGCTAGAACAAAAGTGAACTCTGGACAGCTCGAAACACTTATAAAGCTTGATTATTTTTCTGATTTTGGAAACCCAAACCAGTTACTAAAGCAAGTAGAAATACTCAATACATACAATGACCGAAGTGAACTGGACAAAGAAAAAATGGATGAAATCATTCCGAAGGAACTCATGCTAAAAATGTGTGAGAAAGAAACTGCAAAGAAATATTGTGGTATCAAAAACAGAATGATTATTGATTATTTGATTTCTCAAACCTCTGACATCAAGACTTCAATTACTGATCGAATCCAGTATGAAGCTGATTGTCTTGGATATATCCAGTTCACTATTCCGAAATTGAATCCTTCTTATATCTACGTCCTAGATATTGACGGTAAATTCTCTAACAAGACAGTTTTAGGATATGTTCTGCAAAACGGTCAGCAGCGCCGGCTTAAAGTCAAAGCTCGAACACTGGAAGCTGATCCGATTGAAAAAGGCGACATCCTTCGTATCGATGAAGAGCGGGAAGAAGGACGATGGTCGAAAGATGAAACAGGTAAGTGGATTCAGTCCCAGACAGACAAAGAAACAATCCTACGCAAATACGCGCATGTTAGGTGACATAGCGCTTTTGAGAGGAGGTGAATTAGTGACATATAACGAAATCACACAAATTCTCAAATCTATGGTTATCGTTGTGGATGACCGGGAAAAAGACACTCCGCTTCTACATCAGCGGCTGACCTCCTTTCCGTGTGCGTTTATGCGTAAGCGGCTGGACTTCGGGGACTATACCGCAGAAGTAACGCTGCCGAACGGTGAAAAATTCTCGCTGGCAGATAAAGTAGTGGTCGAAAGAAAATACGACTTAACAGAAATATGCGGCAATTTTACAACGAATCGTATCCGGTTCACTAAAGAGTTCGACAGGGCGGCAGCAGCCGGAGCAAAAACTTACATACTCATTGAAAACGGTTCATGGGAAAAGATCAATCGCGGTGCATATCGCAGTAAAATGACACCCGCTTCATTGCTGGGCAGTCTCACCACATGGCTTGCTCGATATAATTGTCAGATCATTTTCTGCGAGCCAACTTCAACTTCGTGGCTGATCCATGCGTTTCTTCTCCACGAAATGCGTGAAGCGCTGACCCATTATGAAATGCCACAGAAGCCTAAAAGAATAAGAAAGAGCGCAGAAGAAGACATTATTAAATAAGGAGTATATATGCCGAATTTGTCAAAAAAGACACGGAAAAGAATTTTACGCATAATCAACGCTAATTGTCATTTTTCCGATGGAGTTTGGGTGCCATTTGAAAGCAGTAAACTATCTACGATTTGGAAATTTATCGGAATTACACAGAAATTGCGTAATACACGCTATGGTCCAATTTATGGCGTTCTTTTTGACGATAGGCTGTTTAAAGAACCTTGTATTCGTCCGATTGAGCAAAATATTTTATCTCCGAATCAATTGATAAACCCTCACTGCACAATTCCTGTTGGTCTGCAAATTGTTCAACGTTGGAAAGAACGGGGGTATTCAATATGAGTGATTTCCATAAGCTGACCATTCCAAAGAAGGAACGCCTAGAAGTTCAACTCATTGATGGAACAGAAGAACACAATGTCAAATACGTCATCACGTCGCTGGCAACTATCAAAGGTGACGATATCTTTAAAAATTTCCGATTGTACTCAGTTGGCGACGATGGGCGACTGACTCAGATAGAAAAACGGGATAGTGATCCATATTTTAGCGCATTGAAAGGAACAGAGTTCGAATGAAACCATATGTACCAGCAGGCGAAACATTTCACAGCTACTATAAACCTGACGATTCTAAGTATGA